ATGCTTATCAAGCATCAACTATCAACGCCCTGTCTGCCAATGCATCGCACACTGGCAGCGCTATCTTTTCATATAATGTGTCTTCTGGTAGCATGATGGGTGCGGCGAATCCTGTAAATACGCTAGGCACAGTAAACTATGGACAAGATGTTAACACATTAACAAATAACGGGATTATTTATCAATAAAAAAAAGGGGGGGGGGTATTATGTTAATTTTGCATAATGGTAGATACACGGGAAGCGGAAATAATATTACAAGCTCATGGGGGTGCTGGTAACATATTTCATGTACATGACACAGATGGTTATTCATATATCCTATTGGTAAAAATACACCACAAAACTGGGGTTCATCTAATAGCAATGTCTGGATTGTAAGTTACCTTACAACCAGTAATACATTCCAAGGATCATCAAATATGATCAATATATACAGATTTGAATAAGGAAAATAAACAATGTCATTAACAAAAGTTAAAGGAAGTGTAATTGATCTAAGCAATGTTCAGACAGCTACCCAATTAGAAAATGGTCTCATGTCCGTTGCCGATAAGACCAAACTAGATGCTATTGAAGCGGGTGCAACAGCAGATCAGACAGCCAGTGAAATACATGACCTGTTGATTACTGTTGATGGGGTTGGAACCGGTGTTGATGGTGATCTACTTGATGGACAACAGGGATCATTTTATCAAAATGCTGATAATTTAGACTCTGGTACTATACCAGCGGCAAGGTTCAATGACACATCTCATGGAAATAGAGCGGGTGGTTCATTACATGCAGTGGCAACACAATCTGTTGATGGGTTCCTATTATCTTCTGATAAATCAAAACTAGATGCTATTGAAGCTGGTGCAACAGCAGATCAAACACCAAGTGAAATCTTAACAGCAATCAAAACAGTTGACGGTGCTGGAAGTGCTCTCGATGGTGATCTACTTGATGGACAGCAAGGATCATTTTACCAAAATGCGACAAATATAACCACAGGCACGTTACCAGCGGCCAGATTTAACAATACTTCCCATGGTAGTCGTGGTGGTGGGTCATTACATGCAGTGGCAACACAATCTATAGCTGGTTTCATGAGTGCCACCGATAAAGCAAAATTAGATAATTTAAGTGCCACTGGCTCTTTTACAGAAGTGTACTTAACCTCAACACAATGGTGGCAAGTACCTATCGGTGTTGAAAGGGTGTATTTAAGAATTTGGGGTGGTGGTGGTGGTGGTGCCGGTGCCGATGGTTATTATGGTTCCTCTGGTGGTGGTGGTGGGTGGTATTTTGACTTTACTCCCATAAACGTAACACCAGAAGAAAATATATATGTTGTTATTGGTGGTGGTGGTGCTGGAGGTGGTTATAATGTTAATGGTGGTTCTGGTGGTACATCAGCGTTTGGAAGCCCAGCAAAAACATCAATATTTGGAGATACTGTGAGCGTTGCCGGTGGTGGTGGTGGTATAATAGATACACAAGTAAATGCCTACGCAAAGGCAACAGGTGGTATTCCTGGTGGTTTTAATTTTAGACAATTTTCCCGTGGTGATAATTACCTAGGAGCACACGATAATTATGACTCAGCGGCTGGTTATAATGGTAATGGTGCAAGAAGTGGTTGTTGTAGTAGCCCTGCATATAATGCCCCTGCCAACTCTGGTGCTGGTGGTGGTGCATGTGTTTGGTGGTGTATAGGTGGTAATGGTGGTTCTGGTGGTTGTAAAATATACTATTAAGGATAAAAAATGGCAATAACAAAAGCAAAAGCCAGTGTTCTTGATATTCCAAGCATAGACACTGTAACACATTTATCCAATGGTCTCATGTCCGTTGCCGATAAGACCAAACTAGATGCTATTGAAGCGGGTGCAACAGCAGATCAGACAGCCAGTGAAATACATGACCTGTTGATTACTGTTGATGGGGTTGGAACCGGTGTTGATCTTGACTTGCTTGATGGACAGGATGGTTCATTTTACACAGATGTGGGTAATCTAAATGCTGGTACTGTTTTATCATCGATATTTATAAATTCTTCTCATGGTGACCGTGCCGGTGGTGCTTTACATGCAGACGCAACAGCAGGGGCACATGGGTTTTTAACATCAGGTGATAAAACAAAACTTGACACAGTAGAACCAAGTGCAACAGCAGATCAGACAGCCAGTGAAATACATGACCTGTTGATTACTGTTGATGGGGTTGGTTCTGGATTGGATTTAGATTTATTAGATGGCCATGAAGATTCATATTATAGAAACGCTTCAAATTTAAACGCCGGTACTTTACCAGATGGTATAGTTGATGATACTTCCCATGGTAGTCGTGGTGGTGGGTCATTACATGCAGTGGCAACACAATCTATAGCTGGTTTCATGAGTGCCACCGATAAAGCAAAATTAGATGGACTTATTTAAAGGAGTGGATATATGAGCAAAGAGTATAGATATTATATGATAAAGAACGGTATTATTGATAACTTAATAGTTACCGCAACCCCCATGAACAAATATGACTTAGCGAAATCTGAGTGGGATGAATTTATAGAAGATACCGATGATATGATAAGTTTGGATATAGGTGTGGAATGGGATACAGTTTCAGAATACAATGCACCTATATATCCTTTAAGAACAGGACCATGTCCGGTTAAAGAATTTACAGACGATTACGTTCCAATTGGTATTATTATACCAGAAGCCGAATAATTTATATAAATACAAATAGGGTAATAAAATGATTATACAAAGAACACAAATAAATTTATTAGAGAAGATAGCATCAAAAGTTGATTGGTCTGGTGACATAAACTATATCGAGATTCTTCCATCTGATATGTCAGTTGATGATAACGAGTTGGGTGTTGCTGGTGGTAATGTCAATAATGTATTCGATTGTTTTGATTTCGAGTTTGAAGAAACTGGTTCAATATGGTTCAACTTCAAATATCCTTACAAATGGTTGATGGATCGAGATATTATATTTGATCTCTATTATGTGCTCGATGGCTATGACTACGGTAAACAGGTGATACTAAATTCCAGTTTATGGATTATGAATTTGGGTGTTTGTTCTGATGAACACAGACCAACCATAACAGGAAACGATCTTGTATTCAGTGGCCCGACCAATGTAAATAAATTAGCGAAACATAATGCTCTTGGTATGACAATACCTAAAAATACCATACCATCAACAGACTCTTTGATCGCTGTGAAGTTGACAAGGAATATAACCACCGATACATACAACGGTCATTTTAAATTGTTACGAATAATCGGAAGACAATTATAAATTAAAGGATTGAGCAATGGGAATAACAGTAGGTACAAGAAAAAGACAGGTTGATATATCATCATATTTCAAACCTTCAATATTATATCACGGCAAGGCATGGTTTGACTTATCAGATGATATCCTGAAATTTTGGGATGAAGCAGAGGATATATGGATAACAGAAGACGAATTAACGCTAGTTACATACAGTGCTGGCCTTGATGCACAAATGTAAGATAATAGGAGAGAATTAATGTCTATAAATTTCCCTGATAAAGCAAAGGGCGTACCGTATACAAATACAGAAACAACCTCTGCAAGTATCATTAACCCATATGACACCTTCGTTGACTTCGAAAACGATGTCGTTATTGTTGCGTATGGTTCTGAATACAAGAGAAAGGTTTCCAGATCAATAATAACGTTTATGCAAGAGGTAGAGCCAGACCCAACTTCTGATGCTGTTGATTACGGTGATATATGGGTAAAACCATCAACCGGTGTTTTAAAAGTATTTAGATCAACAAATACATGGGAATTATGGCAGACTCATAACACTGACAATGCATTTTCACTAACACAAAACGATAACATTCAACCAACAATAGCTGGTGCGGATGCTTTATTTGAAGAAGATATAAACGGTGATCTCCAAGAAACGGGTGTGGTTGTCGATAATAATTTATTTGAAAGCGATGCAGGGGAAATAACTATAAAAATTTAATAATGTTTCATTTAGCTCTGAATGAAATGATAAATACATGATAGGAGCACACAAAGGAGAATTAAATGGCAACAAGGAACATAGTCCCAAGAGCAGACGGTGAAGGATCATTAGGAACAGCGGCAAAAGCATGGGCAGAGATTTACACAAAAATCTTGCACGTTACAACAAGTTTTTTCACCACAGGTGATATAACAACTACAGGCACAATTAGTGCTGGTAATTTTGTTGGTGATGGCTCTAGCCTTGACGGCGTACATAGAAAAAATATTCTTACTGACAGTAACTTTGACATTTGGCAAAGAGGTCCATCTTTCGTAGGGGTTAGTGATGCAGATTACACGGCTGATAGATGGCAGTTTAATTATGATGGTGTTGGTGGTGTATTTGACATCACAAGACAGGACTTCTTGCTCGGACAGAGTGATGTTCCTAACAATCCAAAGTATTATTTAAGATTTGTTCAGAGTGTAGCCGGTTCAGTTGCTACACATACAGATATCAGACAGCGAATTAAAAATGTTAGTCGATACGCTGGAATGACATTAACATTATCATTTTGGGTAAAGGCCGCTGTGAATACAACATTAGAGTTTTTACAGTTCGGTCAGCATTTTGGTACAGGTGGAAGCCCATCGGTAGATGTTTTCACGGCATTTGATGTTGCTATCCCTGTTTCAACAGTATGGACAAAAGTTGAAAAAACAGTAACAGTTCCATCTGTTTTGGGAAAAACTCTCGGAACAAATGGTGACGATCATATCCAATTACTTCTTGGATATAAAAATAACGCTACACAAACAATAGACATAGCACAGGTTCAGCTTGAAGATGGTGCTGTTGCTACAGATTATGAAAAGGTTTCGGCTGATGTTGAGTTGGAAGAATGTGAAAAATATTACGAGAAATCACTTTCTCTCACTTCATTGTTAACAGACACCTTCCCGATCAATACAGGAAGTATGTTGTTACAGGCCAACAGCAATGGCGAATGGTATCAAACCGTGAGTTTCAGACAAAAGAAAGTAAAAACACCCACCGTATATGTTCATAACACAGAAGATGGTACAGTTGATACAGTTTATAACGGAACAGCGGTATTACCAACATTGACAGCCAATGCAAATGAAAATCTCTTCCATATCATGTGGAACGGTGTCATTGCCGCTGGTAACGATGATTGGGTTCGTTTTCATTACATCGCAGATTCAGAGATATACTAAGTTTATAAAGGAGAATTAAATTGAAATTTCACGGAATTGATGCAATAGGTAAGATACTCGTTCAACGGGTATCAACATTACCAACATGGACATCAGCGGATGAGGGTAGAGTATTATATGACCTCACATCTAAGGGTCTTTATTATGGTAGTGATTCCCAATGGGAGTCCAGCCTTGTATTGACAGATACCGATGATAATAAACTTTATAGATTGTATGTTTATAAGGGAAACCTTCAAATACAAGAAATTGTGATATAAAACAAGGGATGAAAATATGAAATGGTGGAATCCAGATATATGGGGTACAAAATCAATAACGGAAGAGATTAAAGCTTTCCGTAACAAGGGTGATAACAGTTTTACTGATAAAGCCCTTGATAAAAGAGCAGGTGAAGGTGTTGATGATATCAGTGTTATAACTGGTTATGGCAGGGAGTCCATATCATCTTTCAACACATTCTACAAGAACTCGATCAATATCTCATTTGAAAGCGAAGTTCAGCGCGTGTTGTATTATAGAAGCATGTCAGAGATGCCTGAAATTGCTGACGTTGTTGAAGATGCCATTATAGAATCAACCCAGAGCGATGAGAAAGGTAACGTCCTCTCTCTTGAAATTACTGACCCTGAAATGGAAAAGAACGAAAACATTGTCATGAATATTACAGATGCTTTCAATGACCTGTTTTTCAGAAACCTGAATATCAATGATATTATATGGGATTTGATGAGAACATTTTTTATCGATGGAAAAGTTTTCTTTGAGCAGATAATTCACGAAGGTAGAGCGGGAAACGGTGTTGTTTCCATAAAGAAATTACCCACCGAAACGATGGACAGGTTATATGACCCGAAGACCGGTAAAACGTTAGCATATTATCAATACCTTACCCAAAATCCAAAACGCCCAGCCACTATCGAAGAGGCCCGACAAGACACAAAGATTATTGTATTTGATCCAAATCAGATCGGATACCTTGATTATGGTATTTATGGTAAGACAAAATCAGAAGTTTTAGGTTACTTAGAAAAAACAAAACAACCATTTAACTCGTTGAAGCTACTGGAAACATCAGTAATAATTTATCGTATAGTTAGAGCACCGGAAAGACTTGTTTTCAAGATCGACACAGGTTCTATGCCTAAAGATAAGTCAATGGCCTTTGTAGAGAAGATTAAAAATAAATTCACGAAGAAAATTGGTTATGATGGACAGACAGGACAGTTAACCAACAGCCCTGAAATATTCTCCATGCTTGAAAATTTCTTCCTTCCTCAGTCATCTGATGGTCATGGTTCTGATATTACATCAATCGGCGGAAACCCATCAGGGTTCGCAGAGTTGGACGATATTTACTATTTCGCTCGTAAACTTTACAGAGCAATGAAATACCCCATGTCAAGAGTCACAGCACAGCAAGAAAAGCGTGAGAGTGATAACGTATTTGGTGGAACAAGCACTGGTGAGATAACAAGAGATGAGATTAAATGGGCCAAGTTCCTAGAAAGACAACAAGGTAAATTTACTAATGTTTTCATGGAATTGTTCTTGATTCATCTGAACTTCACTGGTTTGAAGAAAGAGTATGGTATTGATAGAAGTAAAATACGTATCAAGATGACTCCACCTAACCAATACAAGCAACAGATGCAACAGCAATTACTGGAAACACAGACCAGTAATTACTCAACACTGTCCAATAACGCTGAATTCTCAAAGTATTTCCTCATGAAAGAGTACCTTCATTGGGATGATGCTATGATCAAAGCTAATTCAGATGGGTTTAAAAAGGACAAGGAATTGGGTTTTGATGAAGAAGATGGTGGATTTTAATTAATATTTTAAATAAATAATATAAATACTTAATAGATGTAGTGTTTAACTAAACTGTAAGGAGATAAAAATGGACACTGAGAAGATTAAAGATGCGTTTACAGATTTCGAGAATGATGATTTTATTGCGGCAGGGGAAAAGATTAAAGCAGAGGTTCACACAGCTGTAAATACTTATATTGAAACAAAGGCTGGTTTAGAAAAGGGAATCGATCCCAAACCAGAACCAGATAAGGAACCGGAACCCGAAGATGGTGAAGTTAAACTGCCCCAAAAGAAAAAGACGAAAAGTAATCGTCTATAGAGACTAAGGAGAAACCCAATGGGTAGAAAACTAATAACAGAAGAAATGTTCGCTGATATTCTTGTAGAAGAGAAAGGTCAAGACCTTTACATCTATGGTGTTTTCTCATCAGCAGAACTCAAGAACGGCAATGGTAGAGTTTATGGTCGTAATTTACTTGAAAGAGAAATCAAGAAAATAAATGAAAAGATTGATAGAAGCCTGTGGGGTGAGTTAGGCCATCCACCTTGTATTTTTGGTGATAATGAAATATTAACAAAAGATGGATGGAAAGAGATTCAGAATATCGCAAATGATGAGGTTGTTGCAACACTTAATCCAGACTCCAGAGAAATTGAATATCATCAAATAGACGAACGTATAGAAGCACCTTTTGTAGGTGATATGTTTAGATATAAAAATAGACAAGTTGATATGTCTTTCACACCCACCCATAGACATTTTCTGATAGATAGATATAACAAACATTTGTTTGCGACCTCAGAAGAGGTTGATCAATCAACTACAAGAAGATTTAAAAAATGTTATATCCCCAAGACAGGCACATGGATAGGTAATGATATAGATGTCTTTACCTTGAAAGGATTTTCAGTTGACGAATGTAAAAATAGAAAATTTAAAAAAGACTATACTGAAAATGTTGAAATAGATATGAATGTATTTATATCATTTCTCGGTATCTATCTTGCAAAAGGTAATTTATCAAAAGGTGGGGATGGTACATATACATGTGTTCATATTTCTCATATTAAGGAAGAAAGTTCTTTAATGATTGAAAAATTATTAGATATGTTCCCTGAGGGTATGAAATGGGGAAGAAAAGATAGAGAATTTATATTGACGGATAGAAGATTATCAAAATTTCTTGAGGGATTGGGTAATTGTTATAGTAAATATATACCAGATGAATTCAAACAGTTATCACCTCAATACTTAGAACAGTTACTTTATTGGTTTGGTGTCGGTGATGATAGGCATAGTGTTGATGATAATGGATACGAAAGAAGGGGCATATTTTCAACATCTAAAAGAATGATTGATGATTTTCATGAAATTGCATTGAAGTGTGATATTTCTGCAATGAAGACAGTGGAAATATGTGATACCGATTATGTTTTTGGAGGTAGAGTTATCAAAGCGTGTAATAAACAACCTCTATATTTTCTAAAGTTATATACTTCAAAAGGTATATGGATGTTTGATGATCATACCAATGTTAGTAAAGAATCTTACAATGGTAATGTTTATTGCGTTAGGGTAAAAAATCAAAATTTCTATGTTAGAAATAAAGATAGTGTTTCGTTCTGGACAGGTAATTGTCCTGAAATCAACCCTGATAAGATCGCTATCAGGGTTGAATCACTTGATTGGAAGGGTAACGACATCATAGGTAAAGCCAAGGTACTTGACACACCAATGGGAAACATCGCCAAGACTCTCGTAAAAGAGGGTGGTATTGGTATCAGTAGTCGTGGCCTCGGAACAGTTGGAAGTGATGGTCGTGTTAATGATGATTTCAATTTGCTGACATGGGACTTAGTAACCGAGCCTTCAAATTCACCAAGCTGGGTGAGGGGTATTTATGAGGGTAAGGAATGGGACTCTATTGTAGCACAGCCTGAGTTGTCTGTTGAAGAAGCACAGGAAATATTTGCAAAACACCAAATGGAACTCATTAAGAAACTTCTAAAGAACATTTAATAACGTCTTTCAATTTTCACATATAGTATAGGGGAAATCTACAAATGGTGGATTTCCTTTTTCTATGTATAAATATATATAGAAATCAATGGTTTATTAAATCACAATAGGAGGATTATAGTATGGATTTAAAAAAAGTTTTAACACTGTTAGGTGTTGATTCGCTGAATGAGGAACAACAAGAAGAATTGAAAGTTGGTCTTCAAACGCTTATCGATGCAAAATCTGACGAAAAATCAGCAAAGATTGTAGAAGAGAAGATTACAGAAGCAAAAGCGGCGTTGGCAGAACAGATGGAAGCAAAATTTGAAGAATATAAAGATGATGTAACATCAAAATTCTCAAACTTCGTTGACAAAATTCTCGAAGCCGAAATGGTCATTCCTGAGAAAGTATTGAAGTTTGCAAAACAGGGTGAGTTGTATGAAGACCTTATTGAGCAGTTCAAAACCAGACTCGGTATTGATGAAGGACTTGTAAACAGGGAAACCCAAGAACTCCTTAGAGAAGCGAAAGATGAAATCGTATCTCTTAAAGGTAGCGTTAACTCTCTCATGGGCGATAAACTCGAAATTGAGAAAGATGCTCAAGAGATGGCCGCTAAACTTTATCTTGGAAAGAAATGTGATGGTCTTACAGAATCACAGAGAAATCAGGTAGTTAAATTGCTTGATGGTGTTTTAGTTAAAGAAGAAATTGACAAGAAATATGCTATCATCGTTGAAACTCTTAATCTTAAAGAAGAGGAAGAGCCAGAGGAAGAGCCAGAGGAAGAGAAAAAAACAGAAAAGAAAAAAGACGTTGTCACGATGGCATATGAGTGTCCTGAGTGTGGTGCAAAAGCCAGTATTAAAGAGGGCGATGATTCAAAATGTGCTGAATGTGGTGCAGCCATGAAGAAAGTGGAAGAAAAAGAAGAAGATAAGAAGAAAGATGGCAAGGGAAAAGGCGAACTTGATGAAGCTTTAAAAGAGGATGCCAAAAACATCTTGGCAGAAAATAAGACAGATGAGTTAACCCCTTGGCAGAAGATGCAAAAGGAATGGATTAGTAAGTTATAATCCATAAACAATTATTAGTACAATAAACACATAAGAAATAACAAGGAGAGTAAAAATGGATATTAAACAAATTACCGAAAACTGGAAAGAAGTTCTCGATGCAGGTGGAACTTTTAAATCAGAGAAAGTAAGAACCGCTACAGCAGTTATGTTACACAATGAGCATGTTTATCTTACAGGTGGACGTGAAATGAATGAAACCACAGCATATGGTTCGGGTTCAGTTGACCCTAATGCCGCTGGATACGCAGGAAATGGCGAGTTCCATAAAATCGCTATCCCTATGGTTCGTAGAACATTCCCTGAATTGATCGCTCATGAAATCGTTGGTGTACAGCCAATGACCGGTCCTGTTGGATTAGCGTTTGCCCTTCGTTTCACAGCAGATCAGACTTATAATAGTGTGGCTGGAACGGAAGTTGGACATAACAGCATTGATTCAACATACACTGGTTCTATGAATACCACAGCTGGTGAGGAACTTGGTTCTGATACAACAACCAAACGTGGTCTTGGTATCGGTTCCGATGTACAGATCAAAGAACTCAGCATGACTGTTGAGAAAGCGCAAGTTGAAGCAAAAACTCGTAAGTTGAGAAGCAGATGGTCAGTTGAAGTTGCTCAGGACTTAAAAGCTATGCACGGCCTGAATTTAGAAGAAGAAATGGCTGACGTTTTGGCATACGAAATCACAGCGGAAATTGACCGTGAGTTGATGGCCAAAATCAGAACAGTTGCCGCTGGTAATAGCGCATCTACAACTCTGAACTGGGCATCTTCTACCGATTTCGATGGTCGTTGGGAATCAGAGAAGTATCGTAACCTTTACAACCATATCATCAAAAAAGCAAATCAGATTGCTATCGACACTCGTAGGGGTGCTGGTAACTTCGTTGTTACTGCTCCTCAACCATGCGCTGCTCTTGAAGCAACCGCCGCTTTCACCACTGCACCTGTAAATGCTGACGTAAATACAGCAGTTGTTGGTGTTGCAAAAGTTGGTTCTCTTGAAGGTCGTATGAGTGTATATCGTGACACATTCGCTACTTCTGATGACCTTGTAATTGGTTATAAAGGTCCAAGCGAGTATGATACAGGGGTCGTATATTTGCCATATATTCAGTTGATGGCAAGTAAAGCGGTTTTTGAAGATTCATTCAATAGTACAATTGGTTTGATGAGCAGATATGCTATACATGACAATATCTTCGGTTCATCTAACTATTATATTCGTCTGATACTTTCAAATTTTGTATAAGTTTTTAAAGTAAAAGACTGATAAGTAAAAGTACACAATCCCCCCACTGGTTAATTCTGGTGGGGGTTTTTTATTGAGTAAAAACCACCAAGTTCCTTCCTAAAAATACACAACCCTTAAATAAAATCACATATTTACTCACTTTTTACTTGACATTTTATCTCAGTATGGTATAATGCCAATATGAAGATAAGTTATGAGAATTGTAAAAATTTAAGATTTGATCCAAAATATAATCATTGGACTATTGGTGATACAGATAATAATAGAAAAAAATATATTTTAAACTATTGCTACGGGTGTGGTAGATTATATCTTGCTAATAAAAAGAAATTTAAAAAAGGAATGAATATATTTTGTTCAAAATCATGCGCATCATCTGGTGAAAATAATCCTAATCATGGAAAAAAACATAGTGAAGAAACAAGAAAAAAAATGTCTAAGAACCATTATGATGTATCTGGTAAAAACAACCCAAATTATGGTGGAAAATGGTCTGATGATAAAAAGAAAAAATTATCAAGACACCATAAAATCACTAAGAATTCTGTTGGTTCAAAAAACCCAGCATGGAAAGGTGGATATGCTAAAAACAATATTCCAATGTATTATACATATATACTACAACTATCACCATACGGTGTTGAGTGTAGAAGATCACCAGATGACAAGAATATTTTGGAAGTAAAATGTACATATTGTGATAAATGGTATATCCCAACAAAAGTTAATGTTGATACAAGAATACAGGTTATAAAAGGTTATAATAAAATCAGTGGTGAGAGAAGATTTTATTGTTCGGATCAATGCAAAAGAGATTGTCCCGTATTTAACCAAATAAAATACCGAAAGGGCGAAAAACCATATACATCAAGACCAGATCAATCAGCATTAAGAGCTATAGTTCTTGAAAGAGATGATTACAAATGTCAGATATGTGGTAGCACAAAAAACCTTAGATGTCACCACTACGATGGTATTGAAATAAACCCAATAGAAAGTGCCGACCCCGATATGTGTGTTACACTTTGCAAGAAATGTCATATAGAAAAAGCACATAAAGATATAGGCTGTAGACCAGTTGATATGGCCTGCAACAAAAATAAAATAATCCCTTGACCACCCCTGAAAATATGGTATAATACATTATAAGATAAATCAATTAAGAGGAAGTTGATCATGGAAGCATTATTAGTCATAATAATTGGATACTTTTTGTTTGTTTTTGCCATTCACCATACGGTAAAGACACCGGCTCCGACAAACTTGGTTGACTTCCTCTACCAGACATTGCTGTTCCCTTTATGGTGTCTCGAAGAAAGATGGAACGACAATTACGATAAAAAAGAAAAACAAGAACATCTCGATAACGGTTACTATTGGGGTGATGATGAAGATGAAGATTCTTAATAACATTTTTCAAAGAGGTTTATCGTGAGAAAAATCATAGAAATTATCCCAGATAAAGAGTTGATGAAAGAAGTAAAAGATAAAGTTGAAGATTGTATTCTTACAATGGTTTCTAAAGGCTTTTTTGTACCATATCCGACCATTGACTATTCATTGACAGGAAAATGTGCCGGTCAAGCCATAACGAGTTACCTTGAACCCCATTGGATTATTAGGATAAATGTAGACATATTGAGAGCCAATAGAGAAACATACTTAAAAGAAACAATTCCCCATGAAATGGCACATTTGTCAGTTGTTTATGACCACGGCAAGGTACGTCGTTCTCATGGTGAAGAATGGCGAACAGTTATGTATATGTTGGGTTTCTCAAACCCTCAAAGATGTCATCGGTACGATACAAGTTCGGTGAAAGTATCATTAACAACCAGAAAATTCAAATATGATTGTGGGTGTAGAATTCATCGGGTTGGACTTATAAGACACAAAAGAATAAACAGAGGTGGGACATATTACTGTGTTAAATGTAATGGATTGCTCGATGAGGAAGCATTTATAGGAGAAGTGGAGTATGAATAAAATAGAGATGTTATACAATATACAGCAACAGGCTGTGGATGATTTGAAGGTATTCAGAGGTGGTGATTTGACCCCAAAGATTAAAAGAGCTATAGGAAACACCAAGAATATAATCAAATACACCGGCCTATTAATTCACCTTTTAAGGATAAGGGGATAGTGCTGGTTTACATACCAGTGATAATATGGTATAATTAGGTAAAAAGAGGATAATAAATGGAAAGCCTATATAACCTTTGGGACATTTTTGTAAGGTGGTATTCTGAGAACACCAGCTTCAATAACGATCCTGAACTAAAATACGATTATAATAAGATATTCTTTTCTAAGACATTCGATGAGTGGAATTCTCTCAAAAATTCATTTGAGATATCGATGGATTTGTATTTCAACCTGAAAGAACTTACAATGTTGACGTATAGATACAATTTTCAGCGTCACCATTACATTAAAATATATTTCTTCCATGTAGTGCCCTTTAAAATCGAAGGACAAGCCGTTAGCTATAGGAAAATAGCAGATGATGAGCATTTAATGGCGAAAATGGTAGAGAAAATGAGGGAAATATCAGATGAGCAATGGTAAAATTTATTTAAGTGGTGGTATGCAATACGCAAAAAACTTGGGTGGTGGATGGCGCACGAAGTGTTCAACCAGACTCAGGAAGATGGATTTCTTGCCGCTGGATATTACAGCACTCGATCTCTCATACTCAAAAGAGCATGGTGAACTTTATTCTGTCTGTGATACCAAAGATGATATACAGAGGAAATCGGATATTAGAAAGCATTTTGTTTATTCCGATCTTGAGTTAATTCGCACCCAAACAGATGCTCTTATAACATACTACGATAGAAGCGCAAGGATGGGCGCCGGTACGATCAGTGAATGTCAATTTGCCTACCTACACGATATCCCTAATTTCATAGTGAGCTCCTATAAGGATTGGCGCAATGAAATTCCAGGATGGCTGTATGCTCTTAGCACAAAACTGTTCACCAGTTTTAAAGAATTATATGTGTATCTTGACACACTTCCATATGGGATATTAAAGCGTGATATCTACGGGAACAGACACTCAGGTAATAAATATCTGTGTAGCCTTTGTGGCGAGCCGTTTACAAAAAGAAAACACCAGTTTGTTTCAAAAGTGATACCGCTCTATTGTCATAAATGTGTTGATGTGGTGGTGCACACAAATGAGAATACATATGATAGATATGCGTTCTTTTTGAAATGTTTGAAGGAGTAGGATCATGCCATATATTAAACAAGAACGAAGAATTGAAGTATCACCAATAATTGATCTAATGATGGATTTAAATGTAAAGGCTGATGGTGATCTGAATTATATTTTGTTTGCATTTTGTAAATTTGCTGTTCCACCAAGCTATAATAATTATAAAAACTTCCTCGGAGAATTACGACAGTGTGTCGTTGAGATTGAACGAAGGATGTTGGTCCCATATGAGGAAGAAAAGATAGCAGAAAATGGGGATGTGTAATGAAAACTAAAATTGATGTAAACGAAATGATAAGAAAGATCAAGAAACTTGACTGCAAGGAAATCACTGTTGAAGAGTTTCTTAAATTGGGTGACTGTGATCTTTCAGAGATGGCTGAGGTTATCTTTGGATATCACTGTGATACTTTAAACCCAAAAAAGAGAGGTCAAAAGAAGAAAAAATGATGGATATCTATAAGAATATTGAAGATGATTTTTATGGGGGTTTCGTGCAGTTACGCTAAACTTATAAAAAATTAATAAAAAGTATAAAAAATTTGCACTTTATTTAAAGATAAGTGTTATATAAGGTGTAGATAACGTATAAGTCAGAAGACCAATAAAAAATACAATAATACACAATAATTAAAAAGAGGATATTGATATGAAAATAATGGTAACAGGAAGTATGGGGTATATTGGAAGTATTTTATGTCAGTATCTTGTGGCTGATGGCGGGGATGTTGTCCAGATTGATAGACGAATTAACAAAGATATCAACCACATGAATGCGTATGATAACACAGACTGTGGTTTTATCATACACTTAGCGGCCCTTCCTGGGATTCAGGCATGTGAAGATCATAAAAACAGGGCATTTAGGGATAATGTTCTTGCCACGGTAAACATATCCAACTTCGCACGGGAAAATGATATACCGATATTGTTCGCATCCTCACAGGCTTCCAAGACACCAAAGGAATCTACCTATGCCATGCATAAGCATATATGTGAAGGTATTGTCCTGACAAGGAATGATTGTGTGGTGATGAACTTCTCAAATATATATGGTGGCGGGGGATACCTTGAAAAGAAAGGCTCGATCATGAGCGTTTTCACAAAACAGTTATATAATTGCCATGCCCTGACAGTTGATGGTGATGGAACACAGGTACGAGACTTTATATACATAGAAGATGTGATTAGTGGTATCGTTTCCTGTATGGAGAACTTTGAAAAACTAAACGGAGTAACTGTTGATATAGGCACTGGTGTTGGAACAAGTATAAACCAACTTGCCAATATGTTTGCAGAAAACAGAGAAAACTCAACCGTTACATACAATAATGACAGAGGTATTGGTGTTCAGGGTAATGTGGCTGATATAAGCACAATGATAGAACTCACCGATTGGCAACCACAAGTCAGCATCGAAGATGGTGTTAAAAAAATGATAAAGGATGGTTATTAATATGAGAATGAGAAATAATGAAAATGAACATGAATTCGGTACAGATATGTATTGGATGGCTTGGGATATAGATGATCTGATAGAAGATTTGAGCCAATATACCCAAGGTAATTTATGATAGAATACGAAACCAACAATCAAGAGAAATCCTGTAGTGAATGTATTTTCCGTAATTTTGACACTTTCCACGATGAAATATGGTGTTCCCATAACCCATTACCGGAATATGTATGGAATAGATCAACCATTGAATCAAATGGGGTATGTGGATACTGGGAAGAATTTGTTCCAACACCGGCCAAAAATCTCATCACAATTTGCTGTGTTTGTAAGTATATAAGAATAGGTGATGAATGGCACAAAACCAAGGAGATTTCTAAGGATATTACAATATCACATGGTTATTGTCCAGAGTGTGCCGCCAAACTGGAAGAAACAATTAAAGCAAAATTTACAAAGTAAGCATTGACATCTGATCTCTATGTGTTATAATACAGTATAAGATTAAATCTTTACTTAACAATGAGGTATAAACCATGAGCGATGATTTCAAAAAGAAAGATTATTCATTTAAGGTGAGACTTGGATATACCAAGAAAGAACTGTATGGTTCAAGAGAGCCAGTGTTTCTTGAGGGTTTCAAGTGGACCTGTGAATGGTATTGGGGTGGTGGTTATATTGGCAACAAGCATTTCCATGCTCATTTCGATGGTGCGTTTCTTGAAACGCCAGATATCAGAGGCCATAGCCTTGGTAATTTTATAACCCCTTGGTCAGAAAAGAAAAGGGGTGCTGTTGTTATCAGCAATGGATGCTCTGTATGGGAAAAACTCGAAACATTTCTCGATGAGGTTCCAGCACGTATCTCCAAAAACTGGTGGCGTATTAAGGATTTGTATAAACAATTCTACACATTAAAGGATGCCGCCCAAGTATTCCAATATGGTGGGCATTGTACATCAGATGGTAGGAACCCAGCTGAGATCAACAAAGAGATGGCTGATATGATAAATAAACAAATAGCCGATATAATTATTCCAGAAATCATTAAAGTGGTGGTGAAATAATAGGGAAAAGATATCAAATGAGGGTATTGAGTAAACATGAACATAAATTTTTACTGGTCTGGGAACGATTTCCAATTTCTTAATAATCTCGTAATAAAATCCCATATCATAGTCGGTCATAAACCAGTTATCTGGTTACAGGGGAATACTCCTGAATCACCATATTGGATCGGTGGTCTTCCAGAGGTTGAAATCCGTAATGCTGATGATATATGGGAGAGTGTGGGGTATCTTAAAGAGGGTGTTGACGTTCGCACAACATCTGATCTATGGTCATACCACATGATGAAGCAGACAGGTGAATACTATAGCGACACCGATGCTTTTGCTCTCCTACCGTGGCCAGATCAAGAAATCCTCTTAGCAACATATGACCCACAAGTTATAAATGTCGGGGTGATGCGATTACCTAAAAATCATCCTGTTCTGGACTGTTGCATCAAAACACACAAGAAATCATGGGGTAATGTGTGGTTATTCACCAAATGCGTTAGAGATCACGGGCTAGATTATAATGTACCCATCGAAGCGTTTTACCCTGTTCACTGTGGTAACAACTCATCTAAGGTTATGGGGTGTCGTGGAAAACTATTTGATAATTATAATGAAATAAAAGAGAAGTTTTTTAAAAATACTATTATACACTCCTACCATTACTGGTCTAATAAAGTGTCAATCGAGGGTTGTGATCATACATGGCTTGATAAACCAGAGTTACAGGGTTCATTGTTTGTATGGTTAAATAATTGGATCAACGATAATTATTAACATAGAACATATAATGATATTATCAACAGAGGATTTTATAAAAAGAGCATATTGTGTTCATGGTGATAGATATAACTACAAACTTGTTGATTATAAGAACATAAAAAGTAAAAGAATTTATAAAAATAATATAAATACTTATATAAAATGGGCTAAAGAGGATAATATAATGGGAAAAATAACAGATTTTTTAAATGAGATGAGGGGGGGGGTAAGGTTACTGTTACAGTATCCATTAATCAACTTATTGTTGCCGAGATCACAGGCAAACCCATCCATAAGGGTGTTATGTCCGATTTTATTGTCAAGAATAATAACGGGTTCATCAGTATGCCATATGCTGAACCTATAAATATAGGGAATGTCACATCAAACAACAAAAAGGGTATAACATTTAGTATAAAAGATGGTTTAACCTATACCATAATAGGATAAAGGAGAATTGAAATGAATGTAGAAGACAAGTATTTACTGACAGAAGCAACTAACACCGAGGTAATTGATATGTTTATAGGTGATACATTTCCTAAAGATAAAAAACCTACTTGGGGAACACCAAATCTTAAAATATCAAAAGAAAAAAATGGTTGGAGTCTTATGAATTACACAACACCTATTGTATTCAGAAGTGACAGTGGAAAGATTCTTTTCAACACTGATAAATATAGTGTCACCACAAGCAAAATCCAGAATTACATTAAAATGAATATTGGTGACCATACAAAAGTGGATGAGGATGGTATCAGAAAGGCAATAAAATAGTGGCTGATGAGAATTTAAAAAACGAGAAAGAGGCCATCGAGTATTGGAATAAACGGTTTAAGAAAGATGATTGTGTTGGTTGGGGATCGCATCCAAAGGATCAGTGGTATCGAGCCAAGAAAGAGGCCGTTCAAAAAGTTATAAGAGAGAATCCAGACGTGAAAACTGTTCTGGATATCTGCTGTGGTGACATGAAGTTCATGATGGAAATTCCTGAACTGAAAAACAACACAGTGAAATATACCGGCATCGAACCAGCAAAATCAATATATGATAAGATTACCAAGGAATACCCTGACAAAGAAATCCTTAATATATCACCATCTGAATTAATAAAAACAACAATGAATCGTGACGTTGATATGATTATCGCATATGATTTTCTTTTTCATATCATTGAAGACGAACTGTACGAGAATTTCCTGAAATGGGTGTTCCATAGGAATGTCAAGTTTGTTGTTATCTCATACGATGACGTGCAATCGAAAGAACAGAGAAGCGAGAACGGACACTATGTGCCGAGGAACTTCAAGGAATATTGTAAATCTCTCACTTACGGGTTTCTTCCGATACAAGAGGTTAAGAGCACCAGAAAATCGTCACTGAAATTAAATGTCTTTAAAACCAAAAATCAGACCGATAGGTGACATGGATATACATGGAGTGGTATAAAGACCGTCTTTAAGTGTGGGTATTTAGGATTATTTATATAAATAATAATAGAGGAAATAATATGAGATTAAAAGAATACTTAAATATTGACAACAATACACTTCATATATTGACAGCCCAGATACATGCTATAGATGCTTTAACAGGTTGGCATATTTGGGCTAATGTTAAGAGCGATATTATGGATTTAACTGTGAAAGTCAAGATCAAAGAATACATCGAGAGCATTAAAAGGATATTCAACATAAACGCCTTATCATAACGATTTTTCCATTCTGACATTGCTTTATAAAAAGATCATTGTCAATATAATGAGGTGTATTCTTGGTCATTACCATAAATCCTCGCTAAATAATTCTGTCTGATGATCAGGAGATTTACACTTACCGGTTAAAAGAGCAAGAGTTCTTGCTTCCTCTCTACTAGGGAACGTACCGTCATCGAGGTAGAAACCCTGCTCCTGATGTCCAACAGGTGGGATGATATCAACTACGTAAACCATATATCGTATAACGTCATGATACCTATACGGTCTTGGTAGGCATCATGACAATGTCTTGGTGTTATAATTAAACACCTATAATCAAGGAATGGGTGGGGGTTATCGATAGTTGGTATCAAAATAGATTTAGAACATACACACACCGGCATTTTGTATGGGTAATTTCTTTCTGTGATTTTATATTTGTAACTCACTCGTCAAAATCTTCAAATGTACCAGATATGTTTCCGTTGATATCATGAATGATACCGAAATCACGACCACTTTCAACCTTTTCCACGACCTCTTTCAACATACGAACCAACTCACCCCGTGGATCATCTTCAAATGCCGATCCTTCACTAATTTTAGTTTCCAACTTAAATGTTCCTTTCATTTTGCTCTCCTTATATATTTTTATCTTATAATGTATTGTACCACATCCAAGGGAGATATCAAGAGTTTTGTTATAATTATTTATATCTACCCAATAGCTCCTTCAAAGCCTTGGCTATTCTTTCCATGGGTTCGGCTGGAAGATGAGCCTTTATAATTTTAAATACAACAGATTTTGGCTTATCCATGTTGGTTCTAACAACTTTTAATACTTCTGCTTTTACTTTGATATCACCCATCGTCTTCCCCAAACAGGTTTTGATCATCATCAGGTGGTATTACCGGGTTTTCTTCTATCCAATATCCAACATATCCATCTATGTGGTTCTTTTTATTAAACTTTCTAAGAGGAATATGCTGACCCTCTGTTACCGCCATAATACCGTTAGATATATCAAATATCTTAACGTAATACATTTTTGGTTTTATAGGTGGTGGATCATCGAAATAAACCTGCTCCATTTGACCCATATAAGGGTCACCATAGAACCAATAATTACCTGTTTTAGTTGGTACTTTCTAAGACCACGTTCTTCTCATATATTATACCTCTTCAATTGTTACACCTTGGTCACCATAGGGTTCTTTTTCACCCTTATCATAGAGAATTCTATTCACTGTGAAGTCACAACCTCTACCATTATTGAACGACACACTATAATACTCTGAGTAGTTGTCAAACTCAACAATATATGGGAAACATGAAACATCAATCCCAATATCAGCAAAGCGTTGAAGCCCATACTTGCTTAAAACTTTTACGGTCTTTTGAGCGATTTTCCCATCGACATTGACAAGATGGACATGTATTTTGCCTACCATGTCAGTGTGTATTTTCTGTGTTACAACATTTTGACTTATGTTCATAACATTAATATTTTTCCTTATATTTTATATGTTTTTTCTCGTCATCTTTTGATATTCCAATATATGACAAGATGTAATATCGTATTGGATTAAATCTTGCAATTTTTTCATACGCTATTCTTGCCATAGTTATATCTACTCGTTTATCTAGTTTTACTTCTACAGATTCAAAAATTTTGCCGTTTTTTACAATTTCAATATCGCCAGAGCTTTTGAGGTTCTATCAGAGGCGGTATGACTGCCTAGTGGTAGTAATTCGCAACCTTTGTATCTTCCTAATTCAGTAATCAAAATTTTATACATCGCATAAAATGCCAAAACGTGAAGTTTTGATCCGCCGTGTGTTTTGTAATTTTCGGTAAAATGCTCCTCTAATAACGAAACAATAGTAGAAATTGATAATTCATCGCCATTTGAAATCTTTTTTATTGCGATATGATTTTTATCCTTAAATGAAATTGCCCCATTAAGAATAAACCTAAGAAAATTTTCAGTTAATGAAGATTTATTTTGAAATGAGTCAACAATTTTCAAAAACGATTTTTTCATATCTTTCCCAGATATTTCACCCTCGTATTTTAGTGTGTAGGGATATGGTTGATCAAGACTTCTCGTTAGCCAGCCACTTTCTGCCATTGACGGAAGACCTAACTCTTTTAATGTCGGAGTGATATATTTTGTATCAATAGTTCTTGCTGAAAATCCTTTTTTCATTTTATTTTGAAAAAATCTTATATCTTGTTTTGAATCTACCAACTTATGTACTAACAAAGTAATCAGTACTGTGTATACTCCTTTATTTTTATCAATATTTAAAATTATGTTTTCTAAATATTGTTTATCTTCTTTGGAAATATTTTCGATATCTGATATATCAAATGATTTTTTGTATATTTCCAATAATTTTTCTTTATGATTTATGTTTGTCATAGTAATTGATTTATTATTTCCTTAGTTACTTCTTTTATCATTGGTACAGCAACTGCATTGCCAATTTGATTATACAAAGCTCCATTCGTACTGATTTTTTTAAAGTTATCAGGAAACCCTTGTAATCGAAAACATTCATTAATGGTTAATTTTCGGACTTTTTTCCCGTCATATATCCAAAATCGTCCAGATGATTCTTGTGATGGTATCGTAGGATGAGTACCCCCAATAAAATATATCCTATTTGGCTGCTTGTGAACACGCGAAAGGTGTTCGGTATTTGGTCTTGTGCCGTTTGTTCTAATTGACTTATTTCTGTATCCACAAAAAATTAAACCTGAATCTTGTTTTTTCCATTTATCTTTTGGCAAAATTGTGTATTCTTCTTTTTTTAAATATTCAAACTCAACATCTTTCTCCATGATATCTTTAATTGTTTTTGAATTATCTTTTTTGATTTTGCCAAAATCAAACCTTTTATCTTTGTGTCCGATGATGATTATTCTTTCTCTGTTTTGAGCTAGCCCAAAGTCTTTAGCATTCAAGATTTTCCACTCTGTTTTATATCCTATATTTTCCAAATTCTCTATTATGACAGATAAAGTCTTTTTATTATCGTGATATTTCAAATTCTTAACATTTTCCAAAAAAACAACTTTTGGTTTTTTTGCTTTTATAATTTCTAAAACATTAAAAAATAATGTTCCTCGTGTATCCTGAAAACCTTTCTGTTTTCCCGATATACTAAATGGCTGGCAAGGAAACCCTCCACATAAAATATCAAAATCTGGAATCTTTTTAGGATTAACCTTTGTAATATCACCTGCAAATAATTCTTGTCCTTCTTTTGCAAATAATCCCTTTTCAAAAAGAGAGGGTTGAATTTTTTGAAAATTTTTTTCGTATGTTTGTCTGGCTAAGTCATCCCACTCTGAAGCAAAAACACATTTAGCACCTAAATCATGCAAAGCTAAATGGAAGCCACCAATTCCAGCAAATAAATCAATAAACTTTAAATTGTCGTTTTTAGTTTTTGCCATAATACTATTTTATTAAATCCTCAATGGAAACACCAAGAGCTTTGGCAATTTGATCCATAACCATAACAGACGGTTTTTTTATTACACTGCTTTCAATTTTTGTCAGCGTTGTATATTTCACACCAGATTTTTGAGCAAAATCCTCTTGTGATAATCCTAGCTTATTGCGTAGTTTTTCCTGTACAGCACCACTATAACAAATATATGCCTGAATACCATCATCTTTCTGAACTTCACTTGCCTGTCTTACCAACTTCTTGTATTTCATTTTCCTTACCTATTTGCGAACCATCCAATTATACAGATAGCTGTTGTCATCCAACAACTAATTAAGAATAACAATATAACCCATGCCTGAAACTCACTTGGATCATCCACCATCTTTTTAAAATATGTTTTGATTGTTTTCATTTTGCTCCCCTTTTCTTTATCTTATTTCCTTTGAATATATCACTAAACCAATTATCATCATACATGGGTGCTTTCTCAAACATCTTCTTAGCCATATCCCCCGCCATTCTTTTTGTCTCACATGCGGCACATAACATAACAGCACCGGTCTTGATTGAACTACCCTTCACCATCACGGCCACCTTAATACGGCACCCTGCACAATATATTACCATTTCAATCTCCATCCTCATTTGATATTAATGTTAATAAATATCTGAACCTTTCTTCACTATTCATTGACCGCTAGAATACCTTTTCCTTATCACCTTTACAGGTTGGACATGTTTCATATATAGATGACCCATGATAAGATACATGAAAGACATCTCTCTATAACTTTTGGAAAGTCTTTGAGATCAATATGAATATGACCATCCATAAATTCTATTACCATCATCGCTCTACCTCAATCCTTACAAGAGTTCAACCAATAAACATCAACCATAACATATGAAAGAAAGTTATCTTGATCCATTCACTCTTCATATAATTGTACCCATAGAATATCATAATCAATTACTCCTTGTCAATGTTCAGTACACTCTCAATATAATCACGAGAACTCCAAGTTATTACTGGAAAGGTGGCTACTGTCTCTGATGGGGGTGACATCGATATAATCAAACAATGAAGTCTCTTGCTGTTTAATCATCTTCTTCACCGTTCGGCACCACAACCATGATGCTGTCGTCATCTCCAAGATCGTCATACATTTTCTGTATTTCTTCTTCTGTCATTTTTGCTTTTTTTACATAGAACTCTTCGATTGCATTCATTTCTTGCCCCCATATTTTTTCTTTGTCTTATACTCCATTATACCACACTGAGATAGGATGTCAAGTATTATATAACACTCATTCTTCAACCTCTATGCACCTAACTTGTATACCCCAAAAAACACACTCACCATCCAACCTGCAATCATCACAGCACAGTAAATCTTCTTTAGTGTGTGGTTCACAATGCTCACATCCCTCACATCCCGGTCTTCCATTCTCACATATAAGTATTGTCATCCATAATCTCCTCTAATCTTTAAGTGTTCAAGAGCTGTAATTCATCTCCACTTACAATAAAGTCTAATGTGTCGCTATTATGGCCATTGGCATGGATTATAATATGCACCCCATCCTCGGTAATGCTTTGTACTGCCACTCTAAATTCTGGGGTCACATCAACTTCACAAGACAAGCCTTGCTCTTTAAGCACCCCGTTTTCCCCCTTCACAGTCATTCTCAATAAACTTTCTAATGTGTTCATACAATTCTCCTTATATTAAACTATTATTATATTATACCAAGATATAAGGGGAGTGTCAATGTGTAATATAATTAATCTTTATACAATTTTATACAATTTTATACAATTTTATGCTGTCCCTCTCGGTTACACTCCACTTGAATAAACTATCTCTGTCCCGTAGAGGGCAACTTACCACTATAAGCAGTAATAATAAAAGAGTACGAGCCCTCCATGATATTCCTGAATGGTTTGTAACAAAGTACAGTGTAAATACAAACGATGTTCAGGCAGGGCAATTAACATTCAAAAACGGTCAATTTTGGTTATGCCTTGTTTATAAAGTCAAAGAAAAAGTAAAAACTGAAAATAATAGGAATTGATAGAGGTTTGTATAATCTCTGTGCATTATCGGATGGTAAAATCATATCATCTAAAAAAACGGTAGCTGTTAAAAGAAAGTACCAGTATAATAGAAAGAAATTACAGCAAAAAGGCACTCGATCAGCGAAACGGAAACTAAAGAAGCTGTCTGGTCGAGAAATGCGGTTCATGCGAGATTTCAATCATGTTGTTACAAAGCAGCTATCAAGTCACGATGTTAGCACTTATGTTCTCGAAAATTTGAAAGGACTCAGAAACCAGAGAAAAGATCATAAACTAAATTCTTGGCTTTCTAACTGGTCTTATTTTCAATTTCAATCATTTCTTGAATATAAATGTGAATTTAACGGTATTGAAGTTGTCTATGTTGACCCCGGATACACGAGTCAAAAGTGTAATGTGTGTGGAGTTACTGAGAAGAACAGCCGTAAGAAAAGCAACTACATTTGTTCTTCTTGCGGTCATATCGATCACATCGACTTAAATGCCGCCAAGAACATCCGTTATAACTATGTCCTCTCTAAGAGGAACAGGCTATTTCAAGAAGCCAATAGTAGCGAGAAGTTTTCAGCTACAATCCCTATCCACAAGGGGGGGGTAGGGATTTTGAAACATAGGGTTGAAGTCAGGGTGATCTTTTGTATCGGTTGTGTGAGATAACTATCTGATATATCTGAGGGTATGAGGTGGGTATGAGGTGGGTGTGTGTGGGTGTGTGTGGGTGTGTGGTAGAAAACGATACGTTTTCTAAAATGAAAAAAAAATAATGGAATTAAAATAGAGGCTCTAAGACATGGGCTGGGAAGGGGTTTACATTGCTATGATTTCAGGTATAATTGAACAGATTATTATGGTAATGATATTATATAGTTAAGAGAGGGTAAATTAAGAGAATATTTTAATAAAGTATATAAAATACATTAAAAATAATGGAGAAAATACTTTACCGAGCCACGGACTTAAATCAACCCGCCATCATCTCGGTGGGTATATATATTCCTTCCTCAACCACCATCTCTCTGTATCCCATACCCTGTGCATCTTTGTAATCTTCCATTAGTATAATATTAATCCGTTACTCGCTGGACTTTTTGTAATTCTACCCCCGATTACCACATTTTATACACCCATATACCCGATAAAAATATTTTAAATAATTTTTCATGGGAGAAAGGGAAATAAAAATGTTATGAAACCCTGAGAGTAAATGGCATTTTGTATCACAACATTAGTAACTTATAAAAATGGGTATTTTTTAAATAAAATAATAAAATTCTTTACAAATTACAATATTTCCTGTATAAATAGTAAAGAGACAATTAATATAAGGAGAATTGAATATAGAAGACAAGTATTTAGTGGGTGAGGGTATTGGTTACAGTAGGTAAGGGTTAGACAAAGGGTGATTACGCTGTTGAGTTTAAGGATAAAGAGCGTGTATCATATAATTACAGTGAATTGAAGAAGAAATAACAACAATCAAAACCAAGGATATTCATTTGTTCTTGGTTTTGATTGTGTCTAGTCTCTGACCGAGAGTGAAACCTCATTTTACCCCCATTTAACAACAATCTAATGAAATGATTAAATAGCAGAAATATACCACATTGTAGTATAAATTATAAGATAAATTAATAAGGAATTTCAACATTTCTATAGATGAATCAAACCAATATGTAGTTTTCTATGACAATTGGAACATAAAACTATACACTTTTTTTTCAGTTCTATTATATGATTTTTCAGGGATATCAATACTTTTCCTGAAATAATATTCCTTGTAAGTTTACACACAACAAGTATTGTGGTATAATGATAGTAAATATAATAGGAGATGTAATGACAAGATTTTCACAGGGAAGTAAACAAGTAGAGGCAGGGTAAAGCAAGTCTTAAAGAAGACCATAAAGATTGTGAAAAATGGTATGATCAAATCCACCACGACGCAATATCTGCTATGTCCAGTAATGATTTGGATGTTGGTTTATCTGGCACCGCTAAAATAATTATTTAGTGGGGCAAAAGTGCTGGGTGCCAGTCTCGCATATTGACCCCCATTCCACGCACTTTACTGTGATCTTAACCATATTTTTACCTCCAATGTGCAGCGCCTGGTTGGGCTGCATTATTTTCTGGTGTTTTTACATGTAATTGCGTTTCCGCTAGGTTCTTTTATGGTGATCCCCAAACTTGGGATTGAAACAGTTTTCCCTTGGTTCAAAGAGTTTTCAAGGTAGCATGCGGCAATCGTGTCCGCACCACCAAAATCATCCCATATCTCAACCTGATCATATTCTTTTACATTAATCATAATACCCCTATAATATTAAATAGCGGGGCAAAAATGCCTGCCAATCATTGGTTAAGTTTCTCGAGCCAGTAATGCGTTAACTGCGCCCTTGTATTTCAACAGCAAAAAAACAACCACATTGCACACGCCGAGAATGCGCCGGTTTCCGAGTTCCCAATCCTGGTATGTCCGGTATGGTGTTTCGAGTGCTTCCGCCATTTGGCGCATGTTGAGGCCCAGCCGAAGCCGGGCCTCTCTAAGTTCTTGGCCTGTCATTAAACTTCCTCAACCTCGTAGCCTTCGATCTCCCACGACATATCGTCAAGGGGGATATCTTTTGTTTCTTCCGCATCCTGCAAATAATAAACAGTTACCCGATAGTCGTCATTATCAGCCGTTGCGGTGTATGCGTCGTACCCGGCCCATGCAGTCCCATCGGTAACAAAACAGGCGTTATCACAATTTGTCTGCTCTGCGGTGTTTACCAGTTCTTCGCCTACCATTTTTACAGCTTCTTCTCTCGTGATTAAGTTTCTCATGGTTTGTCTCCTTTGTTTTGGTTAGTTATGCTTAACTCTTGGTCTTAATATATACGCATTGCGTGTATAAGTCAACACCTAAAACAAAGTTTTTTAAAATAATTTCGGTGGCTCAAAACTTAACAAAACGGTCAACGCGACCGGGGTAACGTCGGCGGCTTCGCAACCAGGCATCGTGGCCCGGTCGCGTTACCTTGGTCGTTGGGCGGAGGCTTGCGACTTCCGCCCAGGTTATAAACAAAAGGTTTTATAAAACATGGTTCTCATGACAACTTTTGCCTTCTTTTGGATCGCCATACATTATAGTCATACCGTTGGGAGCCCGATATTTAACAGATTGAACTTTAACAACAATATTACATTCTTCTAAATTAATGTTTTTACCTACATAATTAAAGAAATCATCTTCACAAGTTATTGTTGCTCCACTATTTTTTAAGACATTACTTATCAAACATGCAATTTTACTTTTACCAGTCTTGTTTTCGCCTGTAATTTTAATTTCAATTTCTTTCATTTTATTCACCATAAATTTGAGGTTAAACATGAAACAAAAATGTTGTGTAAAAAATTGTACCAATAGCGCTGATTATAAAGTTTATCTTTATGACTGTTATCAAGACATTAAAGAAATATTTGTAGAACAAGACGAAACGTGTGGCTTTTTATGCTCTGAACACATGATAGAAAATGAACAGTCATGTAGAGGAGAAAGAAAGCCAAGGGGTTACTGTGAATATAAATATTCCAATAAACGTGTTTCTCATGGATTCACCATTTATTTACCAATTGATTTTAAAAAATAATAAGGTCAAGAGCGGCCCAACAATCGCATAAACGCAGACGTGGTAAACGCCTGCGGCCCTATCGGGAATTAACCTTTAGGCCACGCTGGTTATGCGGGGCGTTATGCTGAACAATAGCATCCCGGTTTTCCGTCATGGAACGGGCAGCCACATTCATCGCAGAAAGCAGCAAAAGACGGATACTTGTCGATATTCGCAGGAATGATCTTCCAGTTTGGCTTACTGCCAAGCTTGCTCTGGTTTTCAAAAATTCCCCCTTTTTTTAGCTTTGTCTGCATCATTTCTTTACTCGTCATCGCTGCACCTCAATAGTTTGTGTTCCCAGAGGATTGCCAAAATATCATCCATAAATTCAAGATCGCTGGCAACCTCGTTTCCGTTTCTCTTCTCATATTCGTCGCGGATCGCCAGGACATCATCCGGTTCAAAACACCACCCGCACATCATGTCTTTTTCTTTTGATAGCCTTAATTTCATTTTCTCTCCTCTTCCCCAAATGGCCTACTCACACATGGCCCCGGTCCACGGCGGATGTGTTCTCATATGCTTTCGGCCATAATGTAAAAAGGCGGGGGGGCCTGCGTCTTTTCGCAGTAATCAAGAGCAACCAAGATTAGGTACCGCCACCCCCATAAATTTAAAATCGCATAACCAGCGCATTAAGTCGGATTGCCGAAACTGCCCGGCAACCGCTTATGCTGGTCGTTAGTCTGCCGGGGCAACTTTGGGCGGCAGCCCGGCCAAAGCGTCCCAATCTTTTTGACTCGGGCCATTGCCGATTTGCGAAATGCGGCGGGGAGTAACCCCCCCACCGCTTCGCCAGTTCTTGAGCCGTCCAGCCTTTTTCTCGAAGTTGTTTGACGTAATCAGTCATTTCTTAGTGCCTTCAACACACGGTTAACCGCTTCGGCCGGGCTATAGATCGCTGTCTCATCATCAACTATGCTGTCAATCCATATTTCATAATCATTTTCGCTTTCAAAATTCCTTTCACCGGCATCGTCGTGCTCGGAATGTTCTGCAACAATCCGAATCATTTCGCCGTCCGTGTATTTTGTGATACTCCATCCGTTTAACATCGTCCCGAAAACATATTTTTCAAATTTCATTTTGTGCCTCCTTTGATTACATGAAGAAGATGAAATATTCTTTCATATCAGAAATCCAAGTGTCCGGGTTTGCTTTTTTCATCTTGTCCCATTCGTATCTGCCACGACACTGAAGCTCTTTTACTTTTCCGTCAATTACAAGAGCAAGCCCGAAATCCAAGCCGCGTTTAAATTCCACCAGTTTGTAAGCGTCGGTAGACTCAACAACGGAAATCTCTTCGGAATGAAAAAGGTACTGATTAGTTTTTTTGTCGTCTGATTTAAGTTTCATTGCTATCTCCTTTTAACTTTGGCTTTATCGCCCTTTGTTAAATACAGTATAGCATTATATTTCTATTGCGTCAAGCGATAATCGCAATTTATTTCTATTTTATTTATTTTTTATTATCGAGGCCGGACAGGCTGCAATTATCAGTTTCGCCCGACTGCCTTCCATAGCGTCCAGTTTCTCAACCAGATCGCGCGGGGGCGCAGGGAGATATCAACCGGCTTTTCTTCAGGTGCAAGGGCCGGTCTATTGCCGCCTTTTTACTCTTCATCGTCCAAACTCATTGTTGATGCAACTTCACAAAGAGCGTCATGAGCGGCATTGTTCGCCGCCGCATTCACCCCGTATTTTTCGTCAACGTACAGAGAAAGGGCGTTGCCTTTTGTATACCCCTTGTATTCTCCGTTTGTTTTAGCAGCGGCTTCTTCGTACATTTCTTTGTAAGTTTTCATGTCTTGCTCCCTGTTTTGCGAGAGTGCTTTATTGCCTTCCCTTTGATTTAATAATACCATAATATCAGAGAGAGTCAATAGAAAAAATGATATTAATTATTTTTTGTTGCCCTGGTTTTGTAGCCGGAGCGTTATGTGTCGGCATTAACCATGTTTCGCAAAGCGTCAATTTCTTGCGCTGCCGCACAAAGTATCGCATTTAATCCACATGCTGGAGTCTGGTGTATTGCTTCCCAAATGCTTTTCAGCACATCTCTTCCACAGTGGCACTCTATATTGTTGCATTGCAGTTTTTTATACTCTGTCGCAATATGTAGCTTTTCATTAACCGTCCATTCATCAACAGATTTACCGAACATATCAAGTAGGCTAGGTGGTTTTACTTTTTTAAAATCAATCATAAAAACCTCGCATAACAATCCGCTCAAGCCCGACGCCCACACTGGCACTTTCTTGGCGGATTGTCCTCCATTGTTTAATTTATCTTTGCTAAGTTCCGCGTGACGCGTCTCAACTTGTCGTTATATTTCCCCGTGCCAAGCACAACCGGCCCATCCACCTTCGCCCTTTGCCTTCATAGTCCCGTCCTTCAAACGAGAGAAAATGCTCCCGTTCGCTGGGTATGACATCCTGATGCACTCAAAACCGCCAGCACCACTACCCATCTTGCAGACCTCTTTTGCTTCATCCGCTGACATCGTTACTTCAATATGCCAATCACCAACTATCTTTTCCATCCTGCGCCTCCTGAAATATAACAATCGGTTCAACGCAGATGGCGGGGTCTGCTGTTGAGTTTAATAAATTGCTTCGGTGGCTCGCCACTGGTTAACCGAAGCGTTATGCTTTCCACTCGTAAATAATCTGCCCCTCATTTCCGGGGTCATCAAATCGACTTATAACCCCACTATTAACAGTTTGTGGGGTATCTGCTGGTATCCCGTGGTCAACCAACTTGCCGGTTAGCCAGTCGCTCCAATTTTCAGGGGTCATTTTTATATTTTTCGGAAAGTCGGCGGGATATATAACTACACGAATTTTATTTACTTTTATCGACATAACCAATTCCTCAACCGCATGGGATAACGCATCCGGCAAAAAAAATTAATAAGTGGTCGCCCTGTGGCCTGCCGCTTACTTCTAACCTTAACAAGGCAATCCACGTTTTTTACGTTTTTTACGTTTCGCCCGGCAACCGAAACAATCATTATTGCTAACCTTAACAGTTTTCATTAGCTTTGTTGCAAAAAATTCATCTGCTTGTCTTTCAATTTCATCTTGATTCATATCCGCTTCATCTTGATTCATATCCATAATCTCCTGAATTACTCGTCATCGCTGCACCTCAATAGTTTGTGTTCCAGAGACCAACAACCCTTATCACCTATCTTCATATTATATTCCTATTCAATTTTTAACAGATTATTACATTATATGGACAATTTTAGACTACTTTTTTACAAATTAACACATTTTTGTATATAACTGTTATTATTATACTAAATGCTCTTTGCTCTCAGGTAAGTATAACTTATATTATAGTCAATTATTGCTACTTGATCACCACTTGATATAAATTATGGTTCCATAACACCAAACCGCTATTCATCCGGGTCCGCAGTAAACACCAATGGCTCTGAATCTTCTGTCAGTCCCCTGTCGTTACACCACTTTTGATAGCCTTCCGGGTCGTTTTTTCTCATTTCTCGGAGGTCTTTTACCCCCCGAAAAAATTCTTCGACTCCCATCTCGTGCGCCATTTCTTCCCCTTTATTTTTAAACAGTTTCTTTAGATCATGAAGATCATCTTTGAAATTTATAATTACTCCTTTTAATTTATCTTATAATATATTATAACATATTTTTAATGGAATGTAAACGCCATTGTTCCCATCTCCAAGTGTCACGGCACATGGCATGGATATCCCGCTTTGCCTGCCAATTCAACAATGTCGATGCGAGTGTCGCATCTGCATAACACTCAGCCACATCACCAGGACGACGAGGGGATAAAACATAGGGAACTTCTTTCCCACTCGCAGCAGCAAACGCACGAACCATTTCCAACACTGTGTAGCCGCACCCTGTACCTAGGTTGACAGTAAACATTCCGCTTTTGGCTACAAGCGCGTTAAGTGCGGCTACGTGTCCTTCGGCCATATCCATAACATGAATGTAATCACGCACTCCTGTACCATCCCGGGTAGAATAATCGTCACCGAAAACCTCGAGCCGTTCCCGCCGCCCTGCCGCCACGTCAGTTATATAAGGCACGAGGTTATTAGGTACACCAAGTGGCGCCTCGCCTATCATACCACTCTCATGCGCCCCAACTGGGTTGAAATAGCGCAAACATGCAATACACCATGCCGGGTCTGCCCTGAGAAGGTCGGATAAGATATCCTCAATTATAAGTTTACTACGTCCGTAAGGATTAGTTGCTGAACATGGAAAATCCTCACTAATTGGCACTGTCTTTGGATATCCGTAAACTGTTGCGGACGAGCTGAAAACCAGTACCTTCACCCCCGCCTCCACCATTGACTCGAACAATGCAATGGTGCTGCAAACATTGCAATCGTAATAGGCAAGAGGTTGGGCCACCGACTCTCCCACCGCCTTCAAGCCAGCGAAGTGCATCACACCATCAATACCTTCGTCATTAAGCAATCGGCGAACCAAAGAGCGATCACGCACGTCACCCTCAACGAACGCAGGCTCCCAACCGACAATCCGGCCAATACGATTAACCACATCGCGCCGACTGTTGCAAAGGTTGTCTAAGATCACCACTTCGTGACCAGCTTGCATCAACACAACACATGTATGTGACCCTATATAACCCGTACCACCTGTAATTAATAGACGCATATTCTCAATTTCTCAATTGGAAGAGGTTGGTCATTATTTTGCAATTGATCACACCAAACCATTTAGGGCTTGTTTAATGATACATCTCATTAAATATATTATAACGTATTTTTAATGAGATGTAAACCAGACTATGAAATTAATAAACCCCATTTCTTTTGGAAGTATTTCTTTGAATTGATGTTGTGTTGTTTACAACCCCTTACAGCCAAGTAGTCTTTGGCTTTTGGATCATAATTGTTTTTGATTTTTAGCTCTGGGATATCTATGATGCCAATTTTCCATTTCTTTCTCATCTGCATACAGAAATCGAAATCGGCCCAGCCTATATAAAAGTTTTTATCATAGACCACTTCTGAATTGTCAAGTATTTGGCGTTTGAATAGCATTGTCCCAGACCCAGATGCATCTACATTGATATCAAATGGTGGTATAGGTGTTCTTCCCACCAACTTGTCACCTATTATATTCCAAGCATTATAATGAGGCGTACAGGTCACGCTACATGCACCCAATTCTTTATTTGTTTCAAGCATGTATCGTTGTATTATTAATGATTCTGTTTTCCATAACATATCGTCATCGGTGGTTAATATATAAGGAGTATCGAAATGCTTATATGCTCTTTCTATAACATCTCCCCGTGGTGTACCGGTTCCGTGGTTCCCTCTTGTAAATTGGATATCGTGACCGCTGAACGCATCAACAAATTTTAATATGTCTCTTTTTTGGAAATATGTTAATAACTCAGTACCCTGTACCCTGATACATAAATTAAGGGGTATATGGAGCGATAAGAGGTTTTTAAGGGTTGAGATGAGCCTGTCATACCTCATAAATGAAAGCATCGCTACGGTGATTATAGGAGCATTTAGAGGCATAGGGTATTCTAACAGTTTTTCATAATTCAGAAAATCATATCTTTCACACACATCTTTTAATATTTGTTTCATATCTATCTCCTCCTCCTTCTTATACTTTTACTTTTTTCTTTTTCTTTACATGCTCCTTGGTATATTCCTCTACCACCACCATGGCTTTCTTGCATAAACTTGTTGTCATATAAGCGATGGTTTCAGTATTCTGAATTGTCAATGGAATACCAAGATGATCAACAATGCTGTGAACGAGATGCACACATTCGTGGATAATTGTGTAAATATCATGTGTTCGTAAAACAAGTATATAATATGCTTGAGCGTTTCCATCTAGTAGATATGCATAACAACCGTTGATTGCTTCCCATTGCAGATTCCCCATTCTTGTATCATAGATATCGTTCATTTCTATGAACGCTTCAAATTGTTTCTGTGAAAGTAGTACCGATACGTATATATCAAAAACATCAACCATGATAGTTTTTGTTTTTAGTGGTGTGTATATCATATCTATCTCCTTTTAGAATTTCTCTTTTACAAATTCTCTAATTTTGTCTAAACATTTTTCTTTGTTAAAATTATAAATTTCTTCATCAATTATCATTAAACCAATACCTTTCTCTTTACATTTTTTAAACAGTGCCACGTCTCTTTACATTTTTTAAACAGTGCCAATAAACACCGTTGAATTCTATTGCTTTATTTAATTCTGGAAGATATACGTCTAATTCCAAATTACAACCTGTTTCTGGATTGACTATTTGTGTTCTATCGTTAGAGATTGTTTCACCATCATAAATGTTTTTGATAAATTCAAAAATTTCAATTTCTACTTTGGAAGATGTTGATTCAGCATAGCACTCAGGGCATTTATGTCCTTGTTGAAATCTATTCCATGTTACTATATATTTATGTCCATTTGGACACTTTACTTCAAGTTTCACATGAGCATTTTCATAACTATCGCTTAAAAAGTATACCCCCCCCTTTTTTTCAATTTGTTCTTTAATATGTTCGTATGTTAATTTCTTCATTTCTTATTATTTTTTAGTATTTCTATCAGTTCTCTTGCCCTGATAACTGTTGTATGTCGCTCTTGTATAAGTCTCAAACCGTTCATTGATAACTCGTTTAATCTATTCTTATGACCAAGAATTGTTTTGACCTGACTATGAATATTATCCCGATCAACTTCAAGCATGTTTATGTTAGGAATAAAACCAAGGTCTTTCAACTCTGGAAAATATGAACTATATATAACACTGTTACATGCTCCTATCTCGAAAAATTTCATGACAGGATATTGTACATCCGCACCACAGGTAACTGTTAGGCAAGCCTGATTAATCAACTTGGCATAGTCTACACCGACAGGCCATGGTGTTTTTGAAGTCTCCACAGGTCTTGTTATCTGTTTTAATAATTGTGTGTTTTTCAAAGACTTCACAACCTCATTTCTGATAGTGTACATCTTATATAAAGCACCGACTTGTAGAACAGAGAACTCTTTCTTTAATCCATAATCTTTAAACACATCAACATCAACAGAATGGGGGAACCAAACACATTTTATTTGATCTGGAACATCAGTAAAAAATTTATTAAACTGGTATCTGTGGAGTATTTTTATGTTATTCTTTATAGAAAACTCTACCGTTTTCTTGGCAATATCACCATGTTGATCTTCTAATATCATAAATTTTGGAATATTTATAGCATCCCAATCTTCTTGCATAAAAGCAAATAAAGAATCCGTTACGATACAATCATAATCTTTATGACCCTTTATATGATCTGTTATGATATGTTCCACTTTTATCTTACCATTAATAACTTTCTCTATAAATACCATAGGGTGATCATCGCCTACCCCATGGGTCAAAACAGTGACACTAGCTACCCTCTTAACCTGTTTTAATAGACTATCAAAATGCTTTGCTACCCGATGACTTCTATCTATATTACACCATAGTATTTTCAGTGGTTTCCCTTCGAGTCTTGACACAGGGTATGTGTTTGTAAGGGCTTTATAGCTATGATCCTCTACAAGAGACTCATATACCCTCTTACCCCAATCACATCTACATTTCATGTGATCACGCCAATCTTTCTCAGAGAAATCTTTCATAACACTAATGGTATTATATCTTGTCCCATCCCTATGAGTTTTGTGATCATGGGTTAAATGATATACACCAGATTTGAATATGTTTCTTTTGTATCCAAGTTTCTGTAACTTCATTAACATTGCATTATCTTCACCACCCCATGTACCCCTAAAATCCTCTGGCCATCCACCTATATCAATAAGGTCTTTTTTTGGTATTATAGTAATACCACCAGCCGCACCCATCATGCTTGGGGTTCTTACTCTCTCATATGCTGGTATAATTTCTTTTGTTCTCAGGTAGTGGTTTGTTGCTTGTTTATTGAGATTAAACATCTTACCCCACCCGATATATAATCCCAATGATGTTTTTACTTCTTCCAACCACTCCTTTGTTATAAGAAGATCAGCATCCATAAACACAAGCCTCTCACCAACATCCATACACCTGATAGGAACATTTAGACTCCAGCTTCGATGAAACACCTCATCCCACTGAGAGTACATATATTTTATATGATACTTTTGCAGGAAGTCTCTTTGAAGGGTTCGCACTGGTCCTGTCTCATGAACGATAATTTCCATTTTTGGATCGTTCTTTGCAAGAGAATACAGTCTTTCAATGGTGGCCTCGAATAGAGGGAACCTATCACCAACAAACATGAAAGGAATGATGAACGATGTTTTTATATTGCTGATTACAGGTACAGGTACAGGTACAGGTACAGGTACGGGTACAGGCTCAACAACAACCACAGGTTTTTTCTTTCTTCTTGTCTTTCTCTCAACAACAACTTTATTATAATTTGGGGTAACGCCCTTCTTGGTGATCTCTTTAATCTCTTTGTGATCTATAAACTCAATACCACCATCGAAACTCTTCATCACTGATTTTATGAAGTCTGTGATTGTTGGATATGCACTGGTAGTTTTCCTATATGCTCTCTTATCAAAACACACCCACAAGTTATCTGTCATATTCTGTATTCTGGAACCAGGAATGGTGTCACTATATATCAACTTTTTATTATTATACTTATTCCTGAAAAGTGTGAGAATATCCTTTGGATATATTGTTGATGTTGGTGATACAAATACAATTCTACTATTCGCCGCTTTTGTTATGTGTTCATTGGCGTATTTGTATATGGTGTCACCGGTTGCATTAAAACAAATAAGTTCATCATTGGCATCTTTATTGTTTAGGATAAATTGGCGTATATTCGATTGTGTGGATGGTAGGATAATAGTTATACCGTCTGTCTGAGTTATACCAACATCGAACATTTCAACCACTTTACTAACAAGAGGATAATCCTTATTGGTTCTCTCTGTACCGGCAACTTTATAAACCCTTGCGTTATATACATACTCAATGAGACAACCCAACCTTTCTTCACCGATCTTACAAAAAGCGGTTCCATGGCTATAGTCTTTAGAATCTTTGAATATGTGATTAAACAGACCAATCTTCATTCCTGTTGTTTTAAAGAAAGACATACAATTCATTCTACATGTTAAGTAGTTTGATGTTATCCCTACACGATCATCAGGGGTTGCTGTATTTCCTTTAATGACATCTGTTCGGCAAAGAAGTATAGAGTTGGGTTTCTGTCTACCCTTTAGGTATTTAAAGAAGTTTCTTGAAAGGGAACATGTGGGGTCAATTATGATTATCTGCTTGTTATAGGCATGTTGGTTCACACATGTATTGATCATCTCACATTCTGTTACATTACCATAGATGTGTTTGACAACAAGACTTTTTGGATATCGTATATTTTCATCTGTCCCAAAATTACCAATAATAATTTGGTCTTCCGGTGACATAGTTGTGTATATGCTTTTAATACAGGCATCCAAGTATTGGTATGTGTTGTCACTTACAGGTATGATTATTGAAAACATTTTACTTCCACGTAATAGTTGGTTTTACATTGGCTTTAAGTATGTTTCTTTTTTCTTTTGTCAGTGTGTGATTTATTCCATATTCAAGAATATGTCTTATTTCATCCTTGATTGTTCTGGAAGGAACATAACCAAACCCTTTTAATATATCAGAAACATAATTGTAATAATGATCTGATGTGCTTTCCTTTCGAGGTGTTGGAATATGTTTTGTTTCTACATTGATAGAATATTCCTCTGCAACATCAACAACCATCTGTGCGATATCATTAATTGATTGCCATTCCGATAACTGATTCCAGACCTGAACTCTACCCTTTGGTGCTGGGTTGTTCACAGCGATCATAAGAGCCTGTACGCTGTCATTCAATGAAAGGAAACCTCTCTGGTGCTTACCTTCACCATAGATAGTTAGTGGTTCACCAATAAGAGCCTGTACACAGAATCTATTAAGAACCGTTCCAAAGCATTGATCGGTATCCAATCGAGTCTGGATACCAGTTTCTTTGATGTCATCAGTATAGATACCGAATACAACAGCCTGTTGTACGTCTGTACATCGTATATCCCATGAACGAGTAATCAGATCAATCAGATATGTGGACGCTGTTTTTGACGTATGGTAGATAGAACCTGGGCGGCGGGGGAAAATCATCTCTGCTGATTCTCTGCCATTGTGGGTAAATTTAAAGTACCCCTCTTGGATATCAACAAGGCTCTGGTGGTCATATTCGCCCGTTGAGCCGATTGTTATGTAGTGGGCTTCTGGGCAATATTGTTTCATTGCCCATAATAGATTATTGGTTCCGATGATATTATTATTTAAAACATAGTTTGCATGTACTTGATCGACCATAGAAAATGGCCCCGATGGACAATGTGCGAGATTTATGATATTATCGAACTTACCATATGCTCGAAATTTTAAATGAAGATATTCTGTTTGTGGGTCTGCAATATCAGCAACTAAAAATCTGATATTACCAAGAGTTAATAGTTCTTTCTTCTTAGCATTTATATCAAGAATATCTGTAAACGAAACACTGTTCATTTCATTAACAGCGGTCCTTCTATCATAATTATCAAGAGCGACAACTGAATGACCTTCCCTGAGTAACCTCTGAACAAGTGCTGTCCCAATATATCCATCCCAGCCACAAATTAGTGTTTTCATACCTTTCTCCTTTTTTATGTACAGCTTACAATATAAATTCTTTTACTTTTTGTAAACAACCTTCCCTATTATTTATCCAATTTTCTTCGTTGATTACCAGCAAATCAATACCCTTTTCTCTGCATTGTTGGTATTTAATATAATCTCGTTGTACTACTTCTGGAAGTGTGTGCCAATATCTTCCGTTAAATTCTATAGCCTTGTTTAATTCAGGTAACCATATATCCAATTCAAGATTACAACTTGTTAGTGGGTTTATAATCTGTGATCTATCGTTTTGTATTATTTTATTTGTATATATGTTATTAACAAAATCAAATAATATATTTTCAGGTTTTGAAACTTTCTCATTAAACACACATTCTGGGCATATTGGATTTTGTTGGAAAACATACCACTTTCTACTCACAACATGACCTTTTGAACATTTAATTAATAAATATGTTTCTTTATTCTTATATTCATCACTTACTAATTCAAACCCTTCTTTTTCAATATATTCTTTTACATAATCATATGATAGTTTTACCCCACCAACACACTCAGGACATCTCTTGCCTTGTTGGAAACAATTCCATGTTACTTTATACTCATGTCCTACAGGACATTTTACTTTTAATTTAGTAAATGCATTTTTATATTCCTTACCTAATAATTTATACCCTTCATTTTCAATTTGTTCTTTTACAGGTTCATATGTTAGTTTTTTATTACCAGCACATTCTGGGCATCGATAACCTGCTTTCCAATTACCAAATGTTATATTATGTTCGTGACCTTCCGGGCAATTGGTTTTTAATTTACTATTAGCATTTATATATTCTTTACTTACTAATTCAAATCCTTCTTTTTCAATCTGCTCCTTTACATAATCATATGATAGTTTCTTGGGCATATTTAATCAATCTTCTCCATAGGGCTTAACATTTTTTCCTTCTGCTTTTTGTTTCTTATATTCCATCCAGTATTGTGAGGATTCACCCTGCCACGAACACATATCAGTTTTGTTATTATAAACAAGTTTGAAATGACTACAGTTACAATTTTTTACCATTTGTTCCCTACACTTATCACATAACTGAACATCCTCATATTTTGCATAAACGTCTATCTTTTCCTCTTCACACTTGGGGCATCTGTAGTCATAGATTGGCATTTGTCTTCTCCTTACATTTTACCTATATTTTTTTATAGTTTTTTTACTTCCACATTGTGGACAAATACCGTTGTTGTCTGTAAACTCATGCTTACAGAGAATACAACAGTATTCTTGCATTGTTATTCCCTATTTTTTAGGATTGGTGGTGCCGTACCAACCGGCTCCTTTCAAACTCCAGTTTGTTTCTGACATTATTTTCTTTGCTTCTGTACCACAGTACCAACAGTCATGGGTTTTTGTGCCGAACGGTACAATCTTCTCCGTTACTTTCCCACAGACCCTACATTTAAATTCATACATTGGCATCCTAAAATCTCCTCGATATCTCATCCATCACATATTTTACATGATCAACTATTCTTTTATTACTATCACCCTTGTTATGGGGTATTATACTATTCTTATTACCGAACCCAAAAATTCCATCCTCTTTATATATAGATGGTGACTCACCCCAACTTATAACAGGCCATCCCTGTAGGTTGCACAAGAAAGTCCAATGGCTACAGGGTGTTACCACCAACTGTGCATTGTTGAGTAAATTAAATATGTATTTATATCCATTCTCAAAGTAGTCAACTCTTTTGAGAAGAATATTTTCATCTGGAAGATGACATTTCATATCACCTATTACAATTACATTATACAACTTTTTTAGCTCTTTGTAAATGTGCTTTGATTCTTTAACTGAAATACTGTTATCTGGAACGAAAACAGTATAGTCACCCTTTTTGAATTCCCTCATGAACTTGGTGTTCATGTCAACTTTTGGAATTTCAATAGGATCGAATATTTTATTATATATTGAATATCGAGGGGTTGTCTTTAGGTACTGGACGGTGTGGTGGTCTATGTCTCGTTTAAGAGCATTTGTTTTGATCGAGGCAAAATCCTTGAATGATTTCACGAAAATATTATAGTCACGGGCTGACACGTATTCATGTATGTACCCGTGTTGCTTGCTCTCATCTCTTGATAGCATTCCATATGTTGGTAGAAAATTTTTATCATCTATCCAATCATACATAAATCTTCTATTGCGATGAGATGATAAAAATGTTACTGGTTCTCCCAACACAAAATGAACGTAGGTCATCATTGGCCTGAAACACATTATCTCTTGCTCGAAATCGCCTATATATGGACCACAACACAAAACCGACATTAATATTTTTCCTTATATTTTGTATGTTTTATCATCAATAATAAGATTACCAAACCAACCATTGAAGATATTAACATTCTCTTCATATTTCTCTCCGGTGACTATCATTACCTCGGTGTTCAAAAGAACATCTTCTAAATCAACAAGGAAAACGAATTGTCTTTCGAGTTCGGTAAGTTTGGTGGTGTCAAGTAATACCTTATTGTTTTTCTTATAGAAAGTAATAAGTCTATCACCCACCCTGTTACTTATGTAGTATTTTTTGTTTGTGTTTCTTAGAAAAGAATTATAGAACCTGATATTATCATCAACAATGAATCTGTTGGTTTTCGGAAACATATCAAGTAACCAATTCATTTTTTCATTTGTTGGATCACAGAAATCGATCTTTATTAAATGAACCCTACCAAAATCATGTTTGGAAATAGTATTATAATCACCGTCATCGATCCTAATCACATCACGCCCCTGATGAGCTATCTTCATTGTTGACCTCCAATATAAACAATAGTAATACAACTACACTACTATTTATATTAATAAGAGGTATTTAATTTGACTTTTGTGAGAAATTTAAAAGAATTGTTGGTATTTTTTAATATGAAATCATATACGTTATCAATATCCTTTTTCATAACCAACTCATTAAGGTCTTTGACATTATTATATGGCATTAAAAAATATTGAACCAGTTTGGAATGGCGATAGGTAGAATTCGTTACGAATTTTTTTATTTCTTCACTGCCGGTCTTGTCGATCTTGATATTATCAGGTGCTATGATAACACCCCTATCAGTGTGTGGTAATAATAGGTTGATGAACTCATCTTTATAACACCCACCGAGAACTGTAGTCCCTTGGTCATAGTTTACCATATATGCATCCAGTAAACCCTCGGTGATGATGATAAATTTATCTCTGTCAAAATTGTCGATGTTCAATACAATCGATCTCTTATCGACCACGGGGTTTAAAAATTTAGGCTCCATCTCATCGAATATTTTCCTTGCTTGGAAATATTCAAGTTTGCCGTGAATCCACAAAGGCAATATGATTCTATTTTTGTATCGACCCCTTACAGCAATATAAGCCTCAATGGGAACCTTTCTTCTTGTAACAAACCTTCTAAGAACTTCCTGATACCGTTCATCTATTTTTGTTGTTGTCTCACTTGAGAGAGATATACAATCATTTTTAAGATCAATATCAAGAAAATTATTTTTAACATCCTCTTCAATAATTGGTGAGGCTGTGACTGTGCTCAGACGTTTCCGAATGGTGTCTTCATTATATACTGGATCAACCAATTCACGGTACGCTTCTTTTTGGGATATACCCTTTACAAAAGCATATAGCGTAAAAATGTTTCCAGTGCCGGGATTACACCCACCATTGTAGCATTTGAATACCCACTCGTCATATTTTCCATAATAATCGAGATGGAACCTTTTGATTTTTTTGGATTTTTTAGAGTCACCACAGAAAGGACACCTTGCCCATACACCACCATTGGCGTTTATAGAAACATTGACAAGGTGCTGGTAACATATTTCATGTACTTTACTTTGGTCTATCATTATGTATTAATTATAATATATATTTTATTTATTGTAAACATATTATATTACCCTACAAAAACAGAATCAATTCTGTCAAACAACCATTTTGTAAATCTATATCTACTCCATTGATTACGCCATTTGTTCCCATTAAGATAAACATTATATCTATCATTACCATTATCTATTTCATGTTTACTTTCTAAATGGTGTCGTGTTCCGTTTCTTGGATTATGAGTGTATAATTCAAAGACAGGATAGCTTTTAACTGGTCTGCTAAGTATAGAATAAGCGGCGTTCAATTTCTACCAGTCTGGTGGCTGGCCTCAGACCACATATCTTACACATCTTTTTAATTTTCATCTATTACCCCCCCTATCTTTTCTTACAATTAAATTGAATGACCTCTGGCTCTGGAAGAAAATGAATATCATCTTCATGTATCCACCATTTTATAAACCATATAAATGTTTGGTGCTCGACAAAGATGTCATCTTTACCATATGACCCACTTTCCATTCTCCATCTACCAGTAGGTTTTAAAATTGTATAAGAAACCCAATCTCCATGATATGATTCAATATATGCTATATCCATGATCGCCTTTCCTGTAATATTATTTCATGCATAATACCCACCTTGATCTATTGGTGGTGGTTCTGGTGTATCATTTCTCATAGCCCCATCACTTTAAAAAATTAATTTACTCTGGTCTTCTCTCATACTCAATACATTCAAGAATAATTGGTGTAAGGAAAACGAGTTGGTTTATTGTCTTACCGGAAAACATATCGTTTTCACATGAGAACCACCCTCTGTCATCTACACAATATATACAGGTGCTACATGTCGGGGTGTAATTTCCATATTTTCTTGGCATCTTCTTTAGCTTCCTCACGAATTTTTGACGGGAGCATTTGAAAAAACTCCTCAATATCATGAGGTGTTTGGTTGTTTACCCCCAAGATATGCATCATAGCATTTACAGTTTTCCACGGTGACTTATACTCTTCGAGAACTGAGTTATAAATTTTCCCCATTGCCTTTTTCAGAGTTTGGGAAACGTTCTGCCTTGTTGTACCCGTACCCCTTGCGATCTCTGAGCATGTCATCGGTTTGTTTCTCATGTTGTGTACCTCAATTGAATTTTTATCTTAAAAACACAATACCACATTTAAAATAAAAGTCAATAGTTATTTTTTCCTAACGGCGTTTCGATGCCAAATATTATACTCTCCACCAGTGTCACTGATTGGTATTACATTTTTTACAGCATCCTTTTTACCTTTCTGATATGCTCTATAAGAAAGTGGCATCATAAGGTTCACCAATACCATCTTTTACACCCCACTTATTAAACCATTCTTTAAAGTGTTTTGGTATAAACACTAAATCTCCCATCCTTCTAAACTTAGATCACCGGCATCCATTGCCATGTCCCTACTCACATAACTCTGTTGATTGCCACCATCGTTAAGATAATTGCTCATGTTGTCTTGGCACATACAACAAATCTCTTTGTTAATATATTGGCTATATACAAAAGAGCCATATTCAATCTTATTTCTACATGTTGGGCATTCTACTAATTCGTTTGGTTTCAGCATTTCTTATTCCTCAGTTATCAAATGAAAATTCTTGGCCACATTTTTCACACTCGACAAGATGATCATAATACCCCATGCCATCACAATATGTACATAGTGTATAGTTACCATCAAACAACTCATCTACCTCACCTGATCCACTACACTCAGGACATTCTATATTTACCCAATCAGCTTTACAGCACGGGCTTTTTGGTGAACACAAGTTCAGCTTCATATCATCACGACCCCAATAAAATAAAAGTTGGTGTTGTGTTTCTATTGAGTCTACAAATTATATGATAGATATCCAACATGTGATTTTTGTCTTTAAACACGAAAGATGGTTCATCAACATATACTCTGGTAAACTCAAATATTTTACCATCTGATTTATAATGATCCACTCCCGAGAATTTTGAATCACCATCAAGATATCGAGTTTGGTTCTGTATATGCAAACCACCGCTATCAATTTCATGTGCTGTGAAGATCATACCTTTTGTGTTTCTCAGGTTTCTTCTAATATGATGATTAGCAACAATCGTTAATGAATGATCATCGGCATGTTCTTCTATGTATCTGGTCTTCCCTACCCTTCTGCCTATGTTAAATCTTACTGTACAGAAGTCAACGGCAAAAGAACCAGCTGATATATTCATACGTATATCAGGGTCTAAATTTTTCCTGATCTTCATATTCAACTTAATTAAATTGTCTATAGCATCTGATACTTCATTATACTCAAACATATTATCCTCTTATTTTGTAAGTATTGTTGATGGTACTCCTTCTGGTGCTTTTACTTCACCGATAATGGCTTCTGTTCCCGGGGCACAGGTTCCGCAATTTGCACAAACCAAAACTGGTACTTGGGCAATCTGCTCTGTTCCAGCTATAATAGCTGATACACGTTTCAGAACTGTTTTAGTATCCCATACAGGACAGTTACATTTTGGACAAACCATTGTTTCCGCTTGCCTAACATCAAAACTAATCTGTTGTGGTTGCTGTTGCTTATTCATTGAAATAATCTACTCCCCTTTTCCACACTCTTTGATTTAGGGTGGCTAATTTTAGACCGTATCTTTCAACGGTTCCGTATGTCAGTGATTCAACATATCGGCCTGTCTTTATATAATCACACATTATACCTATTTCTGGAGAAATATCATCGAGTTCATATCGAGTAAACAACCAGATTGCTTTTCCCGCTTCTCTTAGATCACCAAGAAGGGTCATCAATTCAAATAATGGTTGGTCAAGTGGTTCCCCACCCATAACAAAAATGTTATCAACGATATCTGAATTATTGGCAATCTTTTCTAAGATAAGTTTACAAGTAACCTCATCATATGGGTGACCCACATTAAAATCCCATGCCTCTGGATTGTGACAACCCTGACAATGTGGTGGATGACAGCCTGATAGATATATATCTATAGACTGTGTTTTTAACGTATAATCAACACCTGCAATATTCATAATTTTCTCCTATAAATACTTTACTATAATTTTTGTTTTTAAAAGCTATATATCCCTTATTTATTATATTTTTCATAGAATTAATAAAAAATTTCGGTGATCTTCTTTTCTTTTTATACATTATACTAAAATATACCCGTGATGTCAACTATAATGGTTTATTTTTAAAATTTTATATCACTGTTTTTATAAAACACCCTATTTGGCTCGTCAAGCTCTCTTCTGGTCTTATTCCATGTGCGTGTCGCTGTGAGAAAACCAACAACTCGTTGATATGTCTCTATTATATCAGCACCACAGTAGCACTTATCACCCCTACCGACACTCATGTGACTCTTTGCACATCGCTGTAACGTGTAATTCACGGCGAAATAGATAACACCTTTCTTCACAGCACTACGAATCAATTTCTTTACAATATTATAGTCCTCAATTCTCTGCTCTACATTTAAATGAGCAATGGCCCCGCCGCTGAAATGGCTATCAAATAATCCCTGCAATGTTATTCTGTCTAACAAATCAGCTTTACATATAAGGGGGATAAATTGGTTAGAGTAAAAATCATATTTGTCCTGAATCCTAAACAGCTTATCTTTAGAGGCCAACTTAACACTGAGGCTTTCCCCAGGAACCTGCTCGACATTATGAGGTGCTTCGTATTGTTTCTGTAGTCTATCATTTACAGTGTTCAGGGTTTCTAAAATCATTATGGCAAATTCCTGTCCTTCATTTGACATTATATCATATCCCATTTCAGTTACGGCCTCATAGAAGCCATTAACACCGATGGTGGAATATTGTTTGTTTATATCCATAAACCCATGATCATACAGTGGAAGGTTACCGGACTCAATACGCTTTTTAATAATGCTTCTTTTTGCATTATTTACATGCTGACAATCAACAGCAAGTTCAATCAGCTTATCAATAAAAGCCTCTGAGTTTCCTTTATTTTCAAAGGCTATTCTCGGTAAGTTAATTGTACACACTCCAAGGCTTCCTATCTTGGTTGAACCAGACCCAAAAGAGTTAAAGTATTCGTTTGATTTATCACTGCGAAGTCTGCAACAGCTTGATAACGTTGATGTTTTTCCAGCATACATATTAATAAATCCGAATTCTATATTTTCTTTGCTGATCAAATCTAAAAAGTTCTCATCCTGAATATTATGATCCTCATCAACACTAAAACACGCCGTTGTTATTGGGAATGTTATAGGTGTTCGTCTTAGTTCATGGTTCATCGAATGAAGAAACATTTCTTGTAGCTTTTTGATTGTCGATACCTTTGGAGTTATGACTTCATCACCCTCAACGAATCGATAATCTGGTGCTAATTCATTAAGGAAATTATCATCAAATATTGAAATATTGGTGAATGGTGAGTTTCCAGATATAAAAACCTTTCCATTTTTTCTAAAAACAACAACCCCGTCTTTTGTTGATGGACACCACACTTTTCCTTTATAGTGAATTTTTTCTTTTTTACATGCATCCTTATTAATTCTATTATAAGGAATGAGATATATTGTTTCTTTTTTATTGTTGCCAATTAGTCTGCTTGTTATTCTGCTTCCTCTCCCAGCAAGAAAACAAACATGTTGTAGTTGATCCGCAATTTTATAATTATCACACTGTAACTTTTGTCTATTATCACCGTTATAACCATCAAATTTAGACCATAAATCAATAGCTATATTTGCTTGTCTTTTGCTAAGATTAAAAAACCAATCGGGTAGTTCTTTTTTTGTACTATTTAATATATTTAAAATTTCTTGTGAGTTATCTGTTGTTATATCATAATGGTTTACTGTTCCATCAAAAACAGATGGTCTTTCTATAAGACTATAATCCACCCCCAATGATTCCAAAGTTTCTTTTATTAATTTGTTACCATACCTTTTGGGTGACTTATATAATTTAATCCTACCATTTTTTTCTGTATCGATATTCCCATCTGTTAAAATCATAACACAAAGTTTTAACATATCATCAGATATATTATAATCTTCTCTGTCATCCTCTATCATTGCCACTGGCACTGTTAATGGAGTTTTTTTATCTATTAGATTACATGACTCTGATAATAAATACTCATCCCTATTATTATTCTTCTTGTGTAGTATTCTATGGTTTGGTGTTACGCACTGGCAAAAATCCCTTCCGGTATAGCAGTGCATTTCACCATCATAATCATATACATTAACTCTATCAACCTTTTGAATATTGAGTTTGCCGTTATCCCATGTATAGATGCTATCGCCTTCTGATAACATATCATATGTTTTAAATCCAACAGGTGTTAAAACTTCTGTATCCTCTGTTACGCACTGATTACCACGGTTTGGTTGGTTCACTGTATATATAAAAGACACAATGGTTTCCTTTATATATAACCAAGCATCCTCTTCTGAGGCAAATGCAAAACTTGCATCTTTTCCAGTTCTAAAAATCTTATCAACATAATAAGCCATGACAATCAACATATCTGCAAGGCCGGTGGCCCCAAGTGTGCTGTTCGCCGCAATCACAACGAACTGTTCCAGCTGTGATTTGAAAGAATATAAATATTTTGGTGGACTACTGATAATTTTTTTGATCATCGGCAATCCCAACAGGGCCACATCATACGTGCTGTAATTCATACAATACGGTATTCCAGCACCTACACCTGTAAAATCATTGATATAAATATCACCTGTCAATTGTTTCTCGACAATTTCATTTGCTCTTGCTTTACCATATAGTTGTTTCATTTTCTTCCATAGAACATAGTAGCTGTTCAGCTTGAAGAAAGGTTTTGGTAGTTCCTTGGTATATGTTATAACCGACATATCATCAACGTTACTGTTGTCATCAACAGATACATCAGATGTTACTGTTTTCGTTGTGAAAAAATCCTTTGAAAACAAGGACATATCTGTTTGTTTACCTATACCCTCCATGTCAAATAATCTTCTCGGATACTTTGATTTCAGATGCATGATCAAATCATCAAATTGTTGTGCGTATGTTACTTTTAAATACATTAACTCCCCTTTATTAGTTTAATTTTTTACATTCTTGATGAGTAGTAGTCAGCCCACACTTCATCCCAATGTTTATCTGCGTCCTCTTGACAAACTGGACACAATACACACATATTATCCGAATCTGGATACGCTGTTCGTTGTCTGTTATTTGTTGCTTCCATATTTCCACACATACAACATTTTAGATCACCCTTCTTATACCCCAATATTTCTCTTGTTCGTCTTGCTATGTGATGACCATCGAATCCTGTAACATCTTATTAATATCTACTGACATTTTATTTCCTTCCGGTGCTGTTATAAGCACCATTACCTCGTTCTGTTTCATCCAATTCCTCAACCGGCCAAAATCTAACAACATGCACAACTGGACATATAACACCCTGTGCCAATCTATCACCAGCCTCCCAAATCTGATCTCCATCCGATAGGTTGATTAATAGAATTCCAATTTCTCCGGTGAAATCAGAATCTATTGTCCCAGGAGAATTAATAATGGTTAATCCGTTTTTTATAGCACAACCAGAACGTGGTCTTATCTGCATTTCAAAACCTGATGGGATTCCTATTTTCAACCCTGTTTTAACAATAGTCCTTTGCAGTGATCTTAATCTACCACCCTCACTTGCCCTCAAGTCAAAACCAGAACTTCCATCGGTTTCATATCTGAGAAGATCACCGAAATAATGAGGTAAATAAACAACATTCAATATCATGTTTTCTCCTTCTTACAGTTTTATTTATAAAAGTTGTTCTAAATAGTCTCAAAAAATTTTAGTAGTAATATCAGTACCGTTATATATAAGTATCCTATTTTGCTACATAAAATATTTTTAAATTTTTGATAGGGTAAAACTTTTTCTTACCCTATTTTGATTTAAGTCGAGTCGGCATGTGTTGCGACTTAACCCCAGATAGTCTCGTTATATCGCCACATTTTGCGAGTTAATATAGTCTGTATAGGTTATTCTCTACAGCCGTTAATTTCTCAATATATGTAGGCCACTCATGATCTTTGAAAAAGTTATAAATCATATCAGGTGGTGGAAGAACATAATCATTATACTCTTTCAGCACTGTCGCTTTGACATCTTCCGGTATCATTCTGAAATCCATTAGGCGAAGGTTGAACTTGAACCGGTCAACCAGATTATTATCTTGTAACCACCCATACCACCCATATACCATAACTTTTTCAAGTGCCGCTGGACCAAACCCTGGTTTTCTCTTTCCATGAGGATGATCAAGGGGTGTGATAATATTATAGATATCATCTTTTTTCTGGCCAATTAAACATTGCTCGATCAAGAAAATATCTGGATTTGGATGTGACACATTTGTTTTTTTAAGGGGATCATATATACTAACCCGATCACAGCTTAATTGTAGAAAGTCCTTATCCATTGATATGATATGAATCTTCTCTTCTGTGTTAAGAGTCAAAACCCCTATAATATCATCAGCCTCACATCTCGGCACTTCCATAAACTTAAATGGGAAATGGGTCTTTAGATCGGCTATAAGCTGGTTGTAATTTACAAAAAATAAATCCCAATCGAGAGTTGAAACATCTCGTTTTGCTTTCCGAGATTCCTTGTATCGATTCCATATCCCAAGCCGCCACGATGGCTTAGAATCGATAGCAACTATAATCTCACTCACGTTCTTTACAGCAAACAACGCACCGTATAAACTTGAGAAGGTATAAAGTCTCCATGTTTCCCAATCCACATCGATGATTTCTTTCTTATCATTTCTTGTGAGAACATCAGCACTGAAAACTGTTCGTATAGCCAAGTTGTTAAAATCGAACATTACCTTCGCCATTATTTGTCTCTCTTTGTCATTGACAGTCTATTGTATTTCCAATGTTGGTATCTGGAAATGATTGAATTATACATGTTATATACCCATCTAATCAATAGACCAATCAAATCGATAGCCATTATAATGATAAGATAAGCGACTATAATTACACCGACAAGTACATATAAAACCATAATAGACAATATAGGCATTATAATCAACCCAAACATAACAATAATCATATTAAAAAACAAATTAATCATTTTACTTCCTCCCATTTTTCAAATAAAGGACTTAACATCTCATCGTTATTAAGCCTGTTTATTATATTAAGTACAAATTTATCAATGTTAAAAACCGTTAACGTTGATGGTCGATCTTCACTGATCGGTAAAGTATTTGTAACATATACCTTATGACCTTTTAATCTATCAAATGCTGGTCCAGAAAACACCCCATGAGTGGCTATAGCGGCCACATCAGAAGCCCCAAGTTTGAATATATTCTTCATAGCACACTCAAGGGTTCCAGCCGTATCAATGATATCATCAAATATCAACACCTTTCTACCACCCACTTCACCGATAACATCCATTGAATCAACTTCATTTATTTTCTTTCTGGTCTTGTTGATGATTACATAATCTTGAGCACCACATAAACCACCGAGTTTTAGAGTTCCTTTAACTGCCCCAATGTCCGGTGAACAAAACACCCAATCTTCTATATCGTCTATTTGTTTTTTGAGATGGTATGCGAGGAACGCACAAGAATTTATATGATCAAACCCAACCTTGTTAGGCATGAACCCCTGTATTTGTGCGGCATGTAAGTCTATTGTAACTACTCTAGATGGTCTGACAGAACATAACATTTCACATACAACTTTGGCTGATATGGGAGTACCACTATCGTGTTTCTTGTCCTGTCTTGAGTATGGGAATATGGTTAAAAGAACATTAACCGCTGATGCTCCCGCTCTCTTGGCGGCATCGATCATCAACATCAATTCCATTATATTGTTGTTGGTATCTGGAAATGATTGAATTATATTTACAATTTTACCACGCACACTTTTCTTGTATTGAAAATTTATTTCACCGTTTGCAAACTTATTATTTACAATAGGTATATCACTGCGTATACCCAAGTGCTCTGCACCTGAACCAACAACCACAATTTTCTTAGACATATTATATACCTGTTTATTTTAAATCACAATTTATACTACACGTTTCAGTTTATCACCATAGGCACTTTTGTGATACATATCTTCCCATGTATCTAATATACCATCTAAACAACCTTCACAAACACCTTTATATATTTTACTACTATCAAAGTTTTTTTTACAAAGTTCACAATGACCATAGACCTTCTTTTTTCTTTTAGGTATTTTGCTCACCTGTCGTTTGAGATTATTTTTCAATTTTTCTTATATACGCCTTACCATTTGGATCAGTATGACGAACAAAAAATGGTCTTTTATATCTGGTTCCCCTTAGATACGTTCCAGCTTTTGACTCAGCACCGAATCGTAATCTTTTTCGTCCGTACTTCATATTCTGATAAAACTCTTTATCATCAACATCAAATACAGGATAATTTTCGGTTCCAACCTTTACTTCGGCATCTGCTCTACACCCCTCAACATCTGTTGCGAAACCTTCTGGTGTTTCTCCTGTTGCCACCGTACCTGTTGATACTCCCTTGTCAGTCGCCGCTGAATCTGCTGGTGTTGTTCCATCTGTAAATGCACCCATTATTTACTCTCCTTATTATACTCTTCTGTTAACACTTTGTCAATCAACCTTTCCATTTTGTCGTTTGAAATAAGACAACCTGTTCTGATCCTGTAGCTCCTCGCCTCTTTTATTACTCTTTTAATAATTTCATTAAGAAAACTGTTATCACCCTTGTTACGGAAAGCTTTTTCTTTGGATGTTCTGTCTGGGAGAATATCAATAGTATTTCTGACATTATCTTTCCCTTCAAATACATCTTTTATTCTTTTAAACTGCATCCTTTGTTGAGAATCGAATTTCAGAAATGCTTGTAGAAGATGTGATTTCAAACCACCTCTCTCCATTCTTTCCACGATATCGTTAAATCTCTCGTTATCACCCAACATCTCTTTCTTGTGTATCATTTTATTTAACAAAAACGATATTACGAAATCAACAAACTCATCTGGTGTTACTGTTATTTTGCTCATAGTTTTATGTTATTATAATTATGTTTTTACCCGATGTTATTTCAGAGATTAAACGTTTTGCGTTTAGCTTCTCTTTCGGGGAGAAATTTGTTTGCATTTGAAGTAACAGGTTATCAATAGCCTTATCTACTACTTCACTTGTAAAGGTTTCCATCTTGTCACCAACCGCTTCCGATCTTTTCATTGTTATATTTTCAATGTATAACAACATTAGATTTTCAAATTCTGTTGGTGTTATCTGGATATTCATTTTATATTAAACCTTTTCTTCATTAATTCGGGTGTTATCGTATCAAAGAATTCCTTATACTCATAAAGATATGTGTCCGGTAAATCTTCTGCCCAATGTAACATCACAAACCTCAAACCTTTTAATTCTTTGGCCAGAATCTTCTTTACATTTTCATCAATACCAACCCAAGGGGTAGGCATCCCTTTCTTCTTATAGATGAGCAATGGTCTTTTCTCGGAAAGATTTGCATCATCTATGCACTGAACCCAGAACGCTCTAAGGGGGTCAGACTTATTATATTTTAAAAACTTATCAAGTGATGCATCAGGATAACCGGTCTTTATCTCAACACTATATATTCCACAAAACCATTCCGAAGTTGTATTAATAGACCTTATATCTCCTGATAAGTTTTCACTATTACGTCCGTCTATAGTTGACAATCCACCACTTGCCGGTTGTCTCCAAAAAAGATATGGTTTTTCGGTACCTTGTATCCAAATACTGAGATGTTTACATATTTGTCTCTCATATCCACTTCCTTTTGCTTTACCATTTACCATTTATCATCCTTTTTATACATATTTTACAATTTATATTTTACTGTTTTTTTATAGTATATCATCTATAATTGTTTCCCATTCTGATGTGATATTTTGTATTGCTATATTTCATACCATGATCATCACACCATTTTTCAATAATACTATTCGTTCTATTTTGCTTAATTCTTTCTTATATTTTGATGAAAAAATTTTGTTTTACTGTTGCTCCATACGGAATTTTATAGCACTGACCGCATCCGGCAGGTCAATGGCATACTCTTTCGCCTCATAAAGCTCAATCAGGGTAATAAGCAACTCAAGCTCATCACCTTCCGGCGTGTCTGGGGTCGCATTCATTAACTCATCAATGCGGAGCAGCGCATGGTCGTACTCAGTCTCTGTCTTGATTATTTTTGCCTGTATCATATTTCCTCTGCATTAATTGCATCATTTTACATTTTGGTGTGCCGCTACATCCTTCTTTGCCTGCGCCGCTGTCTTATGTGAACCTCTCCAATATGTACTGCCTTTAGCTTTATCAAGCATACTGGCACAAAGACCGTTAACCATTTCAGCATCATCCAAATGCTGTGACATTCTCTCCACTCACTTCTTGAAGAAACCTTCCTTGTCAGTGCTTGCCGCTATCGTCTTGGCAAACTTTTGAACGCTGTCTTTTGTCCAGCCATCCGGTAAGGTTTCAAGAAGATATTTTTCATAAATCTCCATTTTCGTTACTCCCTTAATAGTATTTATATAAAAAATTTAAAATAACGACAAAAAAGAAAAACCCCAATTCCTTGATATCAAAGAAAAAGAGGGGTTTTCAAAGTGTTCTTATTTTTATACGTCTATGTCTTGCCAACCTTTTTTTGCTATGAGATATGTTGCCCAGACCCCCATACCATTACCTTGCCTGTGGAGTGTTGTCATCTCAAGAGTTTCAAATATAAATGGTCGGCCATTAACATATGATGTATATATAGGGCTATTAACACCAAATTTGCCCTTTTCAAATTCAAGTTTTTTACCATACCCAGGGAATCCATTAGGACAATGATTTGTTCCTATTAAAAGTGCTTTCTGTTTTCTTTCAACAGCACCCTTTGGAACAAACAATATGGAATCCTGCTCAAAGATTTCTCCGAGTTTCAGTAAATCCTTTTCAAGCTGTCCATCGTCATCCATGTCAACGACAAAATAACTATCTTCCTTGGATGTTTTACCACCCTCTGGGTATTTTCCAGATATCACAGTTACAGAATAGCCCATGGCCATTAATTTTGCTCTGAGTGATTTATTACGTTGTTGGTTTTCCTTATGTGTATATAATCTACCCTCACCACAACCCTCTGCTCTACGCCATGCCGTTAAAGCCCCACAATCGTGTTCTGTATTGTGTTTCCATAGCCTTGACAATGATGATTCATTGACTATATATTTTTCTGATATTTCTTCTTCTGTCTCTGGAACATAATCATCAAAATCATCAATCGAGTCTACAAAACGAACATGCCGTTCTGCCAATTCTTTTTCTTCTTCTGAAATACTTCCACCACTTGCCAATTTTGATAAAGATGTTCTCATTAAACCTTTCCTTCCACCAATTTCTGTGATGTCTATATCAGCAAATTTATCACTTGCTTTGGGTAATACGGTCTTTGCCCATACCCATAATGTATCATTTACTTTATTATTGATCTTCCATACCTGAACGCTCCACCTGTTCTTGTATTCTCTGATACGAACATAGCCTCGTTGGATGATCTTTGTGATAATTTCATCTCTCGCCTTTCCTTCTATTCCATAATTTTCGTTATATTTATCATATATTTTTTGAATTGATTGTTTTGATAATCCAAACTTATTTGGATTATCAAAAACTATCTTTATATGTGTCCCCCCTGTCAATTGTAATATTTTTCCTTGTGGGTTTATCCAATATGCATCCATATTATTTCTCCTTGTATTGGTATTTATATGGATTTTATGGAAAAATATTTAAAATACAAAATAAATTTTTTTGGTAGGGATAAGGGGAATCGAACCCCTGCTGGCTGTTAGAAAGACAGCTGTTCTGCCACTAAACTATATCCCCATTTAATTATTTGGATGCAAAGTGGGGAATTGAACCCCAGCGTGAGAGCTTATGAGACTTCACCAGACACCGGTCTACTTTGCGTCACATTTAAATATATAAATCGTCTGCTGTTTTATTCTGATCATCAGCGATATCAGCAAGGTCATGGTTACCACCTTCTATGGCGATCTCAATTATTCTTTGTGTGTTTTCCTTTATCTTATCAACAATATGGTTGTGAAATCCGTAGTGGATAATTCCAAGAAACACAAAACAATCCATGATTTTATTTAAAAACGGTATGTAATACTTTCCTATAAAAGTACATCTGTACAATCTTACTATCCTCAAAACAATTTTTAGCTTACTCATTTTGTTCCTTTAATCTTCGATGTAAAGGTTTCTATAGGCTCTATCAGCCCGATCTACAAATTTTATGATGTCTGTAAAATCAGATTCTATAATAACCTTCCTTAATCTTTTGGAGTTTGCCAAATGACAACCAACAGTCCAGTTAATTAATGTCTTTGGAAGGAAACCAATATAAATTATCCATCGACATACATCCAAAATAGAATCCAGAATATATTTTGCTTTCCAAGTGTACCAATGCATCTTTACAACCCTACAAAATACTTTAACAAATTCATCCATATTAACATCCTTTATTTAATGGTAGCGGTGAAAAAGAATCGAACTTTAAGTCTGTGCCTTATCAGGACCACGGCTCTACCACTGAGCTACACCGCTATATTAATATTGGTGGTTCCGAAGAGACTCGAACTCTTATGACTTCTCCGTGTAAAAGAGATGCTTGGCCAATTAAGCTACGGAACTATATAAAACTTTTGGAGCGGGAAGGGGGAGTCGAACCCCTTATTTACTGGCTGGTGTCCAGTTTACCAATGCCCTTGGCTTATCATACCCGCTTATTTTCAATTTTTACATCTTTTCAAATGATGATATTCAGCATGGCAATTTTTATGAAATTCAGATATATCCTTTTTTTGATCACATTTCAAACATATTTTTATCATACCGTAAACCTTAATGGTGCTCTGAGGTGGAGTCGAACCGGCCATTAAACAACTATAAGTTGTCCGTTCTACCGTTAAACTATCAGAGCATAAAATTATTTTACTCTCCTCAAACTTGTTTTCATTCTACCTTTAACTGGTGGTGGTTCAGTACAAACGAAACAATCAAACCAGTTTATCATATCATCAACAAACCCCTTATCTTCTTTCATTCTGGTTGCAACAGCGGCGCACATTAATGTTGGTATTGAAACCCCTTCACTGTCTACATTTTCATCAATTTCGGGCATCAATACTTCCCAGACTAAATTCCCATTTTCATCATCTGCTAAAATTAAAACACTTTCATAATCTTCAATTTCCAAATTTATAGGCATTGTGAATCCTTTTTTAAATTGGGGTACCATATAGGAGTTGAGACTATCAAACGAGTTTCGTAAGCTCATTGCCAGAAACCTATTGTCTGGATGGTACATGTATTATTCGTTCATCGTTTCCCTACAGCCACAAACTTTTTGTTGTCTCTTGTATCTATATTCATTACAATATTGGCATTGTGTAAGTGTCATAACTCCATTGATACAACTCTCACAAACCATGGCCGGTCTTCCATTGACTAATGCCTGTACTGCTTCATCACCACACTCTGGACATTTTATTCCATTCACCTATGGCCTCATCGAGTAATATATGTTCGCCGGTGGTTTTTTCACAATCCTTACAATAGATATATGATCTACCGCAAAAAAGTTCTGGTATAACATTCTTACTTCCACATTCACATTTTTCAATATCCATACTTGTTCCTATTTGGTGGGGAGTGAAGGATTCGAACCCCATGTCTATCAGGGGTTGGTTTACAGCCAACCGCCAGACCAATCCAGCCTTATTTGCACTCTCCATATTTTATATTAACACTTCGTTACGAGTCTTAACGTAAACTCTATTTTTTCTCCACCCTTTACAGGGATGATAATGGTCTTTACCCAAATCTCATTATTCTTAATAAATGCCACACTATCAACCCAATATACCATCCTCTCACGAACTGCAAAGTTACAATAACCATCCAGTGAACTTTGTAATAATATTAACGTTAACCTTGATGGTATTTTTTCTGAATAATATTCACACCATGCTCGAATTTCTTTTTTTACCTCCACAACATTCGTATTGCTTCCTTGGTTCTTGGTTTGTTGACTCATCCCAGAATATGCGCTAAGTTTTTCAAACGATGGTGACATAAAAACCATCAGTGCTAAGAGTATATATACAATTCTCATCATTGTAACCTTCCCGTGATAACACACCTTGACGGTTTCTTATTATTTGGAACAATGGTTAATTCTACATAAACTTTTTTACTATCGGGCCATAGCTCATCGCTAACGACTTTAAACTCGACAGTGATACCATCAACGTACCCCTTGTCGATAAACCGTGTGACGATCAAATTGATCCCCTTCTCGGCTTTTTTGATGGCCCTATGTACTGGCCACGTTTTCATCTTGCCCATATTTTCACTACAATACTCAGTGACTTGTTTGTTAATATCATTTACCGTAATCTGCTCGGTAACACCCAGCGTTCCACAACTGGTACATTCTTTTTTTGCCTGTGCGCTCATTGGTACTGACAAAAACATTAATACAATCAATATTCTGAATAAAATTTTCATTTTGCTGTCTTCTCTCTTAACATTACACTGATAATACATGCCGCTTCCTTATCCAGTGTTGGTTCGACAATCACGAACATCCAAACATCACCCTCTTCGTAATAACCAATCTGACCTGAAACCACTTGTAAAAGACCCTCTTCTGTTAATTGGGTTGCCAATCTTTGAAGATCGGGTCGAGTCATTGCCAAAACCTCTTCCGGTTTAACTGCGTTTGCAAGTGGTATTATATAAGCACCGTATGCTGTAAGAAGTTCGTGAACCATATTAACTATATTGGTTTCGCCATCCGTGAGCGGTTCACCCAAACACTCCATGTTTGCTGATGCAACTACCGGTAACAACAAACTCAAACATATTATCAATACTAAAAACAATTTCTTCATATCTATCTCCCTTTTGGTTATTTACTATGACTTATACTATCAATTTTTTGGTTCCATTTCAATACTGCCATTTCTGGACTCGTACAATTCTCTGTAGTATTTTTACAATTAATACAGATTACATAATGACAATTACAAAAAGATTCTATCTTAACTTTCCTGCTTCCACAACTACATTTAAATATGCACATGGTTAATCTCCACGATGATTAATCTGGTATGAGAGAGGGGAGTCGAACCCCTAAAACCTTCGGTCTAAGCGAAGTATGTATACCAGTTCCACCACTCTCCCATATTATTAGTATTTATAATAAAAATACACATTTATTTTTGGCGGGGGCAGGGGGAATCGAACCCACCATATCACGATTCAAAGTCATGTACACTACCATTGTGTTATGCCCCTTCATTATTTCTTTGGTTGAGATGATGGATACTCTGCCCCAATATATTGTGATTACAAGCCACACACCTCAACATAGAACAAAGACCTAGTTTTTCTCTTTAAACAACAATACTAATGCTATTTCTACAACAACTGTTACTACTATGATTGTTACTGACATCCTACTCGCCTGTTAAATAAAGTTTAATCTTTTACCTATATTTTATTATACCATATTTTTAAGCTGTGTCAATCAAATAAAAAAACCCCCTAATCTTTTTTAAGACCAAGGGGTTCTGTGATCGTTATTTTATCCCCCAGTCTTACGGTATTTCTCCACAATACACAACAATACCTATCACAAGTATGCGTTGTTCTAAAAGAGTATATGTCTGTCTGAGTGTCATTGAATTTAATTCTCCTATTACTATTTATATAAGTTTTCTATTTTTTCTCAAATTATTTTAATTTTTTCTCAAATATCTATTATTGATGTAACTTTATAGATATCATAGACTCTCTTTCCTTCCAATGTCTTGTATGAGAGAACGATCTTGCTGGCCCCTGCTGGTGATGTATTAACAATCACATCTGGCTCATTTCTTTTATTCAAGAGATACCAAGCATCGGGGTTGAAGTTATTACCGAAAAGTCCTATTCTAACAGTGGTAGTATTATCTTTGGTTCTTAATAACATTGTTTTCTTATGTAACATGGTGTATCCCTCAACTGAATTTATCTTATAATGTATTATATCACATCTGTAGAAAAAGTCAAGTGATTAAATCAAAAAAAGAGGAACATATTTCTATGCCCCCCCCCCCTTTTTTTTGATTTCTTATGTATCTATTTTACTTTATAAATTAATTTTCATCATCGTTGGCCCCATTACCCTGACCTGGGGAAGCACCTTCTGAGCCGTTACCGTTTCCATTATTACCCTTGTTACCATCTTCACCATCTTCACCATCTTCACCATCTTCACCATCTTCACCATCTTCACCATCTTCACCATCTTCACCATCTTCACCATCTTCACCATCGGTTCCGTCTTTACCCGCTGACCCTTCGATGTAAACGATTTCTTTTTCAGGTGTGGCTATTGGTACATGTGTTGTGTCTTCCAAAAAGTTAAGACCAAGACCAGCGGTTAAGAATGTTTCACCGTGGTTAGGATCAAATGAACCATAACGATTCAAGGCAACTTCAAGCATTGCATCTTCTGTCTGAACCCCAACAGCAAGGCGGTTAAAAATCTGGAAGTTACCATGTAAACGCCAGTTAGTATTTTCTTTTTCCTCACCCCCGTATCTTTTTTCCTCACCCCATGTATAGGCAAGTCCATGAGTCCATGTGGTATACACATCGTCATAATCCATTGTTCCATGATCATCACTGGTTATTTGATATCCAAGGCCCAAGGCCCAGGCGTCACGCTCACATGTCAAACAGTCAGCGTCACCCTGCCAACGCGCAAGGTGAAGTTCAACATCATCATATGTTGCACGAACACCAAAATAAATCAACCGACCAGTGTCACGATTCTTACAGAGTCGTGGATCAGCGTCAACTTTCTTGGCAACCTTTCCAGATTTACCAATACCGATCCCGATCTCAAACATTATCGTAACGTCATCTGATGCCCTAGATACCTGTGGGATTGTACTGACAGCAAGAAATGCAACCAATGCTACCAATACACTTAACAAATTTTTCATACATCTTCTCCTTACAGTTTTGGTCTTTATGACCCCTTTTGGTCTTTATGACCATTTAAAATTCTTATATAACCTACTATACCATAGTGTTTATGGTATGTCAACCTAATTTTCATCTCTACCATGATAGGGGAAGAAACTTTAATCTTTTCCTTCTAAATTACATAAAAATTCCGAGGCAGCATAACAATGACCATACGTTGGGCTATTTTCGTTGATTTTTCTATATTCAGGTTTTAGTAGACTATGTGTAAGATTTTCTTGTATTATTCTGATAAGATCATTCATATATTTTTTTAACTTGGCGGTGTTGACGAGAATCGAACTCGCTTATGTGACTTGCCAGAGTCTCAATCATTCAATATGGCATTAAAAAAAGCCAGAATCTTAATTTCAGATGTCCGGGCTTATAAGCAAGAATAGGTTAGTTTTAATCAAGATATTTCAAATGTGCCATTTCCTGGTCTTTTTGCTTCGACTTGGCAAACGCATCAAAGGCTTGAGAGGTTTTTTGCTCCAGCGAGGTGCGCACTTTATTCACATCCTCTTTTGAGGAAAGGACATTCTTGACCTTTTTCATTTTTAACTTTTTTAGGGAGTTCATTATCGTACCTCGCAAAGGTTATTCACATAACAATGATAGACCTTTTGGAGTCCAATCACCTTCTTTTAAGAACTTACAATATCCATTCATTTGTTCTGGAAAATCATAAATTAATTTCCAATAAGGACATGGTTTTATTCTCAAGCACCAATTTGTTTCTTTGCAAGGTGTTTTTATTATTGTGTAACAATAAGCACCTTCTGGTATTAATGATTCATCTTTTTTCATAATTTTAATTTATGGTCTGGATGAGAGGATTTGAACCTCCGTCTCGGACTCCCAAGGCCCGTGCTAAACCAAACTCAGCTACACCCAGTTATTATTTCAATCCCACCATTCCTGAATTTTTTCTTTCATGGTATCACATACAAGATCAATATCACACTGTCTATATGCTTCTACTCTATCAAAACAAGCAAGCATTTCCTGCTTTTCTATTTTCTTATCCTCTTCTGTGGTGACATTTTTTCTGGTGAAGTTAAACTTGTGCATCTTCCATGGTGCTTCTATCATTCCTATTTTACCCCATTTCTTATCATGGTCTTCAAAGGCTATTTCTTCATACTCATCTTTGACAAGTCTTTGGAGAGCTAAAACCACGGTGTTGATCTCATCGGCAACTCTGTCTGCTTCACTGATAATAGCATCGGTTCTGAAAAAATCTTCCATATTTGATATTTTCTTATGTAATATCGTATAGATATAAGCGTTGTCCCAATCTTTGTCATTCCATATTACTGGAAACCACCTGATTAAATTTTTAATGCTTTTGAAAAATCTTGTCATTACATCTCCTATTATATTTACTATCATTATACCACAATACTTGTTGTGTGTAAACTTGGAGCTAAGAGGAGGAGTCGAACCCCCAAAAACTTCCTTACAAGAGAAATCGGTTCCCAGAACCACTCTTAGCGTATATTTTTAATGGCGTACCTCGTAGGACTTGAACCCACAACGATTGGGTTGGAGCCAATCATGATACCATTTCACCAGAGATACATTAATTTTGGCACTCCTACGAGGACTCGAACATTGGCCCTGTGGTTAACAGCCACACATGCTTACCAATTAACACCATAGGAGTATATCATTCTCAATTATAACGCATACCGCTGATATTCATCCTCATCTTCAATGTAAAATACTTTCCCATTGAATATGCCAGCGAATCTTTTTGCGATATCATAAAACATTGGTTTGGATTTTACACCATCACAATATTTTACTCTAAACTTTCCATGTTTATTATTATAAGTCAGACTTTTACCTCGACCTGATTTCAACTTTTCCAACTGTTTTCTAAAAAACTTATTCATGGTACCCCCCCCCCCTTGCATTGTAACATTGGTAATATTACCGTGTATAGTTAGTGTTACTATTCAATTTTTGGTGGGGGTGAGGAGAATCGAACCCCCGTTTACTGGTTAAAAGCCAGTTACTTTGCCACTAAGTTACACCCCCATACATTTATTTCTGGCAGTAGATACAGGATTCGAACCTGTGAGGTGTCACCCTTACTGCTGGTTAGCAACCAGATACCTTGCCGCTCGGTCAATCTACTATATTCTTGGCAGAAAGTAGAGGAATCGAACCCCGTGGTTTCACCCACCCATGCCGTTCAAAAGCAGTTTGCCCCATGGCGGTACAATCTATATATTCAATTTTTGGTCAGGGGTGAGGAGAATCGCGCCCCGCTATCCAAGGACTTCAACCTTGTGCTCTACTACTGAACCACCACCCCATATTTTTTCCACAAAAAAAGGGAAAAACCTTTGTAGATTCTCCCCTTTATGGTTACAACATTACTTTAGAGAATTCTACACGTACACCGGCCAATCACTATGATTGGGGTTACTTGGTTTACTGGATGTCGAGGTCGTTTTTGTGTTTTTCATAATAGTTTCTCTATTTGTATTTATATAAGTTTTCAAATTTTTTCTAAATTATTTTAATATTCTTTAATTTTTTTTCCAACTGTCTCATCAAACTTGATTTTACATTCCACCGAACATACCGGAATATCAACATATTCAACCCCATAATACTCTACTTCATGTAATGGGGTATTCATTTCTTTTTTACACTCGGCACACACTTCAACCATAATATGTTCAAAGTGACCACATTTTGCTGGACATTTATATTCTATCCAATCACAGTCTTCACATGCTTCCATCTGGTCTTCTGTTAATTGTGCGTGGCAGTTATCAATACATATTCCACCAATACCAACCGATGCATCTCCTTGTACCACGACAGCATTTTTACAATCAAAACACGATTTCTTGTTCACTTAATCACCTATATATTTTATATCGTTTGTCAATGTAAAAGGGGGAAACATATTTCTATGTATCCCCCCCCCTTTTTTTTTACCACCTCACATTTTACCACCTCACATTTTACCAATTTACTATTTTAAATTATAAATCTCTCAAGCTGGCCAACAGCGCATCATCCTCGCTAAGAGCCGATGACCCTGTGCTATCAACAACCATATCATCACCATATTGGATCGGATAGGGTGTTTTTGGTGGTGGGGCTCCATATGTAGGAGTATCATCACCCATGTCTGGTTTACTTTCTACTGGTGGTACATTCTGATTTGGATCAAAAGCCTTTGCTGGTTCCTTTGCTGGTTCGTCTTTGGTAGTCAGTTTATTAAAACCGCCCAACTTCAACTCAAAGTCTCTCTCGACATCTTCATAAACCATTTCTGATTTAAGAAGTTCACGATGGGCATCGGGAGTAATCATCAAGGCTTCAATAAAATCACCTAAAGAATAACGCTGAGCCATAATCTCTTCGAGTTCAGCACCATCGGCAATGGATGATTGTCTACGAGCAAACATGGTCTGGTCATAATCTGGCCATACTTTTTTATTAGCATCTGCTTTCTTGGCTCCAATTGAAAGCAACATACTGTATCCATTTTCAGGATCAAACACTGCCAACCCGTAACCATTTTTATTATCTGTTACTTCTTTTTTGAGTTTTGTTTCCACTGTTGCTGGGAATTCATAGAGCCGCACTGATTTTGAATTCTTGTATTCTGGGTTCTCGATAGTTGCATCCCGTGGATCATCAATAACATAAACGTTACCAACATATCGATTTTTACGTTTGTAATCACCGGCTTTCTTTTTGTCATTGGCCGATCCCTGATATAGAATCTGAGTGATTCCACACCACGGGCAATATTTGTCAAGACCCTTATTTTTTTCACAACCGATGAATTTGAATGACTCACCAACATAGAATCCATGATAGAAATATTCTTCATAAAATCTACCATCTGTATCAGGAAGAAAACGAATTTCGTATTCTTTTGGTTTCTCTGCTGAACCCATAGATGGTCTGAATTTTTTAGCAAACCCTTGCTGACCTTCCCCCGACTCTTGTTTTTCTTTCTCCTGTTCCTTTTTCCCTGCAAAATCATTATACTTTTCTTCGTCTACCCATTTACTCATTCCATTTCTCCTACTGTTTTTACTGTTTTTTACTGTAATTCACTATTGAATTATGAGTATTACCGTAGTATGTTAAATTATACACTATTTATGCCCTTTTGTAAACCTAATCTCCAAAAGTTTCTTTAATTTATCGTACATCAACCATTCTCTCGATGTTTGGCATAACGGTAACTGTTCCCATATCCATTGGTTGTACACATGTAAAGAAACCAACACACATGAACAAATAGAATACAATCATAGCCAACATATTCTTTGTGACACACACCCAAAATGGGTCTTCTGATACCCACTTGGCATCATGCTTCGCCAATAGAACCATGAGAATAAATGTGAATGAGATGTTCAACCAACACAGGGGTTCCCCCAATAATGGATTATTCATTTAAGGTTTTCTCCTCATACTCCCCTTGCTTCTTTTTCTTCTCGGAAATAGTTTCATCATTACCATAGAGCATTTGTTCCTCTACTTCCGACTTCTTTTCTTTCCTCTTTTCGAGGTATTCACCTTGTTCTTTTTTGCTCATTCTCTCGCCCTATTTGGTTGTCCACATTTGACGAATACATAATTCTGGAAATTCTTATTAGCCCAATGTGCTATTGAACATCTCAAAGTACCTGTCTTGCTTTCCCAACTCATAGGTATCCATGGGAATATTATCCAAGATATCCAGTATTTAAATTTCACCTAACTGCCCCGCATCTATATTTGTTTGTTCTATTTCTCTAAAACACAAAAGGACAAAGGCACCATCCTCGGAAATGAGTATATGCCTTGACACTCAGGGTATATGACCTGTAACTCTATAATTTCTCGTCTGGTATTATTTCCTGTGGGTCTTAAATATACCTTTTTCCCTTCTAATTCTTTCATATCTCAACCTCTACTTTTGTAAGAAAGGATTTTACAGTTTTTAGAACCTCTATAAAATCTCTGTATCGATTTATAAGATAGATCACTTGATGTCTTTCGTCGTCATCGAGCACTAAATATCCATTGTTTATGAAGTATACCATAGTAATATTATCTATGTGTCCTTTTTTATAGTGACCAATAACAACCTTCTGGCTACCCTCTCTTAATTTACAATATGTTTCTAAGGTATTATAACCTTTACGATTTTCAACACCTTTCATATAATTCTTTATGAACCTAACACTCTCAACTATCTTTTCCTTGTTGACCAGTATACTCCGTTTCTCGATCTTATCCCTTTGAATATACAAGTTCAGGACTTTTTTATTGAGGAACATATGGTAGTTGAAAGTTTTGAATATTTCAAACCCGCACTTCATATATTTGTCAATATCGATATTTGACAAAGCAGTGTTAAAAATACCAACTGTTCTATCAAGATATTCCAGACTTGTTTTTTTCATTTTGGCACGTTGGGCACTCCAATCTTTTGGTAAGCGATACCCTCTATCATTGGCAGTGCCCTGTGCGTTCCTAAATGCAACGTAAATGTCCCAATCAGTGTATAACATTGTATTAGCGACACCTACGTCTGGTATTGCACCATCTGATATCACGAACGCCAAGTTCGCGTTTCACAACACCACAACGACCATATGTGTTGAGTCTGGTTACCCTGCCGTTCACAAGGTAGGTCATGTCATGGAATAACATATCGTCATCTCCCATGGGGGTTTCGCCTGGATGCAAAATTTGTCCTGTCATAACATTTCTCCAAATCTAAATTAATAAAATACTATTTAAATTTTTACCATATTAAACGGCCCCTTAACACCAGCGCAAAAGGACTCCACTGATTTAAGTGCTGATAATACCATCCCATGTCCACTAAATTCTAATAGTTCTTTATTTTCAGTTAAAATCCTCATAGCACCTTTGGCATAATCCTCACCACACCCACATGCATTAAAAGAATCCAAGCTCTCACCTACTTGAAAATCAGAATCTATTTGGTAGAGTCTTTTCCTGTAGCCTACTAAAAACACACCACCGGATACACTATTTTCTTTGATACTCGCATACCCATTTTCTTTAAAACAATCTATCACGGCATCGATAAATTTGGTACACATATATTCATAATCATCCATTCCTGCTGGATGACTTGGAACTACGAGGTTGAATCGTAGTAACTGCCCCATTCTGAATGAACTTGTATAACCAAATATCATACTTGCGTTCTGGAAAACTTTAGAGTCTTTCCTTAGAGTGTAATCCAACCCATCGATACCAGCCGAATCACCACCTATAATAACACTACCATCATCATCAACGTATCCAATAATACAAGTCATTTTTATCCCTTTTACATTAACATATTTGCTACGGAATGTAGAATATCGTTATCATTAAAATAAACACCACCAAACTTTCCACCGCAATCTGGACATCCACGCAACCATATAATATCATGCCGATATGCCATCTTTGCCAGTGGCCTGTATATCCATTGACTACTGGTACACTCAAAGCAATATAACAACGTCCATAGTTTACTTTGTAATCCTTTCATACACTCATCACAGATCGGTATAACCATCTCACGAACTGCGTTCTCAACTACACCATTCTCCTTGAACCCCATAGGAATGGTGATATAGTTTGTGGCTGGGAAATCTTCTTTTTTTGTGGCGGGGCCATGATTCAACTCACAGAGCGTTTGACCTAAATCTGCCAGTAATACTAACTTGTCAACTTCATCCATCGTCTTATCCTCTCTATATGATTAATAAGTTTATCTCATATAGAAGTATTATATATCATAAAGTATGATATGTAAACCTCTCTTTAAGGTAAAGTTAATTTAAATAACCCTAAATATGCATTAACATACTTTCTTAGGTTATCATTTTCTTCCCAATAGAGATTATCTTTTACCAATTCGTAGTCGTGTTGTATTGTTTCCTTTCTGAGATCAGCATTTGCGGCAAGGGCTTCTATTCTGTCAATCATATATTCTGTAGTAGAACATATATTCTTAGCACCCTTGTATGGGTAAACATCAGAGTACACACTGGCTATACCAGCGGCGGTATACTCCAACATCTTGATATTTGATTTTGATTTGTTAAACTCGTTATCTTCTAGCGGCGCAATACCGATATCGATATTTAATGACTTTACAAAATTGGCATAACCGAAAGTGGTCTGCCAAGGATGGGCTTTGATTTTATCTTTTAATTCTTCAAGTTCCATCGGCATGGAGCCAATAAAATTCCATTCATATTTGTCTGTTGTTTTCTTAATGAAATCTATAAGTTCTATACTGAAATCACCACCCTGCATACCTTTCTTTCTCGAAAAATGGTTTGCGCTTCCACCCCAAAGAATTCTTGGTTTCTCATTCTCTGGTTTGTTTTCTGGAATATTGCCCCAAATTGCTTTGGGAAGGTGATTTGGTATGACAACGATATTCTTATTATACTTTGAGTATAGTTGTTTCAAAGGTTCCGTAGAAACCGTCACACCAGCACAAAGCCCCAAAATCTTAGGAAGATTTTTAAGGTAAGGTTGGTAATAATCAAAGGCGAAATTCCATTTCGAAATATTCAATAAATCATCATCGCTTTCATAAAGAATTGGTGTCTTGGTAGACCTTCCAAGGTTATGTGAAAACCACTGGATCATCTGTAGCTGTTGATCAGTTATTGCTCTCTGGAATTGAATACACAGAAGTCGATTGTAGAAATTTGGGTCATTTATAAATGCAGAATTATGACTTGCACAAACACTAACGTTAGTTTTATCACGCCATTGGTTTAATAGCATGTGTGGGTATATAATTCTGATGGTTCCACATCCCTGATAATCACCAATATAGCTGTGCATCTGAATATTCGCTGGTGCTGTGATCGCTTTGTTGGTTGACTCTTTAGATTTCTTTAACTTCTTTAGTTGATTCGACATCCACAAATTCCTTTATTTTGTTTAAACAGTTTTCTTTGTTGTTAATCCAATCCTGTTCATGGATCAACATGAGACTTATTTCTTTTTCTTTACATTGTTGTTTTTTAATTTTGTCTTTTCGTTTCACATCACAAAATGAGTGCCAATAAACACCGTTGAATTCTATTGCCTTATTTAATTCTGGAAGCCAAATATCCAACTCAAGACCACATCCTGTTTCTGGATTGACAATCTGAGTCCTATCATTTGAAATTACATCACCATCATATATTTGTTTTACAAAACCATATATTTCTTGCTCTGTTTTTGATGACGATGATTCTATACTACAAACCATACACCTATCACCGCCCCTAAACCTACCATATGGTATACTATGATTATGTCCTTCTGGACAAATTGTTTTTAAAGGTGTTTTATTGTTCTTATATTTCTTTGATAAGAGAGTATATCCCTCTTCTTCAAATCGTTCTTTGATATATTCATATGTATGTTTCTCATGGCCAGCACATATGTTACATCTTGAATTTACATTTTTAAAGTTACCAAACCTCATTTCTATAACATGTCCTTCTGGACACTCCAGCTTTAGTTTATATTTGATACTAACATATTCTTTACTCAAAAGTTTATACCCAAAAGACTCGATATGTTCTTTTACAAATTCATATGTGTGTTTAGGTGTTCCAAAACACTCTGGACATCTTTGGGCATTGTTTTTAAAACTGGTAAATTTCATACTAAATTCATGTCCCTTCGAGCATTGGAATTCTAATTTACCATGTGCGTTTTTATAAGTATCACTCAAAAGTTTATATCCAAAAGACTCGATATGTTCTTTTACAAATTCATATGTGTGTTTCTTGGACATATTCTTTCTTACAACTCTCTCGCCATTCAAGTTTTAGTCTTTCTGTTTCTTCAAATGCATCATCTAAAATTCTCTCGGCCATGTGAGCATACGGTATGAGTTTTACATCACATTTTTTACATATGGGTTCTGGATAGTCGTCATTGTTAACCCCTGTCCATGGATCGATATCTATGAAACTCCTGCATGATCTACACACATCATCGCCACACCCAACGCATTGTCTGATATTGCTTTTACACCCACACCTATCACATTCTCGCGATGTTTTCTTTACCAATTCTTGTTTATAATATTCTCTTACCTGTCATGTTTAGCCAATAACCTCTTCAATGATCTTGTCTATCCCATGAAACCTCACAAACATTAAATAGAACTCATGTATTGTAGGATGATAAGGCTTTCTTCTAAGGGCCATACCTGTTTCATGAAGTAGGGAATCACCCTTTTTGTTATTACATTTCTTACAGGCTGTCACACAGTTTTCCCATGATGTTTTTCCACCAAGAGAACTTGGGAAAACATGGTCTATAGTGCAACTACCAACAGTCATTATAGTATTACAATACATACAGGTGCATTTATCCCTTAGAAATACATTCTTTTTGCTGTATGGTGCTTTGGCTTTGAACAAATCCTTTACCATCTTAACTAAACGAATAATCTTAGGAACAACGATACTGTATGTTCTACCAAAATTATATATGGTTTTGTCCGACAACGCCGCTGGTTCGGCCTTTCCTTTATATATAAGGGAAATAGCTTTCTGCCACGACACTCTGTTTATGAAGGAATGATCGGCATTTAAGACTATAACATCTTCCATTTTTATTCTCGATTAATTAACTTTTGTACATTTGGTCTAAGTGCCATTTCTTTTAGAAACTGGGCATATGCTCCACTGGTTTCTTGTTTTGTAATCCTTTTTAATACTTTACCATTTTTATCGGTGATTGTCAATGTGTCCTTTCCTGCTTTACAGAATGAACACTCTATACTATTGTTTTCTTTGACATGTAAAAGTTCTGGTGCGTACAGTTTTTGGCAGGTTTGGCATAACGGCATTACATTTTTCCCCTTTTTTATCTGTTCTTCAAGATTCTCATTCCTATAAACGGCATTATGTCGTTCATATAGCTTACTGGTAAAATATCTTCCCATTTATCTATAATTTTACTTATATCTTTCTTGATATCATCTTCGATACCGTAGGTAAACCCCTTATTATTTCCCAATAACATATGTTCACGGTCATTGATCTTATATGTTTTCTTTAAAGAGGTTATATAATTCTCGATCTCTCTCATCCTCTTCTTTAACACCAGCTTGAGGTTTTTAAATGATTTATCTAAATCCTTTGTATATTGGCTAACATGCCGATACCATTCAAGCATTTTTTCCATTTTATAAAGTTCCATCTTATTAGCGATACGCTGAATTTTAAGAAGGTATTCTTTCTTTTTAAACTCAGGGTCTAATGCCAGTGAAATATTGTGAGAGTACTGACCAATAATGGCTTTCACTTCATTAAACTTTTTATGGTAGTCTCGACCACCCATATATCTGAATTCTATATGACCCTGTTGCCATTTACTGAGGTTGATAGCATCGAAATGTTCGGCGGTCATTTTAGTTTTTAATTTCTTTTTGTCTACCAGTTTACTGAAATCATTTGGTCTAATATCACCCTCGTTCTTAAACTTGTCCTTCATTGACATGGCAAAGATATTACTCACCCTGTCAGCGAAATGTTTCCATATAAAACCCTCATCCATGAACATCAAAAGTTTAACCGGGTCGAGTTTATCTTCAAGGTTATTTATACCCTTGACACTCATATGAACATGAAACCCCGTTCTATTATCTGTATAGCCTTGTTTGTTGATATATTTAAACATCTTTTCAATATCATCAATGGCTTTTGGTAAATTTGTTGGTGGAGATTTTACTTCAATGCCTTGATATCCAAGAGTTTTATCTGCTTCAATAGCCCATTTAGTATCACCTAATTTCTGAACAATCTGACCATAATCACCAATTTCATAATCTTTGAAAGGTGCGCTTGACCAATTAAGTTCCTCGACTTGACTTTGCCATTCATCATCACCTGGCACACTCCCCCAACCCACAATATCTGGTTCAGGTATTGAAAAATCATCCGGTGCGTCTGTGGCAAACCATTTGCCTTTTTGGGAGTTTGTTGATATTCCATCTGGAATATCACCTGTTGTCTTTTCCCAATATTGCATGTAATCAGTATCTATTTCTGGCCAATACCCGTCTAACTCTTCATATGAGTTGTCACGTCTTTCTTCGAGTTCCTTAACTTTTTTATCATATTTTTTTTTGAGTTTTTTAACCCCAACTTCCAGCTTATTCCACTCATCACTGTTTTTATCTAATTCATTCTGTCTCTCTATTATATTATCAATTACAAGGACTTCTGCTTCTAATCTCTTCTCTTCCTTGTTGATCTCTTTCCAGAACAATTCTTCTTGTTTTTTATATGTATATACCTCTTTTTGGTATTGTTGCCATGCATTATATGCTGGTTCATATACAGTAGATACAAAATCACTAACACCTTCTTCTGGAAGATCGTTATGAATAAACTCGAACTCGCAGCCTATAATGATATTTTTATTTTTAAGAGCATCATCAATCTCTTGCTTGGAAACATTCTCAAGTATTAAATGTCTTTTCAGTCTCATATTAAACTACTCCTATTATTATTCTCTATAAGAGTATTTATATAAAACTTATACATTTTTTATAGACTTCACAGTACAATCGGCACAGACACATTTTGATGCTATACCTGCCAATGACTCCCAAGAATATTTGATATCCTGAAAGATTTCTTTACCACATTTTTTACAGAAAAATTTTATACACCTTACATCATCCATTATTGTAATACTCCTATTGTTTCCATGTCAGCGGTTCCGAACCTCAACTCACATGTCTTTCTGGAAAGATGCTCACCACATACATCACATACAAAAATGTTTGCAATGATCTCAGAAAACTCATTTCTGACAAGAATAAGGGAAAGATTCTCATTTCCACTTTTCCGACATCGACAACATACAAATTTTTCTTCATCCATGATAATTTCCTATACTTAAATTAATATGAAGGGGGGGGGTCTTGAGATTCGAACTCAAGCAACACGATTGCAACGTTTCAATACTATTGTGTTGGTAGAAAGCCTTCGCCCCATTTATTCCTCTTTAGAGTTCAAGTGTGTAATCAAATAGTTGACACACTATAAATGCTTTTCTTTTGTATAAAAGAAATGGAAACGCAGAATATATTTCATGTAGGATTCCGCTGGTTTTCCATGCTCTGCTTTGAAGTGTCCATCCAAAACAATCCTCTTTTTCCAATAACTAAATGTTATACCTTTATTTATCTTCTTCTAATCCACCAAGAAGGTTTATAATATAGGTATTATCTTCTGCTGTTTCTATATCCCATGACCCATCTTCAAGACCTGCAACCATCTCGTTGATCTTCTCGATGACCTGATCATTTGTATAACCGAGTTCCTTGACTTTTTCATCATCAAAGGTTATACCATATATCAAGCCCCCATCATCTTCTTCACATGGTTTTGTGAAAAAAACCTCAAGATTGCTCATTTCAAGCAAGATCATTACCATTCCTTTATCTTCTGCCATTACATTAATCCTTCTATTATGTCAATCAGTTCTTCGTATGTGATTATAGGAACACCGTATTGACGTGCTTTCTTTGATTTACCTGATTGAGAATTGATATTATCACATACTAAAAAATCAGTTTTGTTTTTTGAAATCCCTTTCACGTAACCACCTTTACTCTCAATCATATTTTTTAAAATATCTCTCTTGATCGGGCCATTTCCAGTGAGTGTAAAAATCTTACCCCTCAGAACGTTGTCAGATACCTTGTATTGGAGTCCAGTTGATTTTAGGTAGTCGTATGTATCTTTGTACTCAGAAACACCGTCAGCGATGTTTTGCGCCGTTATATCACCTATTCCATTTATAGACACCAACTGGTCTACACTCACCAGACCGTTCATTAAATCTTCAATGTCATGATGTTTTAGTATTGTTCTTGCTGTTTCAAGTCCACATCCTTTTATACCAAAAGCGGCCAACAGCTTATCGGGTGTTGTTTTTAGGGTTCCTTGAATTTGCTCAACAATAACCTGTGCGCTCCTGACACCGAAACCCTCAAGGCTCATGATATCAGTTTCATCGATTTTGTATGCTTCATGGATGCTCATGATACCAACATTCTCAAGTGTTACAGATGTGATCTCTTCTGCTCCAAGAGTTCGAAGGAAATGCTCTGTTCTGAGTATTCCTTGCGCCGTACAATCTTGATTATCACAAATGACATCTACACCCTTCCATTTTAAATATTTATCACATTTGGGGCAATTGGTTGGAACAAAATTAAAGTTTTTACTTGACATTTTCTTATTTTTCCTGTATAAATAGTATTAGATAACAAATTATAAATCGAGTCTATATTATGATTATATACAAAATAACTAACAATGTAAACCAAAAATTATATTGGCCAAACAAAATATGATTTATCTGTGAGACAATCACAACATTTATATGAATCAGAAAGAAAAAGAGCCATGTACAGGTATCTATATAGCGCAATTCGCAAATATGGTTGGGAAAGTTTTTTCATGGGAAATGTTATGTGAATGTGAGACAAAAGAAGAACTCGATGAGATGGAGATTCATTATATAAGACAATATAATTCTCTTTCCAAAAATAATGGGTATAATATGACATGGGGGGGGTGGTCTTGTATTAAGAAATAACCTCTGTAATGTGGGGTATAACATCCCCTGCTCTTTGAATGTACAGTTCTGTACCTTTTTGAATTCTATGATCTTGTATATATTTGGCATTAAAACCCGTGGCTCTTGATATAGTAACACCTTGTATCTCTATTGGTTTAACTAATACCGTAGGTATTACCCTACCAGTTCTACCAACACTCCATTCAACACTGATAACTGTTGTTTTTACCGCGCCATCTGAATTCTTAAAAGCCACCTTGTCCTCTGGATAATAAACATCTTCTCTCTCACTATTATTAACTGCAAGGACAATACCATCAATATCATAGATAGCATGATTCTTATATTCTCCAAGTATTTCTGCAAGATACTCCTCAGTGGCATCTTCTTTTTCAATCAATGTATGTTCTGGAAGACCAAGACCATATTCTGAAATACGCAAAAACCTACCAAGTTCTGTGGTTGGTAAACCCTGATCAGATGATAAGAGTTCATAATATATAGCATCTATAAATTGAACCCTGTTATCAATATCCTCATCTGTGTTTAGAATACCAGCCACACCGTTCCTTCGTGTTTTAAATCCAAGGGATTCATGAGTATCACCAGTAAGAAGGGCTTCCCCCCTTACCTCAAAACGACCACTATAAGTAGATCGCCCACAAAACACTTTTGCTTTATCGGTAATATCTTTTCCCTCGTAACCATCACCCCTTGTGGATGCCGCAACAACCTCACCCTTATCATAGGTTACATAAATAGAAACACCGTCCAGCTTTGATGACGCTAAGAGGGTGTCATTGGTTTTCAGTTTTTCTTTCATCCACTTCTCAGTGGAGCCATCATATTTTACCTTGTTCAGCGAACCAAGGATGTATGGAAGTTTAATCTTCCCACTCTTCACCGGCGCACCGACTGTCTGGAAATATACATCAGAAGGATTCTGCATCCTCAGATATGTTTTTATTTCATCATATTCCGTGTCAGAAATAGGTGATGTACCAGTATTATAATAAAGGTCATCACAATATTTAAGGTATTTTATTGAATAATCTTTTTCCATTATGTTTCCTCCCACCCAATTTTCCAATCAGGGCCAAATGCTGTTTGATACCTCTTATTATAATTGTTTATAAACCAAGTATACACTATTTTATATTGTGTGTCAACTATGATAGTCTTTACAATTATAGTTTCTTATAATTCTAACAGTGCTATATTGTGGTAATCATCACAGCTTAAATTTACATATAAGTATCTGAAAATGTTACAATAAATTATTTACATTTATATAAATATATAGTATAATGGTATTAAGATTAATTTTAACAAGGAGATTATTATGGAAAAAGCAAAAGTAAGAACGAGTTTATTGGTAATGGATGGTGTTGGAACTGATGTGGTTTCCGGTATGGCAGTGGGTATTGGATTATTTGGGGCTTTGTGTATTGGAGCATGGGGTCTTGTCTGTTTTATTGGTGGTATCGTCCAGGCCGGTGGGATTATAGGCTTGGCCAAAGGTTGGTTGTCAGCGGTAACTGGTGTATAAACAAAAAAAGGGGGGGGGGTAACAAAAGTTTCCCCTCTTTCCACCTTCTCCTATTTTTTCCACTTATAAAAATTCCTGATGCAAATAACCCACATGAAAATATTTAATGGTACGAAACCCCAACTCTCTGTCGTAACAGACCATACCCCCCACAAAACCTGGCATATCATCCCGATAACCCAACCAGTACGATTTTTATTACCAACAGCGATCATCATATAGATTGTGATAACTGATATCAACCATGGAAGGGTTGTGATTATTAGTTCTTTCATTAACTATACTGCTCTTCTACCCAATTTTTCCAATCAAAACCACAATTACATGTATCGGTAGTTTCATAACACTTTGGACACTCAGGGATTGATATAGTTACCTTTGTCCCATGTGGATAATTTTTAAGTGATAATACCAAATCACCTTCAAAATTATCATCCTGCATATCACCATCGGTATATGCGTTCCAATATTTACGATGCTGGTCACAATTTGGGCCATCATAAACATCTACTTGTAATTCAGCCCACATAATTTCTTGTCGTTCCGTGGATAATCTCTATGAGTATTTTAATTTTATGTGATGTTCCAGACTAAGGAATTCCGGTTCACAGTTTCCATCAACAACATCGTTAAGATAAACCATTCCTCGCCAATACCTATCGTTCTCTGTTGTCCAATCCATTTGGTAATCGAAATAACAACCACAAACAAGTCCAAGTATTCTATCACCGTTTATTGTTCTCTCTTCACTCATTCCTCTCATGTGAGAATGTCCAACTACAGAAGATCGAAAGTTTTTAATAAGCAATGATCGAGAATGATTAACACCTGATATTGGTCTTCCCATAACACCCGATGTGAAATAATGGGCAAACGCCATATTCTCTATGATCGCTGGTTTTGTTATAGGATAAACATCCCAACCGTGTTCTTCAAACTTGAGATCATCCATCGTAATTGTACCATACAGGGATGGTGTCTGCGCCGCCGCTGTGTTGATACGGTTCTCATGATTACCAATACACATTACCATTTTTGGTGTGTATTTTTTCTTCTTCCAGTGGGTGAGTTTATTGTTGTAATCCACAATAGGTTTGTTGAATAACGCCAATGATTTATGTGTTGATGCAATATCATCACAGTAACGTCTACCCTCGGCGGTAACCATTCCGATGTCATATCTACATAGTGATCCCATCTCGGCCCAATCGCCCAAACATACAATATAATCTGGTTGCCTTTCAACCACCAATCTACCGGCCCATTCAAACCTATCTTTATTCTCTTCTGGATCATCATGTGGGTCTGGAATTACGAGTATCTGTGTCATTTATGCTCCTTAGTATAAGCCCCTTTGGGCTACCTGCACTTTTCAAATTTTATGTTTGAATCTAATCTTCTTTTTCAATATTAATCCATTCAAAATTCTCGGTTAATATTTGAAGGGTTTCGTTGTTTATAATATCGATTATCCCCATTTTAAATGATTCTTTTAGTTCATCTGTAATATTCTCGATCATGGTTATGTCATTATCCTCATGAACAATTATAAACATAAAAACCTCCTTTATATGTTGTTATTATATAATCATACTACATATTGTGGTGTTTGTAAACCAAACACCACAAAAAACCCCCCATATTTGTAATATGAGAGGTTTTTATTAATTTGGTAAATCTGGTATTTCATCAATACCACCATAAATTTCGACTACTTCTGATAGGTCAACCTCTTGGTTGTTATTTTTATGGGGTATAAGTTTGTCCCACTCAGAATCTTCTACCGCTACTAAATCATAATCATATGGCTCCTCAGAATTTTCAATAAATTCCTCAAGGGCTTTGATGATCTTTTCTCCTACAAGGATTTCTACCTGTTCTCTTGCCATCCTATGTTTTGTTAAGTATCGATCATCAAAATCTAAATCAAATGTTATCAACCCATCACCATTTTCAAATGTTTCTTCACTCATATTTACATTTGAAATTCTCACACAAAAATCTTGATATATTGGAAGAAAAATATTTCCCTTATGGTCATTATAAGTTCCATACTCCTCACACATATCACAATAAGTATTTGTATTTTGCCATTGATTACTGAATTCATAATAGCCAGTGTCGAGTTCCGGTGCATATCTGCTATAGAGTACGTTAAGACACCGCCCACATGACAAAGATGCAAGTTGTATGGCCTTTTCGAGATTAATCCCATGGTTCCTTACCATCGCTGTTACAAGATCAATACTCCAACTACTATTACTCGAGAAAATTTGTCTTGAACCACAAGCATCCCATTTCTTTGGGCTTGGTACAAAGGTGCCACAGGGTGTTTGTTCACCACCACATCTATTACATTTATGACCAACAATACCATCGATCCGCCCATATGTTGATACTACATTAGCAACGGGATGTGTACATTCATCAACTGTGCTCTGTAGAATATCCTCATATATAGTTTCATTAATGTTGTTAATAAACCTTGAATGTTGGTATATAAACCCTTTTGGTATTTCTGGTGGCATATTACCAGTTAAATCAGGGACAAATATATTACCATCTTCATCTTCATACCACAGTGTTTTAAAATCCACATCTTTCATATTTCACCTCTTAATGTTTTATGTTGCTTTTTCTTGATTCTGGTCACATTTCTTTCTTCTGAGGTCATGATAAGCACAATCTGGTAGTTTATGTGTTTTCTTATGACAACCCTTACAGAGTGTAATACAATTATCAACATCGGCTGATTCAACAGGGTCTAACTCAACACCAGTGAGATGGTGGCAATGAAGATTTTCTTTAGACCAACATATTTGACATGTCCAATCGTCATTTTTAAATACTCGTTTTCTTAATTGGGGTTGAACCTCACGGGACGTTGCTTGTTTGTGACCCTTTGGGTATTGTTGTCTCCTATATGTTCCACATGATTTTTTACAATTATCAGAACAATATAAATTCTTTTCACCTGTACATGTTCCTTTGATACATTTTACTCTATTCCAAATATCTTGGTTTGTTGGTTTAAAATAAAAACCACAATATTTACACCTAACCTCAAGAAATATTCCATCAATAGACAATCTTGGTTCTTCATCTATTGTTAATTGGTGTTTATATGTTAAGTATAATGCCAAAGAATTATAGTGTTTTTGTTTTTTCTTACTAAGATTTTTTTTGTTTTTAATTTTATACTGTTTATCATACTCCATAATCTTTTCTTTATTATTAATTCTGTATTGTTTTTGACACCCTTTACAGAGTGTACTATATCCATCTCTTGTAATTTTATGTTTAGTAAATTTACTGATATCCTTTTCTTCTTTGCATGTACGACATACTTTAGTTGTTATATGATTGTTTTCATCGTTCATTTATCAAACCAATCATCTTCCCATGTTGTTAATTTGGGTATATGTTTAAGATTTACATTTTTCATATACTCGTCACGGTCTATCGTGTAGATAATAGAACCAGCATTTCCAACACTATAAATCTCACCTTTTGCCATTCTTTCCATAATTAGCTTGTGTTGCATTGGTTTTCTTTGTGATACCCTACCTGTAGCGGCCTCTACATTCATGAATCCCGCACCCTGATGACTTACAAATTTAAACCCTAAAGTTTTTAATGATCCTCCATCGTTATGGTCAGCGTCCACGATAAAAACAATCTTATTCACATCAACATCCCTTTTGCTAAATGTCAATACTGGAAAGTGAAATAAGAAACATTTTAATAGTTTACTTGCGCCGCCGATAACTTGACAGAAGAGTTTAGTACCAACTCGAATTACCTCGACATCGTACAATCCTTTACCAAAAAAAGGATAGCCGAATGTATAAACCATCAGTAGAGTTCCTTTTTTAATACCATTCTTATCTTTTTTTAAATATAAACCCAAATTTTTATTTGCACTACGATAACCATAAAAACAATTTGTTTCTAAAAATGCCCGTAATTCTTTACTGGTGACCTCCCTTGTTTCACAATCCCTAGCATATATTCTTGTTTCTATATTACCAGTGGCAGTTTTTATATATGATTGCAGTACATTCCATTTACGTCTATAATTTTTTATTTCTCCACCGTTGATATCCACAATTGTTTTTGACTCTTCTACTTCCCAATCCTTTATCCATATAGTTCTGATATCATTTTCTCTATTTTCCTTGGTAATATCAATAAAATAATTATGTGGAATACCTTTAATACCAAATCTTTTAGTATAATCCATCTTGAAGTTTTCGGTATCGACATACCTTAATTGTAAAATACCATCATTCAAATAAAAGATGCGTTCATCATTAATATCAACTTCAAAGGGAATGTTACTATCTTTTAGGAAGGTTTCTATCTCTTTTAAATTGTCTAAATGTCTTTTATTTGTTATTTTTGTATACATTTTAACCCTTACAAATTTAAGTTATTGATTCTTTTACTTTCACCGCCCCAAATTCTTTTATCATATCTACAAACATAGATGGGTGTGTTTTTGAAGGTTCCCCAACCCACCCACAACTGTTAATCAAAGGCTCTACTGCACCCTCACTGCAAAACCTTGTATTGTTATCATTTTTTAAGAACCTGAATACAAAACAAAATATAGAGATAAAATCATACCTGATTTTATTATCGGCAAGCCATTTATAAAAGTCCATACAAACCTGATACTCAGCACTTGGAAGTTCTACTTCCCAGATTTCATATTGAGTCCCATGAGTATGGTTCTCACTTACCGTGAAATACCCCCACTTTAGGTTTCTATTTTCATGCTTCCATGCTTCTATTGTATTATCGTCATCAAGACCGATTGCAATATGGCTATAATCACCACCTGTCCACCATCTTATGATCTTTGATATGGTGGAGATACCTTTAAATGCTATAAATTTAATTTTTTTCATATAAACCCCCCATAAGTTCTTATAGAGTATTTATATAAATTATTCAAATCTACTATAATCTTGTGGTTGCCAAACATCCTCCCTTGTTTCTTCTTGATCATTGGATATAATTATATCATTTTCGGGGCTTTTAACTTCTATATTCCATGATTTAAGGAATCGTCTTCCTCGTTTACAACCATCCTCATCTACCTTTGAAAGTAATGCCTTTAGTGATAGTAATTTACCACAACCCTTATCTTCTGGGCAGAAACCAAGTTGTTCACATTTGGCCCCGAAATTTTCAAATAATTCAGGGATTATTTCTATACACTCGGTTAGCATTTTCTTAGCAAGATTTCTTATCTCCCACTGTGCTCTATTACAGAGTCTAAGGGAAAAGAAATTCATTAGTGATCTCAGGTTGATTGTCATTACAATTCTTGACTTAGAGGCATTTGGAGCCAAATAACGTGCATCCTCACCACTGATACCAAGATGTCTCAGTTTGTTATATGAACTGACAATTTCTCGTAAGGTTTTGTTATAAATCTCCAATGCTCTTTTATGGTTTTTAATTGAAGGTGGAAGAACAAATGATAACAGGGCATCAAGAACACCATCACCACTGTGATCTTTTCTCAAGTCAACATAACGTTGACTTTGCTGGGAATAGCTTGCGATACGATGACGCACAAGTTGATGAGTCAGAGCACGGGATACACCATCAATGGCAAATGTAATATTCACATGTTCAAATACGGATTGATGCCCTGATTTAAGTAAACTATTTAATAGTTTGGTCATTTCACTTTTTGATATATTACCATCATGTTCGTTCTTTACATTAAAGACAGCCATCGCTCTATCAATTTCACAACTATCACCAATGAACCCCTCTTTATAACATTGCCTTGCACCGGCATAAATTACTTTTAATGGGTGAGGGGTGTGTCCTAATACTTTAACTTTCATCCTTTTCTCCTTTATGTTTTAATTTTCTATCATAACACCCTACCCTTTTTGGTTTGTGTTTAATAACACCAATCTTAGATATAGGGATTCTTATTTGTGTTTTCTGAACAGTCATTTTTTACATGTAGTTTTTGATCAACCATATCCTAGCTTTTGTAGCAACCTTACTGGCCACATCTTTCCAAATAAGATTATTGATAACCAGTGTATCGCTTTCTTCTTTAATAATATCACTGGCAACCCATCCAATGAATTCACCCATTTTCTTAATATCTGGTTCGTCTTCTCCAAATACTTCTCCAAGACCCTGTAGCATACGATTTTCTGTACAAGCATAGTCAACATATTCTTGAACAGATGCTACCTTTTCTGGATCAACCTTTGCGAGTTTTTTAATCTTTGACCCGCTATGTTTCTCTCCCTTTACTTTGAAACGTTCAACATTGACTCCATCATATGTTGACCATACGACACCTTCACCTATGCCCTTAACACCAAATGATCTACCTACAGGACATTCTTTCTCTACTCCGAGGGTTATATCTGCAAGTCTGTTTTGTGATTGCTCAGGGTTATTAATATCAATATCTATCTCCCATGTTTGGAAATCAGTGATATTGAAAATTCTATTATCAGTATCCCGTGTATTTCCCCATTGTGTAGACCACCAACTAATGTCCTCGTTTTCTGAAACGGTCTTGGTGTACTTTACTCCAAATATAACAAACATTTTTTCGAGTTGGTTTATAGCAACACCTTTCTGTATACCTTTACCGCACCATTCACCGAATAAAGTAACAATAGAACCATCGCTTCTATCTTGTGCTCTTACCTTTTTGATTATGGTAATAAATGATTCGCTGTTTTTATGAACAAAACCGGCAAACCCATGATTATCATTACCGATAGTTACAACTCTTTTACGTGAGTTGGCCCAAAGTTCGCCAGTGTCCCAATCAAATGATACACCACCACAACTTCCATGAAGTTTCACGGTTCCATAGAATTTAACTGTTGGTAGTATTACTTTAGGATCGTAAATTGGATCACCGTTTTCATCTTTTCCAGCATATCGACATCTCTGTTTTATACTGGTTATCATATTTCTGTATTGTCCAATTTCTGGGAATTTTATATGTTTCATATTACCCCCATAGTATCATTTAATTTATCGAGTTCATCTAACAGAAATGTAGCCCAATTCCTACGGGACTCCTCATCCATTCTTTCCCCATACAGTTCAATCCATCTTCCAGACAAATTCATGGCTGCACGTTCAAGACCTTCTGAGAACTCTTCTGAAATCATCTTTGCAATGTGTTTATCGTTCATATCTGCCATTATATCACCCTCAGTCTTGATTCATATACCCAATTAAGATGTTTGTAAATTTCTTTGTTGTGGGTTTCAAAATAATATGATTTACCATACTCACCATCATCTCTTGGTGATGCTATCCAAACATTTCCCCTTTATCGTATCGTTGGTTATCTTTAAACCTTCGGTGGCATATTGTAGTTCTGGAGCTTCGATGACCAAATCAGGCTCATTTGGTGCTTGTGGCTTATAAAGTTCAGCATTAACAAATTCAACATTGTTCAATGCTATTTTTAGAAAACCCATGATCATCTCAGCACCAGCATTTGTACGACCATCCACATCAGTATCTGCAACAACAGCACCGCAATCACTACACCACCTGACAACTGTTGAGATTCCTGTAAATCCACCGCCAGGATCACTGAAATGAATAACAACAAGGTTATGATTTTTAAAACCGTCACATGGATTCGGGCAACTCATATAAATATTCTCCCTGTTTCATTAATGACAAACAAAACAACCGATACCAGTGCTATAGAAAATATAACATGATAAAATCTTATAGATAACGGCATCTTCCCTTCTATTCCAAGACCGTTTCTTATAAACCCATCCATAAACGCAAAAGAAAACAACGCTATCGGTATTGCTAAAAACTTAAAAATTTCCATTGTTACACCCTCATTTTAAATAAACATTATTATCATAACACTCTTCACAAATTTCGTGCTCGAGTCCGTCAATATTTACGAACATACCGTGCCAGACATCATTATTATCCATAACACCTTGAAATCTCGACCAATCATGAACATCAATCTCATAGCCATCATTATAGCACAGTGGACATCTTTTATAAACTACTTGTCCATTTTGTACCATTTCAATTAAAGCGTCAAGGTCATCATACTCTGACTCATCCAAAGGATATGTAAATACAGTGTTAAACCACTCTAAAAGAAAGTACGCCATATCCAGCGGCATTTGATCTTCTAAATATTCCCAGGCACTAAGTTCGTCATTATGCTCCATGTCAGTCTCCAAAAATAGATTAATAATTATATAGCTTATTATACCATATATAATGATTGTGTCAAGGTGTTTTTTTATTTGTAGGTTCTTTTTTTGAATATTTCTCTATGATAGGGTCAATCCATTTGGTTTTAACAACTACATATTTCTCTGTATAATCCTCTTGTCCACGGGCAGACACGCTATCAGGGCTTGCATAAGCCGTAAATCCAGCGTTTATACATGGGATGCCTATGTGACCATAGTATAAAAATTTAAGCCACAGTGCCCAATCTAGGAGCCTGAACATGCTATCATCTGTTTCTAACCCACCAATCTTTTCGAGAATATTTGAATTGATAAGGGACATGAAAGATATATAATTCCCTTGCAGTAATCTTCTGGCATCAAAATTAGCAACCGGAAACTTGTTTGTTAATGCACCTGTGAACTCAAACCCACAATAACAATATGCAACGAATTTTGATTTACAGTTTTCAATGGTGTTATACATTTTGTCCAACATACCTCTGGACATGGTTATATCGTTATCGATTTTGATTATATATGGTGGGATGGAGTCATAGGTTTCTTTATACTTCTGTAAACCAAGTTCCATATTTTTTGCTGGATTGTGTGGCCCCTCAAACGTGATCCAATTAAAAGGTATTTTATTTCTTTTTATCGTCACCTTTGTCTGTTTAGAAACAGTATCCCCGTTTTTGAGAGGGGTCACACATAATATTTTAGGATTATTTGTTTTTAATTTTACTGTTAACACTTTGTTAATCAATTCCTCTTGACATCATCTCAAACATTTCACACTTAAAAATTGTTTTTTCTTGTTGGGTCGATTCCTTTACATGGTCCACATTTAGATTCTGAATATATACAGACACCCTTAAACATACAAGCTTTATTTGGTTGTATGATCAACAATTTTTCCCGTGTCATTAATACCTCTTAGAAGTGTTTTGTCAGTATTTTAGCATTGTTTTTAACTTCCATTTCTGGAAAGTATTTCAATATATTTTCGGCCATCATCACCGTGCATCCGAACCCAGATTCAACCGGTACATTAAGCCATCGAGCAACATCCATTTCGTTCTCAACAACAAACCCACGAAACATGGAGTGATAGAACCTGTGAGCGTCCGGTAACAGGGGAATAACATTATTTTCCAATGCCGTAATAAGAGTGGAATTCATAAACCCAGATGTATAGGCAGCTGGTGTATCAACGATAACAGTGAATCTCATGTTTGGTGGTGTGTATCTACCCTTTTCGGTATCTATCCCAAACTCTTCATATTCTAGTTTCTTGAGATCACTTAATTGTTTCGATGTTATGGTAACATTATAATCACCATATCCATTAATCTTTGAGAAAAATGTATCTATCCCGCTGATCCTACCAGTGGAGTCACCAACAAAACCAAGATCAAACTCCCTCGAATTAAGAAATGGTTTGATGCTCATATCTTTTGAACTTTTTGGAACTCTTAACCAAAGAGGGTGGGATAAAAAACCTTCCCTGTTAATTATAGTTGGTTCCAAGAATACTGTTCTGTGTTTCTTTAAATACGAGAACTCTTGGTTTGTTATACCTCTATGTCTGTCGAAGATAACAAGTTTGATATTGTTCTTGACGCAAAATTCAGTGAGTTGAATCTGTTCGATCATTTCCTTGTTAGGTTTTTTTCTCGTAGGTATCCAATCAATAAAAACAACATTAACAGATTTGTTAATATTCTGTAAAGGAACTATTGTGTTTACTTTGCTTAACTCTAATGCTAATGTTGCATTAACATTATACAGTATTATCTTTTTAGACATTATATCTCTCTGACTTATTTGTGCATTTTTGTAATATGACCTTTCACAGCCTTTTTGGAAGCAAATTCACTATCACAATACGGGCACAACATTTTAACAACCTCGACTGTGTTTTCAACCTTTACTATTTTTTCCACTTCGAGAGTTTGTACTTTTGCAAGTTTGTTTAATATCTCACTGGTAATAGCATCAATCCTATTATTCATAGACATTGATTTTATTCTGAGAATTTTCGATACCCTTGATTTTAGGTACTTTACAGCCTCTTCTGAACTATGAGCGGCGATGTTTACCTTCCAACTCGTTTGTTTTGTGTCATACTCAATTACATATAATCCCATTTCTAATGCCATTTCACCTCTCCTTTTTTATATTTTTTCGTTAACCCTGTCTACAAGGTAGCAAAGTCTATCTATCTTTTCATCCATATCTTTTACAAAGAAATTATATTTATCAATTACTTTATTTACATGGTCGGTGAGAATCTTATAATGTTCATGACGCTCACATTGTCTGCATCGGATAACCTTATCATCAACAGTTACCAACATTGTTTTATGATAATCACAATGGTCGCCGTGATCTAATTGACAAAGAAACTCACAGTCTTTTACACATTCAAGAGGTTCACTGTTCAGAACTTTCATTACTTTATTCACTGACAATCTCCTGTGCAAGTTTCAACTCTTCATTGGTGGTTGAATAACCTGTTTTACTTATAATCTCCTCTAACTGTCTAAGAATTTCATCTGGGTTTTCGGCAAATGCCTCTAAAACCGCCTTTTCACCCTGAACTTTTTTACCACCAGGTAATGTAAACCATGCACCACCCTTTACGATAATATCACATGTTAAAGCCATATCAACCAATCCAGCGTATTTATTAATACCATCATGGTAGTTTATTTGTACTGTAGCCTCTTGGAAAGGGGGGGCGAACCGATTCTTCATTGTTATTGCTCTGATCTGATTACCTATTACTATCCTATCCTTTGCGGCAGCGGCGGGGTTCTCATAAAGCTGTGTTTTCTTTAACGATACAATCATATCGGGGGCTAATTTTGCAAACTTACCACCACCAATCTGTTCTGCATCACCATAACCAGTAGGGTTACCGTAATAATGCCCTGACATTAATGCTGAACTATCCTGACCCTTGCAAATGTTAAGGATCATTTTTAGCATACGTTTCATTTCTTTTTGAAGCATCCCTTGATCTGCTTTTGCTTTTCCATCATTACTGTCTTTGACTAATTTTAATTTCTCAAGACCACCGAGAGAATCAAGAACCAAGCAAAGTTTTTTATCCTTTGCTGTGATTATATCACCGAGTAAGACAAAAATCTCATCAATCCAAGGAGTATAAATATATATCATTTTCTCAGCGTCTAAACCCCATCTTGAAACGAAGTCCCCTGTCCACGCACCTTCTGTGTCAATCACAACAACAGTGTATCCCTGTTTCTGAGCTTCTACTGCACATAAACACATCATGGATGATTTAAAAGACGCTTCTGGCCCCACAAGCAACGCAAGACATTTACTCGGAATCCCTCTATAAAGAGAGCCTGATAATATCCTGTTTAGATCATATGATGGGGTTGGGAACCAATTTCTTTCTGTTGCAATTGTACTCTCCGAGAGAATGCTTACATGTGTTCCTTTAGATGCTTTTTGAAGTCTATCCCTTAATTCACCTATACTCATTCCTTTCTCCTATTTACTTTACTATATTATAACACTTTTTACTGCAATTGTAAACCTTTGAACCATGTTATTACTTGTTTTTTTAACTTTTTTATACTACCATCATTATTGATTATATAATCATACTCAAAATTCTCTACATTCTGATCTGCGTGATTAGTGAACTGTGTGATATCAGGTCTTTTCAACAGTATTGTGCTTACATCAAGAGAATGTTCTTCACATTTCTTCTTGAGTTCTGTTATTTCATCCGGTTCTCTTATGTGGAAAAAAATCAAACCCTGGGTTATACAAAGCGCATTGGCTAACATGAAACTTAACGGGCCATTATAAACCTTAGAGGATATATCTTTTAGATCGGAAAGGAATTGTCTACCTCTTTCATCTTTCTTTCCATCCCATCCAAGTATTGTGGCCGCTTCCTTCACATTCCCAACACTTGATATGTTGTGGAGTATAACACCAGACACTTCTCTTACAGTCTCAACAAAAGTATCCTTACCGCTTCTGGCCGCACCATTTATTATGAATATCTTTTTCAATTAATTTTCCTCTTTTTCTTCCTCTACCGGCTCACCACTTTCCTCTTTGTCATATAGTGATTCTGCAATGGTATCAACTCTCTCACACCATCGAGGATCGTCAGCATTTTTCTGGATTTCCTCGAAGAAATCAGTTATTTCGTGATCCCTTATTCCATATGGTGCTTTCTTCTCGAAATCAACGTCACAATGCTGTAGCTCATGTCGGATAACACGAACCTTGTCCAACTCACTTATATGCTCGAATACGAGTTTGTCAAGATAAAGTATATAATCTGCCTCTACCATGTCATTTGTAAGTGTTAAATGGCGCAACAGGTCGTTTGTTTTCTGAATACGGGCAACTACAAGTTTACCCCCTGATGCTCTTTTCTTAGTGTCCCATACAATATGAAAAACGGATTGATCCAAATGTGGAAAACCACTCTTCATTACTGAAAACACCATATCATACACTTGTTGCTCGGCTGGTTCAAATCTGCTCATTGTCATTTTATATTTCTCCTTTATTTTATTTTTGGAGCGGGAAGGGGGAGTCGAACCCCTTATTTACTGGCTGGTGTCCAGTTTACCAATGCCCTTGGCTTATCATACCCGCTTATTTTAAACTAATATAAAATCTCTAATTTTGTCTAAACATTTTTCTTTGTTAAGGTTCCAAATTTCTTCATCAATTATCATTAAATCAATACCTTTTTCTTCACATTGTTGTTTCTTTATTTTGTCTTTTCTTTTAGTATAGTATGATGAGTGCCAATAAACACCATTAAACTCAATTGCCTTATTCAACTCTGGAATCCATAAATCCAGTTCAAGATTACAACCTGTTTCTGGATTGACAATCTGAGTCCTATCATTTGAAATTACTTCACCGTAAAGAGTTTTAACATATTCCAAAACTTCCTTTTCAGGTTTTGATATTGATGATTCAGCATAACATTCTGGACACCTTTGACCAATTTGAAAATTATTCCATTTAACCGAGTATTCGTGTCCTTCTGGGCATTTTACTTTTAGTTTAGTTCTGGAATCTTTATAACTATCACTTAAAAGTTTATACCCTTCTTTTTCAATTTTCTCCTTTACAAATTCATATGTTAGTTTCTTACTACCTGAACATTCAAGACATCTAACACCTTGTTGAAAATGACCCCAGTTAACTTTATATTTATGTCCTTTAGAACACTTTACTTTCAATTTATTATTGGCGTTTTTATATTCTTTACTTAAAAGGGCATAACCCTCATTTTCTATCTGTTCTTTGATATGTTCATATGTTAGTTTTTTATTACCAGCACATTCTGGGCATCTCCTTCCGCTTTTAAAACTATAATATGTTGTTTCATATACATGGTTTTCTGGACACCTTACTTTTAATTTTTTTCTGTTATTTTTATATGTTTCACTTAAAAGAGTATACCCTTCTTTTTCAATTAATTCCTTTACATGCTCATATGAATGTCTTCTTTTGTCTATCGCACAAGAAGGACATTCTTGACACCTTTGACCATAATGGAAATTACTCAATCTTATTTTGGACTCATGATCCTTTGGACATTTTACTTTTAATTTATTTTTATTATTTTTATATGTCTTACTTAAAAGTTTATACCCTTCCTTTTCAATTTTCTCCTTTACAAATTCATATGTTAGTTTCTTACTCATAATACTTAATTATAACACAAAATCAATATTTTGTCAAGTGAAAAGATGATGTCCTCACTGTTGTTACTTTTATTCTATTGTTTCGTCAATATAAATTCGTAACTCTTTTCCCTTGCATCCCAATATTACAAAATGAGGTTCACCGTTTTCATCTTTACTCAAATGGAACAATGCACAACTTGATCCACATAAATTACCATTAAAAGGACATCGTGAATTTATCCAATATTTTTTCTTTGCATCTAAACTTTCCTTTGCTTTATCGTAGTTTCCAAATACTCTCATTATAACTCCTTTATATTGCTGAAACCATTCTTTTTTTCGATCAAAATCTCGTTGTCGAAAACGATATCATTAACTTCATCTCTATGTGATATTATAAACACTTTTAAATTATTATCTTTCTGTTTTACTTGGACTATATCAATAAGTTGTTCAAGTCCCTGTGTGTCAATACTACTATCAAGTATCTCATCAAGTATTAAGATATCACAGGCCGCAACAGATTGTAGGTTTGCAACGTCATTACATGCGAATTTCATCGCCAGATCGATTGATTTTGACTCACCGCCAGATAGATTCCCATATTCACAGTCATGAACTCCTGGCCCCATTATCTGGGCATCAAGCCATCCATCGATATTCACATAGAACGAGTGACCTGTCTCTGACAAGTAATGATTTGTCTGTCTGTTGATAAATGGTATCATCGAACTGATAGCATATTGCTTAACATTCTCATCCTTCAAGCTATTTTTTAGATAAGAGAGATAATCTTTAGCGGTATTATTTTTATTCAATCCACCTATGAGTTTATTGTTATTTGCTTGAAGATCATCTCTCTCGGTAACCTTCTTTGTGTAGTTTGCCTGAATTTGTTCCTTTTGCTTTATAGCCTTTTCATTTGACTCTTTTATAGAAGCCAATTGATCACGATTAAACTCATATAATGTTTTATCTTTTTCTATATCCCTTATATATTGTTGTTGTTCATCATACTTGACATTAGCTTTTGCTAACTCATCTGTCAATGGTGTTCGTGTTAAATATTTCTCTGCAAGTGATTGGGTGTATATCACTTTTTGTTTTTCAAGGGCTTCAAGTTCTGCTTCTTTTGTAGAAAGTTCATTCTTTATCCTCTCAATATCAATCGCTAACTGTTCAGATTCTCTGATATATCCATCTATTGTTTTGATCTTACTTTCAATATCTGTGATCTGTGTTTCGAAACCAGCTTTTAAAGTTGTTAACTCTTTTTCTTTTAAGGTATTGGTGTTGATATTCTCTTCAATAGGTTTTTTAAGTTTTTCAATTTCGACCTTGATATGATCATAATCAACGTCACTGTAGCATGTTGGGCATTTATGTTTCCCTTTAATATTCTCAGGATCAGGGAACGCTTTTAATTCACCCCTGCTACCAGCGATGACTTCTTTAATTTCAACAATATAATTTGTTATTTTTTTTATCTCACCCTTTAGGGTAATCTCTTCCTCTAAGTTCTTTTTCTTTCTTGTTGGGAGATCGGCGGCGATTAAAGTATTATATTTTGTTTCCTTTACTTCCAAGGAAGTTTTGGTGTCGGTAATGTTTATTTTTTCAATATCACGATTAGCTACTTTTAAATCGTTTTCCTGTGTTGTGATGTAGTTGTCAACCTCAGTAAACAATGCTCTTGCTTTTCCTAATTCTGCACTATCCTCTAAAAGCTGTTTCCTTTCTGTATCTACATCTTTATCATACACGCCACGGGTAATTATCTCCTTGGCAACCTCTTCCAATTTATCAAGTTCGCTGTCATCACGTATCAAAATATCAGCAAGCTGTCTATCAACCCCATCTATATCAGAGTTTAAAACATTGATAACTCTTTTATTGCTCTCAATATTATTGGTATCTTCAATAATTCCAGATTGTATCTTTTGCAATTTATCATTTATGAGTTTGTTCATTTCAGAAAACATTCCCAAGTCAAACAGTTTTTCAAGAAATTCTCTCTTCTCACCTTTCGGTGTGTCGAACAATGATATTGAGTTATTGGGATTTGAATGAACAAGATTTTTAAATGTCTTGAAGTCCATACCAAGATAGTCTTCTTCGATCATTATTTGATAGTCGATTACTTTTGCTAATTTTGGTTGAACTACCCCATTGATATAGAAATCAAATACATTTGGCTTTAAGCCCCTGTGAATCTTGTATTCGTTCACACCTCTTTTGAAATAGACCATTACCTCACAACCCTTCTTATTAGTCCAGTTAACGATACCAGATTTTTTAATGGGCTTTATGGTTGTACCGAATAAACCAAAAACAAGTGATTCTAGGAACGATGATTTACCGGAACCGTTTGATCTGTTCTTGTCGTTATCATGTCCCTTGATCAGAGTAACACCGATTTTAAACTCATACGATGACCACTGGTTACCATACGAGAGAAAATTCCTCCATTCAATTTTTACTATTTCAATTCGTTCCATATATTTCCTCTAAGTGTTTGTAATCTGTCTTACCTTCTGTTATTCGTTTTATAACAATATATGGTATGATTTTTTCAGTATCCCATAAAGCATCGAGTAATTGTTCATACTCATATAAAGGCATTTCATCTATCAACCACGTATTTAATTCTGATGGTCTTATCCATGTCAGGAAGTCTTTTCTCCTCTCTATTTCTTCAATATCGTGATTGTCGTTTGTCATATGAACTTTAACAACCACTCTTTCGAAATTAATATTTACATATGATAGATTACACATCCAACATATACATTCTTTTTCACATATAAAAAGATATAATTCTGGTGTCATAAGTTATTGCACCAACTCTTTATAAAAAGTATCAATTATATCTAAGAGAACTGTTTTATTTAAATTTTCTGGTATACCTGATTCTTCTATATACCCCTTTAATAGTTCCTTGTTATCTTTTATGACTACCTCTTCTCCCTCTATTTGTTTGGTATTGGTGAATTTTTTATCGAAGTCGAATTTTGGGATTAGCTGTAGTGGCTCCCATTCATTCATCTGGTTGATAATCTTTTGTGACTCGTTGGTCCCTATGTCCTCAGTGAATACAAGTTTTACTATGTTACCATTGACATCTTCACGTCCGGTCAATTGATCATGGGTAACAGTAACAAATTTAGGTGCATCGGAAAACTCTATAAACTCTAACTCGTTTGTTTCGGTATCAAATATATAATACCCCCGTGCCCCATCGTCACCGAATTCCATATGGTATGGTGAACCAAGATAGTGTATGTTCCCATAATCACCTTTTGTATGGAAGTGGCCTGAGAAAACTCTTTTATATTTTTTGAAGTCTGATTGGTTTAATGTGAAGCCCTTTGACTCTACCCCTGATTTATTCAATCTGATACCATTAATATCAAAATGGCCGATCATAAAATCAATATTGGGGGTTTTGAAAATAGAATTCTCAAATAAGTAAGGGACAAGAACGATATTTTTGTCGAGGGTTGTTGGTTTATCAACTATAGTAATGCCTTTGTGATCAGAGAATATTTCCAGTGCCGATGGCATGTGTTGATCCTTATAGAACATATCATGGTTTCCCACAATAAAATAAGACTCATCAAATGTATCCTGTAGTAATCTTCTAACTTTAACATTCTTTGATAGGGTTTTTACAGAGATAGAACTGCGGTTATGGAATTGATCACCAACGCATATGAAATGCTTGATGCTTCTTTTCTTGGCCTCTTCACATATCTGTGAGTATAAAACTAAAAACAAATCAAGCCAATGATCGTTTGCTTTTTTGACCCCACTATGTGGGTCTGCTAACAAGATAAATTTCATTCACATTCTCCAAATTATATACACACATTATACTAAAAATAAGGTGAAGTGTAAACCACCACCCTAAAAATAACCGCCGCTGTTACAGCTGTTCTTATGAGAAGCGTCAGAGGTTTTGTTCTATAATAAATATTACAACAGGGCAACCAAATACTGTAGTTTATAGTTTGAACTGTCAATAGTATCACTGAAATCGATGGTAAAACCAGTGGTCTGTTTATCTGTAACCACCTTGGCATAAACAGATGGTATTGCATCAACAACGTTTGTGACTTCTGTAATTACTATATAGTTTGCAGATGCCAACACCGATGAGAATGTAACACTCAAACTTGATACCCCACTTGGTATACTTTCAGTGCCCCTTAAAGCAGTACCATGAGCATCCGAATACGCTTTTGTTACTAAATGAGTCGGTGCTGTTGGGGTAACTCCAACGATTGGTGCTGAAAAAGTCCTTGAACCATCTCTGGTCATTAGATCATCACCACCAACCCCACCGACAAACTCTGTGTTCAATCCAACAACCATAATGCTCGATGAAACAATCATCGGTGCTTGAGTAGTGTTCGTTGATATTATTTGACCGTCAACATAAATATCCTCTTCAAAATATGCATCATTCTCAACAATTAAATCACCTGCGTTGTTGATGGTAATACCACCATTTTCATATGAGGTAATATGAAGATCATCTCCTGGGGCAGTGATAATATTTGTGAAAAGACCTGAACCGGATTGAATAATTACATTTGCGGTGTTCTCGCCACCACCAATCAATTTCCAACGCTTTGGTGATGATCCAATTGGAATAATATCATCTGGTACAATTATATTTGGTAATGTTTCGGCACCGCCGTTATCACCATCTAAAATATAAAAACTCCATTCTTCACCATTCAATACTAATGCCAAGTCACCATCGTTTACAGCATTGCTTGGAATGTTATCTAATGATTCTGGTGTTCCACCGATAAGACCGTTTGCACCAAGTATTTTCATTGGCATGTTACATATCTCCTATTTTTTCGATATCTTCAAAATCGAATAATTTATTGACCTCTGAGCATAGGATTCATTTTCTTCCTCGATTAGCTCATCAACAGAATTAAAACAAACATCTTTAATCTTTGCGTGTTTCTTCTGTTTTGCGATAAAGTTAAGGAAAGCATGTCTGCATATCATGGTGATATAACCAAACGGGTTCCCACTTTTTTCTTTGTCATAATTGTGTAGGTATTTAACGCAGGTAAAAACAGCCTCGGCAACCATATCACTTTTCCATGTATAGTTTACGAAACAGCGATCATTCCCAAGGTTGGTGGCGATCCTTAAAATCATCTCACCAAGAACCTCACTTATCTTTCCTTTTACGTACTTACCTTTCTTATTATACTGACAGGTTTTTTTAAAAAATTCTAATTCTGTGGCTAATTCTGAATTGTTAATATAGTAATTATTTGTCATTTATCTTTTTCCCTCTTTTTTATTACTATAATAATAACACATTTTTGTTAAAATGTAAACTAAACTTCGGAATTTATTGTATTTTTGATTCAAATTCTTCCTTTATGGAGTTAAGTTCCTCATTGAACTCAAAAACTTTCTGTTTTAGTAGATCAATACGCTTTTTATCTCTTATTTTTATGCTATCAACATCAACCCCTTCATCAATAATGAAGTCAAATCGATATTTCCCACTGTAAAATCTTACCAACTCTTCGTTTATCTTATTAAGTAACGCTGTTGCGTCTGCCTTTAATACAAATTGCTTCTGAATACGCAACACTACATCATCATAATTGGTCTTCTCATTTGTTAGGCCAATGTTGATTGCTCTAAATTTCAGGATGTCCCGATCTTTAGATGATAACTGTATGTATTTGTAGAGTCTCATTATGGAGTACCAGAACCTATATCCCCGTTTCTAAATAATATTTTAGCATTTAATGAAGGTGGAATCGCTCCACTTATCTCAAGTGTTATTGTCTGCCCCGCATCATAAACATGTGTCTCATCACCAAGATAAACGTCTATATTTTTAATGTCTTTTCTTGTATCTGTATCCCATAGCTGAACAACCGGAAATGATGTCTCTTCGTAACCATTAGCTATATTTATCTCTGTATAATAGAATTCGACACCAACATTTGGTTTAACCCAATTTGATGACGGAACAACTCCTGGGTCACCACCAATCAATGTGTAGGAATACTGAACCAAACGATCATCATTAAAAGTTTTTAAAGTGTTGTTGTCGATCAGTTTAGTTTTGGCGGTATTGGTACTGGTTAGATCAGCGGCCCCCATACCATGTGCATCTGTTGGGTCTGTTTTATTAACATGGGTTTCCCATTTATAGCCATTACCATTTGATATTAATTTATTTTTGTCTGTTGTGTCTTGTTCTGTTAGATTTACGGGGGCTAAACCATGTAGATTAGACCATCCATCCGCATATGTCCAGCCTCTATGTTCCTCCCATTGATAAGCAAGTCTGTTGTTGACCAATTTATCTTTAAAAACAGAAGTTTGGTCTGTCTCATCCACAGCAACGGCCTGTTGAATTTTTGGGAAGACATCGACCCAATCAATATATCCTGATGCAACACCCGCTTTTGCCCATTTTATTTTAAATTTCTGGCTGATATCATATCCATTTTGTTCTGTGTTATCTGCGATCCAGAACTGGAAAAAACCGTTAGCGTTTGTGGTAACCTGTGGCTCTGTATCGATCATTGTGCCACCAACTTCATCAGTGAATATTCGTGCTGGAATTTCCGTACCAGCGAGGTATATATAGACGCTGGTATCTGCTATTGGTTGACCTTCTCGGTTAAGTAAAAACTGCCATTCATGGACTCTCGACATGATAAAATTCCTTTTTATTGTATTTTTTCATTATTCTATAAACTCCACTATTTTATTTAAACATTTTCTTTGTTAAAATTATAAATTTCTTCATCAATTACCATTAAACCAATACCCTTTTCTTTACATTGTTGTTTTTGATAGTGTCTCTTCTTTTAGCACTACTAAATGAGTGCCAATATATAATGTTTTAATATATTCAAAAATTTCAATTTCTACTTTGGAAGTCTTTTTATTATAATCACATTCAGGACATCTACTACCACTATTGAAACTATTCCATGTTACTTTATATTCATACCTCTCTGGACACACAACTTTTAGTTTAATCTTGGAATTAATATATTCTTTACTTACTAATTCAAATCCTTCTTTTTCAATCTGCTCCTTTACATAATCATATGATAGTTTCTTGGGCATATCAATAGTATTTATATAAAAAAATAATATTATTTTTTTATACGATAATGAATAGTCATGTCAATATTTTCTGGTTTATATAATTCACTGCATTTTGTGTAGAACAATAACTCTTGGTTCTGATTAAGAATACCAAGTTCTCTGATGGTATATTCGTTTTCTTTTGGTAGCGGAAATGACAGATAATAGTAATTATCATCTTCATAAATAGTATCTCTTGGAATTACACCCTCATCGTCATACTCCGAAAGCTGTGCAATCAGTCCGTTTTCAACACTATTGATGCGCCATATAGGGGATAACTGCTCATCTTCGAGTATTTCAAGTAGTACGTCATAGAAGTCAATGTTACCTATCGCTACAACGCTTGTATAACCTGTTACTGGTTCAGGCCAATGGATTCTCATAACAACCTCAGATATCAATTCTATCTTATCTGGAACCATTTGTCTTCCATCATTATCATAACAACTGGCTATAACACCCTTGTAGTGTAGGTTATGAAGGACTTCCCATGTATCTGATGGTGTTGTTTGGAACACAATAGCGTCCGATGCTTTTATAAGTGCATCAGTCTCAACTGGTATCGGTGTATCAACATAATAGTTTGTATCAACCAACGCTGTTTCATCGTCCGGTGTAATATCTATAAGCTGTAGATCGTTTATCATTACCTTTTCTTCTGGAATCTCGTTAGGTAATCTAAACTGTATGATCAACTCCCCACCAGCATTGTGAGCCTGTAAATGTTTGAATTTCCAGATATCCGTGGTCGGTGTTCTTCTTTCCTGATAATAATCAACTATCCTTGTGAAGAAATATCCTGTTGTCGGTTCTGGCCATATTGCAATAACTGTATCGCTATCGATGTATTCAATCTTATCTGGGAATATTAATTCAAAATCAAAGTTATATGCCGCTGTTACAACATTCGCTCTACTTAGATCGTGGGTTATTGTCCATTCTGTTGATGGTATATTAACGATCTCTATATGAGCACCATTTTCCCATAGATTATATATGTTCTGTCTTGATATACAGTATGCTGTTTTGCTTGGTACATCGTATAAACTTACATCACCACCGGTGAAGTCACATATAGGGGCCAAAACAATACTATACTCTGAAACTCTGTTTATTGGTTTTATAAATTCCCAATACTCATAAAGTCTGTCCCATATATCTTTTGGTAGAATTGCTGTGTTTGTTATGGGTTCTTTACACATATCAAGTTCTATCCTGTAACCCGTTGATTGGACATCTGTTGTGCTTTCAAAAGAAGATGGGTATGATCCATCCTTATACCAATCTTCACCAGCACCGTCCGTTCTGAGGGTCACATCGTAGTCATATTCTGGTCGGTTAACATAATTGTATTCTGTCACCGCACTTGTTGGAACCGTTCCGGTAATTGATGAACTATGCCATTTTTCATATATGTTTATATAGTTATTTGTTTGTGTTATTACTTTCCATATATCGTATATGGAACTGTTTGTTCCTTTTCTTTTTAGAAGATATGGTAAATCTCTTACGAACTCTCTGTTTCTTAATGTCTCTGTGCTAATATCAGTGATATCACCCATATCATAGAATTTTGAGAGGTAACCAAGATACTCAGGGTCAATCTCCATCGGGTCTAATAAAGTCCATATATTTTTTTGAAGGTTATAAATTTCTGACTGTACCCTGTCAAAATATATTTCCAGAAACTCGCTGAACTTTCCAGTTTGTTGATGAACTGGGACAGTCTTTTTAACATAATCTTTTAGACCATCATATATTATATGATATGTGTTTCCCATTTAATTAAACCCCAGAGGTTTTGAATATTTTACCGAAATATATGAATGTCTTATCGGTATTTATGTATTTTTTGATGTTAAGTTTTATATCCCATTTACTTAAAAATAAATCTTCTGCATATGTCAGAAGCCAATTGTGGAAGAATGAATCTTTTCTAAAATAAACTTTCATTGCATTATCAATTGGGTTTATCTCTGTGGTTGTATAATCATACTCATTATATTCATATGCTATTCCAGAAATCGATTCTACTATGGTTGTTCCTTCCGTGTATATTAACTCAGGGGAAAGTTCAAAAGAAAACATATTCTCTGCAAGTGATTTGAATGATAATAGCACCGGCCTGAAACCTTTATCATGATCCTCAATATATAATGTTATTGTACCAGCACCCTCTGTAACCATTGATGTCTGTGACCCTATGAGGTATGAGTTGACCATCTCTGCTTCTTCATCGAAGTATCTGATATTCCAAGTTATATTATTATCATTTATAAACTGCACACCGCCGCTGATCGTTTCAGAATCCGTTAGTGTGATCGGAACCTGAAAAAATGAACCATCGGCTAATCTGCTTGTGAAATTAATCCATATTAATTGAGCCTCGCCCTCTTCAATTTCAGATGGGGCAATAACTGTTTGCTCAAAATATTCTTTCAGTAAAAAATATGGACTATCTGATAGTTTTGGCATTTAATTATCCTTCGCTTATAAAGGTACAATGATTATCGGCTATAACCGGAAATTGTTTTCTATCAAGTTTTACTGGTCGCATAACGTTATCAACATATCCAGAATACGCTGAATTTACAAACTGTGGATACTGAGAACTTGAAGGTTCAAAAATTTCTTCTTTGTCGGCCCCGGATAAACTGTCTGTGTATGTAACAACATCCCTGAATACCAAGTTCTGAATACCCCTAATATTTGCGAAGTCATAATCGTCCGATGTGATATCCTCATTAAGAATGAAGTCATGTATGTCAAGGAAATTTACTTTTTCACCAAATGATCTGAACATTGGATCAAAATAATATGTTAATTTGTCGAGAACTGCCTGTCTCACATCATTGAAATTGTAGATACGTTTTATTCTTAAACCTATTTCAAATCTAAAATACACAAGATTTGGAATTACAAAGGTTTCATAAACGTTTATGTGCTTACGTGGTTCAAGATACTGTAAAACATCTTCTTTAAAATCTGTATTATATCCAGATGGTGATGGAAGGTATATCGTTCCTGTTATCGTATGGTCTTGAGAATACTCCCACGTTGTAGCAACCATATCTAATGTTCCGTTAATGAAATATGTTGCATCGCTACGAGGTGGTATAAGGCTAATATATACTTTATTATATTCTAGGGTATTTCCAGCGTTCTCTTCCTGTTCTCCCCATGCGTTACTCGCAACAACATCACCTCTACCGTTTAAATGACTTATATAATCCTTAGTAGTAACATTTCTCAGCTGTGAATGAACAACCGCCTTTGAGTTACTTTTCATTTGCTCGACTGTTTCAGGATTTGCAGCCCCGAAAGATGCCTCTGTATTTGTGAATGAATCAAGATCATCCTTACCCATTGTAGATAAAATCACCCCTCTTGTAACATTCACAACAAAGTTATCATCTGCTTCTGTGATTGTTCCAGCACCTATAGAACCATCAACACCATTTGATTTGAGCATTGTAATGTTGATATCATCTGTGGTTTCTGGAACATTTCTTGAGGATGAGAACTCAATAACATATCTCTCATATTTATCATAGTTAAAAATGAATACATTATCTTGATCAATAAGACCAGTAACGTCTTCATAAAAATCAGATATTCTTGTCCATGCTGTACCGTTAACGGTTAATTGAATTGCTCGTATATCAAAAGGATATGAGCCATGGTCAAAAGTAGAAAATGGTAGAATTATTATATTATCAACCAGATCACTTCCTTTATACTCAAGTTCACTAACCTCACCCTCTCTTGCTATTAAATCAAACTCATATAGCGGGGCAGTGTCAGCTGTAAAATCATGATCTTGTGTGATGGTGTAATATATTGAATCCCCATTATCTGTGGTTAGTCCGGTATCTATGGATGTCCATGCCGGTACTTGTAAAACATCACCAACCTGAACACCTGAAAGTGCCGCCGTGATAGTTACCTGTGATGACTTATATCCAAGTGGGTTATAGCCCTTTTGTCTTACGAGTCTGTGGACTGTTTCATAAACATCCGCTGTATCTTCATACATATTCTTGGCAAGAAGATTTGTGAAAAATGTGTTGAGATCACCGAGATACGAAACCAATTCGATCAACATTGAAATATTACTTCCTTCGTAATTATAATCTTTAAAAGTATCAGATTTCTTCATCAACTGGGTCAGTTTTGCTTTTAAAGTGTTGTAATCTGTTTCTAAGAATGTGGGTGTTAGGTTATTACTCATTTATCTTTGCTCCTTTTATCATATTGTCCTCTGCCCATAGGGGTTGTAAATTTTCCAACACCCAGCATTTTTTAAAGTCCTTATCATCATATGATTCTATATTAAAATATGATATCGGTTTTATATGATCAATGTGCCACCCACCTAAAGAGTGGTTATCCCAATTCATACCTTTTCTAAACAATTTCTCAAGATGTTCTTTTAAGTCTTCCAGAGAATAACCTATCAATTCTTCCCAATGCTTCCCTAATTTTCCACCCTTCAGTGATTGGTTTATCCTTGCTCTCATTGATCCCGATATGCTGTTATAGTTTTTTCTATTATATCTTTTTTGTATTAATTTACCCTTTTCAGATGATCGATATTTTCTAAGTGTTTCCTTTCCTTTATCTGTCTTGAAATGTCTTTTATATTTTTCCTTTCCCTTTTCAGATGTATTATATTTATGTTGACACTTTTTAAATTTGTCAGTTTTTGAATACTTATGATCCCATTTTTTTCTTAATATTACCATACACGATCTACAATAGTGTTCCAACCCATCCTTATTTCTTTTTCTTTTATTAAAATATGATATCGGTTTTTCTTCTTTGCATTTATTACATTTTTTCATAATTCTCAAGTATCATTATAGTGTTTCTATTGATCTACCTTGTGATTTTATCTCATTCCAAGTAGCATCATCTATGGTGTAATATCCAAAATTCCCAGATTGTGATCTCTTAACTGGGTATTTTGATAATCGTATATCATCTGACTTGACAAAGTAAATTGTTTTATCAATATACCATGCCGCTGGGTACGCTCTGAATGTCTCAAGTATTCTACTAATATTTTTAAAGTTATAAACCACAATACCTTTCTCATTACTAAATTTTATCATAGCAACAGCAACATGTTTAATTTTCCCACCGGTTTTTACAGGGGCTTTATTGGTTAAATCCATCTTGTTGGTGATCTTAATTCCTTTATTCATCTGGTTTATTCTGTTCATCTCACTTTTGAAAAATATTCCGTGGCCACCACTAGGGTCTGATGTTTTTTCCTGAGTAAGTTTTACATGTATCATTTCATGAGCAAGAACATTTAGAAAATCCCCGTATGTGGTTTCATAATACAATGATATTTCTATGTGTTTCAAAACCCATGTTGAAGGTTTATTTTTAACACCTGTTGAAACTGTTGTACCACCAACACCCTTTCTATTAGACCATTTTAACGGGTATTTTTCTAATTCATTATTAAACAAACTCTTATTGAGGTTATCATATTCTCTTTGAAGATTGATATTTGTTTTGGTAACAAAATCATCCGGTTTCATTGTTAAGAATATATTTTCTTCTAATAAGTATTTCCCAAATTTCATCATATAGCTCTCAGAATAACTTCCATTGTTTCAATTTCATCCGATGTGGTTATTCTAAATTCGATAATTATTTTATATAAATTATTATCATAATCAGCATCCACGTTAATGGCATCGATTACGATTCTATCATCCCATTTCTCAATGGCTGTTAATATGTTATTACCAAGCCGTTCAGCCGTATATCTATCCATCGGCTCGAACAATGTTCTATATATATCAACAAACGCATTTGGTATCATTCTCCGAGAACCTTGGAATGTTTGTACAATATTAGTAAGGGAATTTTTTATAGCATCAACATCAGTCATGGCTTTTACATCACCACCCTGTTGTTTATTAAGTTCAATGTCAAAATCTTTCCAGCCCATTTATTATTACCCTCTCTAATATTTATATAAAAAATTCATTAAAATCTTGCTGATAGGTTTTTTACTTTATTCCATATGCTCGACCCACCAGATAATCCGCTTGCCGCCGATCCAATGGTTTCTTTCATACTGGTAACCTTTTCAATACCACTTGCTACACTATCCTGTATCTCTGTATCAAGCCCGACCGTTGTCATCATTGATGTTGTGTCTAGTTCCCCAGCATCACTCAATGACATATCTGATAGGAAGCTATCAACTTGATCTAAATAATTTTGCATTGTACCAACATCAACACAACCGGCACTCTCAACACATGTCATTAACTCATCTAACTTTGTGATGAGGGGTGGTATTTTTAATGTTGTAACTAATCCCTGTAGCCCAGAAACTTTTGATAAAGCTCCAAGCATTGCTGTTACATCTGGATCAGCACTTGAAATACTACCAAGTATATTACCAACTGTACCACCTGAATCTCTCGTAACACTTCCAAGAGCCTTTGAAACACTACTAAGACAACTTCCCGTGTAGTTTGATACTACACTTCCAGTTTCATTAATCTCTAATAGTGCTGTAGTTTCTGCATTGTTCAACTCCGTCAATGTATCACCGGCTGGGGATGTGACACCAGACAAAGAACTTTTTGTGAGGTTTAATGTGGATGTCATTTGTGAGCGTGAAAGGTTCATCTGTCTCAAACTTGTATCCAAACTCGATTGTAAGCTATCGCAAGGATTAATACTCATATTACACCAAATCTAAATTGTGGCCATCACCATGGGTATCAGTTCCAACGGCTTTTAAATCTGCGACAATGTTTGCAATTATTCCTCTACACATTGCGGCTAATTGTTCTCTTCTATAAGCCGATCCATCATCTCCACCCTCAAACTGCCCAGCTGTAACAGCGGTTGTTTGTGCTATAATTAAATCGGCCATTGCGTATCCTGATTGGTCTATCCCTGCCATATTCTATCTCCTTTAGTATGAACTTTTTACTGTTGCTGACACATTCATATGTGGTTGACCGGTGAGAGCACAGATACAATTTCCCTGTACAACACCTATAGGCGCACCACTACCACCGTCAATTTCGACAGTGGCATCTGCATTTATTGTTACTTTGTCTTTACAATCTATAGTACACTGACCTGTTATCGTTATATTCAAGTGACCCTGAATTGTTTCGTCTTGATTACCATCAATAGTATTCGTCCTGTTGCCAACTATATTCTCTGTTTTATTACCCTCAATATAATTTACTTCATTCCCCACTGTTGATTCTGCTCTACTACCCTCGATGATTCTTGTTTCATCCTCACCGATTGTAATATCAACATTCTGCTTTACCAATGTTGTCCTATTCAGATCAATAGTTTCTGTTTGGTTTCCGCCTACTGTGAGGTCTTGATCATAGATGATATCCCTTTTTTGGTTACCATCGATATCTATTGATTCATCACCAACAACTTTACGGGTTCTGTCACCATCAATAGTTGTATTCTCATCCTGCGCGATATGAATATTGTGATCTCCAAGGACTATTTCATATTTATCATCATTGTTCCTGATAACCATTCTACCCTCTTCATTTATCTCAATATAACTATTGGATGGATGATAAATATGGACACGGCGTTTATTGGGTGTATTATCGAATTCTACGGTGATCCCAGCATGGGTGACCATGACTATGTTATCTGGATATTCGGCCTCGTATGCGCTCTCTGGCTCACTCCAATCAGCTAAATTGTCAGCTGTCTCTATTGGGGTATCTTTACCGTCAAGATTATCGTTTTTTGTTTGAACAAGTGTCTCGGTTATATTTTCACTTCTCATTAACCTGTGAACATCTGATTCACCAATTCTATCGGGTCTTGGATAAACACCATCTGGATCGTTAAATCCTTTTGTTTTATCCGGTACTTCCTCTGGTACTCCTGATGATGTGGCGAAATATCTTGGTTGTGTAGGGTTACCGTTCTCAAAAAATAAGAATACATGACTACCATGTAGAGGAACAGCCCACGAACCAAAACCACTTATAGAACCCTCAAATAGACCATGACACGGCTCTGCCCATGGTAGATCATCTGTTGGGACACCTTTTGTTTGGTTTTTATTTATATCATCGGTGTGTATTCCAAATACGCGAACCTTTACACGACATCTTTTTTCTGGATCATCTCTATCTTCAATAACTCCACGGTATATACCATAGAATTTATTATCTGATTGCTGTTGATATGTTTCGAGTTTTCCTTTTAACATTATTGTTTTCCTATATTTTTATTCACAGCTGGAACCAATCTCGTATCATCTGACTCATAATAACCATTTTTAATACATATAAGTTTTTGTTTATATTTAAAATCGCCTGAGTTATCGAAACTATGAATAACAGATTTTATAAGATATTTTCCTATCATATTTTTATTCATCTTGTGGTCTGCATTTATGGATGGCCATTCCACTTCTATCATACCACCTGCATGTCTGTCTTCATGACCTCTCACAGTCATAACCACCAACTGTTGCATACAATACTCTTTAATCCAATTACTGAAATAGATATTATCCATTATTTTCTCATCTACCTCACCTGTAAGCTGTTGTTTTGTTTCTATATACTCCACGTCACTTGGAAATAGTGATTGCTTTCCAAGTATGGTAAACCTGTTAATCCCATCCTTATATGTGTACTCTCTTTTTAAGAATTTTTTTCTACTTGGATCGAAGCCCAGTAAATTACCACTGACCAGTGACTTTATTGAGTTATGATCTAAATGGTTTATTTTATATGAGAGTATTTTATTTATGTAATAAATGTTCTCTGTGGTGAAAGTATATATCCCCTTAAACCCCTCTGGTTTTGTTAATGTTTTTTGCTGTAACAATTTTTCGAGGGTTGTAAGATTCCATGACTTATCTTTTGTTGAATTATATAAAAGATATCCTGGCTGTTTTGTTTTTAGTTCAGAACATCTATTCATCAACCATTTTATATTTGTTGCCGGTGTGTTATATGATGTACTGTAATATGGTATTTTCTCTTTACAATCATTAACAACATCGTATGTACTAACACCACAATGCTCTTTCATTATTTGTTTAACTATATCTGTATATTTTTCATCCTTAAATGAAAGGCTATGATGTTTTGAATGAAGTAGATGAAAATATCTATCAACAAATACAACCTCTATCATATTTCTTTCAAACATATTACTGCTGGATGATCCGCTAATTTCATTTATTTTATATACGTAAAAATCAAGAACCTTATCTGATTCTTCTCCATAATATACTTTGATTTGTTCTGTACCGTTCATTAGACCAAATTCGAATATACCATGAGTATCTTTGAATATCAGTTTTCCTGTCATACAAAAAGAATATATGTCTTCTATAAAATAGAGTTGTTTTAATTCAGCCAAGTCAATAAGGTATGTGTCAACAGATGTTGTTATTGATATGGAAAATAGTCTTGAGTTTTCTGTTTTAAAATCAGTCATTATAATTCAGATAGATTTCCTATGTCGTTGAATAATATATACAAATATTGTTCTTTTAATACTTTTATTTGTTGACCCTCTTCAATATCTTCAAATGGGTTTATAACATTATTCATCAAACATAAAACCCACCACAAATCTGGCGCACCATAATAACGAAACGATACATTATCCCACCACTCATCAACGATTGCAAGGTGTAGGGTGTAATAATCATCATTATCTTTTATATCATTATCAACAATGAAAGACCTGAATATATTGGTAAATCTCGTACCGTCGGTATCTTTCAGAATGTTGAACATTCTTAGTCTTGATGTTATAGGTAAACTACTACCAGTTAGCTCTATAAATGTTTTATCTTCTTTTATAACCGCCATTATTTCTTAACCCCATATTCTCCGTTTGTTCTTACAGGCAAGGTTTCATGTGCATTACTTGAATCCCTTTTACTTGTTTCAGTAACATTTACTCTGTTCCTTCCTGGCCCCCACTGACTCGCAAACAATGGCGATAAGTCAACAAAGGTTATGGAAAGAGTTGCCTGTGTTGGGTATCCATCTCTATATGGCCCCTTAAACACCGGTTGCATACTTGTTACAGCGGCTCTATCAACATTTATAATATTTTTGGTTTGATTATTACCGTCAACTGTTCTTATCTTAAAAATATGTGGGAGTTCTATTTTAATTGTCTGGTCTATATCAACAGCACTGGAATATCTTTGTAACATATCAATAGGTTGATAAACATCCTCATATATTTTTCCCTGATCAGCAAAAATAAAATCAAATATATATGTTCTGTGTTCTGAATCAGTATACATCATCGGTGCATCTACTCTCTGAAAATCATGTATTTTTGCACCTGCAAGCCCAGCTTTTAAGGATGTCGCACCGGAATTTGATAATAAATTATCTATTGATTTATAAACTGCCTTTATTTCCTTTGTTTCATGTTTTAAATGAACAACCTTCTCTAAGAGCCTCGCCCCTATATTCTTATCATCACCCCATCTATGTGATACATTTAAGCCAAACTCGTTTGGTGCTAATAAATAAAACTTCTCACCTGTTTCAAAAACAGATATACCACCCTTCTCACGAACATCAAAATTCTGGTGTTCAATTCTAAGAATTTCAAACTCAATCCATAAAGTGTCTTTGCCACCATATGTTGATTCTCCACCACCAACTGGATATATTCTCGGCCATCTATTATTCATTAACCCATTCCCCATGATTTATTCATAAGTAAGATACCAAAGTTCTCTATTTCATCTGGTATTGATTCTTTTGAACTACCACCTGATTGACTCTGTTGAACTACATTTGCATTTATTGTGTTACCGAGTTCACCTGTTTGTTGTCCTATGGCATCAGCAACTCTTATGTTTGACTCTTTAATTATATTTTCTAAATTTTTAGAGGTTATTATTTTTTGTTTTTCTATTTCATTTTTCTTCTCGTTGATCTCATTTTTTGTTCTTGTTATGATTTTTGAAGGTGAGTCAATTATTTTTTCAATAGGTCCAATCACTTCACCGGCATGAACATTTACAAGACCTGTAGTTTTAACAAATCCACCAAGAGCGGCCCCATGAGCCTCTTCTTTCTTGTTACTTGAAAAAATACCCATTATAGAACCAAGGATACCTTTATCTTTAATAGCACCCCATAACTCTTTAAATGCATCACCTATGGTGTTGATGATGTTTGTGAAAAAATCAACTACTGTATTTGTGACACCGGATACCCATTCCGTAACACCAAAATCATCAAGAAAACTTTTCAACCCTTCAAATATAAATTTTAAAAGTTCTATTGGTTTTTCAACAACCCATTTCCACATGAATTTAATATATCCGATCCACATATCAAATGCTTGTCCTAACCACCCCATTAATTTATCACCCGTACCGGTAACTTCAACACCAAATAATCCAAGGAATTTTTCAAACAACCATCCAAGCAATCTTACTGGCATTTCAAGGAATTTCATAACAACGTTTTTTATACCGGCAATTACTTTTGTTCCTACGTCACCCTCTGTTGATTGATATGCTTTAACAAAATCAATAACACTCATGATTACTTGTAATGGCCAGAATATTTTCTTGAATCCTGATATAAAACCTAACCCAAATATCTTTAACGCTGGAACTTTTGCAAGTATACCACCAAATTTTTTAAAGAAGTTTATAAACATTTTAAGAGGTTTGAACATCTTACCAATGAATCCAGAGCCCTTAAATGCCTTAACAAACATATCAACACCCTTTTGAATAATAGGGACTCTAGTGGCTAACCATCCAAGGAATCTAAATGGAGCGGTTAATTGACCAATAACAGCACCTATTATGGCCCCTACAGCAAACAGTAGTATACCAAAACCACTTATCTGGTTCTTTTCTTTCATATCATTAAGTTTATCACGAATCTTTTGGGTTGTTATCATTTCAAACATCTTTCCCCACATGGCTTTGCGTCTTTCTGCATCCATACCAAACATTTTCATGAAACCCGTGAATGTGCTTCTTGTTATATCCACTATTGGGTCTATGATATCACTATTTAACTCACCGAGAACTTCATTAAAATGAGATTTTACGGTGTCGAAACCTTTCTGAATCGCTTCTCCGAAATATCTAAGGAAATCACCACTGAACCACCCTTTCATAAAACCAATAAAATCCCCAAGGACTGTTTTAGTTGGGTCACCTGTTGGTGTTAGGTCTGATCTTGGGGTTATTATAATTGGTTGTACTCCAAGAAATTCTTTTGCATTTACAGGGGCTTCCGGTGGTGGATGGAAAAAACTCATAGCATCTTTTACAACATTATCCTGTACCATATTAACCACAGGGGTTTCCGGTGATGTCATTTCTTGTGTTCTTTTTGTTGGAGTTGATCTACTTGATTTAATACCTTTTATTTGCTCTTTTAATGCCTCTATTTCAAGTTTTTTCTCATCTCTACCAACCAACAGTGCCTTGTTTTTAGATATAAGTTCAGCATCGTCACCAAGTCTAAAACTTGGTTTTCCATGAAGCAACCCAAGCTGGGTTTTAACATCTACCATTTGCTCTTTAATAGATGCTAATTCAGCTTCTTTTGTTTTCAACATCTCTTTTAATAGTTGTTTATCCATTCTCTCCACCAATAAAAAAGGGTCTAAAGGTTCATAAGTATTTATGCCCTTTAGACCCCTAATGATCCGTTAGTGTAAACTAAGTGGGTTATTATTAAATTAATTTTCGAATTGTTCTTTCTCAGCTTTCAAATCTCTGAGCAACATACCGAGTAACATCTTCCGTTCAAAATCTGGCATATTATTACTATCTAAGATAGATATGTTGGAACCCCTCGCCAATTGATACTGTTCCTGAATAATACTATCCAGAGATGCGTCCGAACACAGTATGTGAATTATGTAAAAAAATTTGATATTGGTATATCAATTTCTTTTACATAATCACAGTGTCTACATGCTTGCTTATACTTGAACACCACTCCAAAATCATTATCTATATACCAGTTTTTCAACTTTGCAAATTCTTCATCTGGTACATTATCCAAAACAAATACAATATCATCAAGAGGAGAGTCCTTGATTTCTTCGCCATTGGCAAGAACAGACTTTACGGATAAAGCCATAGAATATGTAACTGTTTCCATTAACTGTTGCGTATATGTTAGTTCTGGAATTTTCCTAACAAGTTCCTGTGCTTCTTTCTGCATACCCCTTGTTATATGGGAAAGTGTTATTGATATACTGTCATTTAACATTACCAATCCACTGTTATCCTTATCAAATTTTTTCTCTTTTAATTTATCAAGTTTAACAGTTTGTGGGGTATTTGCTTTACAAGCAGGGCATTTTAAAGTAAACGAGTAACTGACCCCCTTTGATTTTATCCTAATATCCAGTAATAATTTGAACCGATCTTGAAGTTTTAATTTATTAATGTCAAACCCCTCTGTTATAACACACCCTTTGATAATATCATCAATGATATCCTCAATAACAAAAGGGTCTTCATTGTTTTCATAAACTAATAACTTTTTCATTTGACCGGTATTTAACGGTCTGAAACGTATCTCTTCTTGTGTACTCGGAAGAACACAAGTAAAATCATATTGATTAATAAGACTTTTAATATCTATCGACATTTTTCCTCCTTACATTTTAATGTTTTGATCTTAAACTTAAACTTCTGTTGAATACTGATATGCAAATGTAGCCTCGAAAGTGGCAACTTCTTTTGTACCATAATCAAATGTGATACCCGAACATGTTTTACACCATGCTTTATGCAATTTATAAACAGCAATTGGATCACCATTACCATCAAGATGTTCCAATGATATAATAGCATTTGCATATGTAGCAGGGTTTCCATGAACATTCGTTTCTGGATCATGTACTAAATTAACCCATTTTCTCAGATTTCTATAAACATCAGATTTGGTGTCAACTTTGAACGTAACGGTGAAATCCTCAAATGTACGAGTTGAACCTAATTTATAGACGTTACCCTGCCAATTGGTTTCTATTTCACCAACTGATGATTGTGGTGCGGTTGTTGAGTTTACAAGAAAAGGATAATTCTTTGTATCCCATAAACCTGCCGGTGCATTGTCTATTGTTAGATAATACAGGTATGAACGTGCGAAATCACGATATTTACTTGTCATATTGTCGATATTGAAACTGTCTTTTCCTGGCATTTTTATTTCTCCTTTTTACTTTAAATCTTATTTATGCTACCTGTGATGCTTCCTCAAACTGTGATGCATCTTTTACTGATACAAAATTAAGTACAATAAACTCCGCTGATCGGGTTGGTTGGATGATGATCGAACACCACAACTCATTTCTGGCCTCACGTTCGGAAGTATTATTGCTTTCATCACAGACAACCTTAAATGCACGAATACCTCTTCTTGACTGAACATCTCTAAGGAAAGGCTCAATCATATTTACAAGCTGAGTACGGGTTACCGGATCATTAGGCTCAAATAGGAAGTATTTACTAGATGTGGCAATCGCTTTCTCAAGAATCATGAAAAGTCGTCTAACGTTAACTCGATTAAACCCACTTGGTTTATCGAGTAATGTTTTCTGACCCCAAATAACCTTTCCCTGACCGGCAAAAGGAACAATTGGGTTGATACCATTCTTGTAAAGAATATCTCTATGACCCTGTGTTGGGTTCCAAGCAAGTTTTCTGATACCTGTAAGCACACCTCTGTTAAGACCGGCAGGTGCGAACCATGGCTCGGCAACATCATCGGTATTTGCATACATACCGGCTACATTACCTGACAATGGAATCCAGCGATACTTTTTGGTGTCTTTCTCATATATCTCAGCCCAGTTACCGTATAAAGATGCATATGAAGTGTTCTCATTCAAGTTATCAGATGTAAATGCTCCAAGACCCCGCCGCCAATCTCTCAAGTCCGTTGCCTCATTTCCTCTGTTATTAACACAGAGTTCCATTGGTGGATCGAGAATTGCCATACAGTCCTTTCTGCTTTCTGCGATCTGAATCATATATTGTTTTACCGCAACTGGTTTATCACTATCGATAAGGATATTAACATCTATTTCTTCTGGATTTGCATAGAGGTCAAGAGCTTCCATTATTGTTCCTTCTGTAACAGTAGATGCTGTGAAAGCACCATCTGTCAAGGCTACCCATGATTCTGAATCAAGTGTCCAGTTTTGTTCTGTCTGTGCCGCTGACATAGCAACTCTGATGTAAGCAGATTGTTGATTGATTACGTTTTCTACGAATTTGGAATTGCCTTGGTCATCGATGGCCAACTCTTTTGTAGATACATTATGAACTTCTTTTGTTATCCATGATGCTCCACCCTGTGGCATCTCTTGAACAACTACCAAGAAATCGGTGTCTTCTACTAATGGTGAGTCGATATCAGCGAATACTGGATAAGTTGCCCAAAGTGAATTACCACCGGAAACCATTTCATTCTGTGAGGTTTTTGTAAGAGTAGCAATTCTTACATTGTTACCCCATGCTCCTCTTGATGAAGCGATAACCCAAAGTGCTGTATCTGCTGTAACATCGTCACCGAGGTTGTCTGGATCGGCACTATCAAGATCAGCCAATGTGAGAGGTGTTGAAAATGCTTCCCATGCTGTACCTGTGCTGGTTACTTTTGTTCCAGCAAACGTTGCCGCTACAGGTAAAACTCTTGTAGCATAAAGTGATGATCCATATTTCAGGAATCCTTTAGCGTTCAGCATATCACGATAGCAATCTCTATCGGTGGTTATTTTACCAAAAACTTCTTCTAATTCCAGTTCTCTTGTTAGCAACTGTTTCTTTAATTCTGGGCCTTTGTAAGTGTCTCTTAAAACTATAACACCTATTGATGTAGCGACTCCTTGAATTGTTGTGTCCAATGATATCTCATTGACATCAACTAATGGGCTTAAATAAAATGGCATAATGTTTCTCCTTTTTGTGCCCATATAAGATTCATTATACAGGACTTGAATTTTATTTTTTGTTCAAACTTTATTATCTATGTATACTTGTTCTCTATATTATTTATATAAAAAATATAAAAAATTTTCACTTACATTCTTTTTTTATCATTTCATGATACCCACAACCGTTCTGTTTATGTATACCGTTATGACAGTTTTCACAAAACACAGCACAGTTATCAATATCTGCACTTTCAACTGGGTTTATTTCCACACCTGTTATGTGGTGACAGATAAGGTTTGCTTCTTCACCACACTTCTCACATACATGACCATATTTCTCTAAAACCAACTCCTTTAGTGCCGCTTGATCGTTTCTTGATATGTATGTTTTTTCTCCTTTTCGGGATTTTTGTTGACCAAACACAGGACAATTTTGTTTACAATCATCAGAACAGTATAATCTATTCTCACCGATATAATTACCTTTAATTGATTGTATTCTGTTACTAACATCTGTTTTCTTAGGTATAAACCACCCCTCACAATAATCACATTTTACTTCAAGAATGTTATTGTCTTTGGGTGATCGTCTACAATCAACACCATATGGGTTTAATTGATGAGCATATGTTAAATATGTTGGAATATTATCAGTGCAATAACCACCCTGAAAATTTGGATAACCGCCCTTTTCGTATCTTAATTTATGGTTTTTTCCACTCATTTTTTCTATGGTTTTTTTTGAGTGATGTTTTCCATAAAATTTGTGTTCTAATCCAACACATTTACCTTTTCTATTTTTTGATATTATATTTCTTGTTTTTTCACTGTGTTTTTTACCGAAAAACGGGTTTTTAGCACCTATAACAGAGCATTTACTACATATAACAGTGTTTTTTCTTCCTGTAAATATATCACCACACTCTTCACATGTATATATGTATGCTGTTTTCTTATTTATCGCAAAGGTGTTATTTCTTGTTAAATATATGTTATCTATATTATTCCATATAAGTTTCATAATAATACTATACCATATTTATATAAAAAAGTTAAGGACTAAACCCCAGAAATCTGATACCTATCATACATTAAGTTACATGAAGCAATCAAATCTCTTGAACCCTCTCTCTGAGACAGCGTGATCTCACCCAGCATATTGACCCATGCGTTTATAAAATCCACTTTTAAAACCACCAAGCCGTTGTTATCTGTAATTTTCAGTGTAGCATCCACAACGTATTCTTCTCTCGATGCAGAAAATTTATTCTTATTGTTATTTATATTCAGCATCCATTTATATAGTGTAAGCCAGTTTTTAAACTCACTATCAACTGTGAACCTTACAAACCATGGCTCGTATGTCAATGAACCGGCCTCATACTGAGCAACACCACCCTGCCAATATCGAGGGGTTGCTTCCATGGTGAGGGAAGGTATAACAGACTCATAGATATTGATGGTTAATTCTGTAGAACCCTCCATTGTTTCCTCTGTTGGTATCTTTGGAAATATGATCTCATAATTCTGTGGGTTTGCTTTATTTAAATTAACTTTCATTTATTATTCCTCGAACTTCTCATAGAGTTCGTATTTGTAAAGTATTCTTGCTTCCTCATCATATTTAACACCGCTGGTCGGTAAGGTTAATATCTCAACGGCATCATTTCCTATACCGCTTGCTCCCTGTGTTGTGCTGTTACGTAATACCCATGATGTCTCATTGGTGTAAATCTTATTGACAACCTTCTTGACAACACCTTCTGTTTTGAGAGGTTTGAACATAAACCCTTCAACTTTAAATGTCAGTGTCCATTCTAGTACCCTAAAATTGGCCTCGTCAATTTCTACTTGCATCTCAGGTGATGATCCTTCATATATAACTTTCAGATCGAGATTTGCCGCTCCCTCTTCTGAACTATCAATGATATCCAACTCTGGAATTGTTATTCTTATAAATGCTGTCGGGTCAAAGAATGGTAAAATATTTTCGATGATTTGTGTTATGTCAATAACATATTGAGCTGCTATCTTTACTTCAAAACTTATATCATAAGGAACCGGATTTAAAAATCTTGAAATATCATTCTGAGTTCTTCTTGAAGTTATATTCGAGTTTTTGTTAACGGCTCTGTCAGATGCATACTCCAAGCCTGTCATATTTATTCCAATGATAGGGAGAACCTTATCACGGATAATTTCTCCTGTTGCTGTTTCTTTTTCTTGAAAATAATAACCACGGGTTTTTGGCGCAAATTTAACAGGAACAGAAACGTATTTCAGTATTTCACCATCTGTTGCATATCTGGCAATGGTTATATCATTGAAGAGATCAAGAAATTGTATAATAGTTTTTCTTAGTGCATTATAAAAATAGTGGTCTTTCATTATCTACCTTTTATAGTTTTAGAACTTATTGATCATTATAACTTTTTAAAAATATCTGTACCGTTTGAATTTTTTATACCTCTGAACATATATAACGTTGTCTTGTTCAGGAATGGTTTACAATCCTTCTTTATTAGGCCAGAAATATCTTTTGGTGATATATTTGATAAATCCATGGGTGATGGTTCATTAATATCATTTAGGTATTGCTTGAATTTCATTTGCTAAGTCTTCCATTGTCCTTGGTCATTTCAAGTTTTAGCTTTGCGATCTTTATATTACCCTTTACAGTATCCATCTCAGATCGTATTTTCTTAGTTTCATCATTATCAGCGGCATCACCGAGACTATTTTCAAGTTCTATAAGTTTATCTCTCAGTGCTTGAATTGAATCCTTCATACCAGCCAACTTTTGACTGAATGATTCTTCCTCTGATAAAAAGTTTAATAGTCTCATTTAATTACCTTCCGAACATTTTTTCGTCAATGTCCTGATATTTATCAATCTTATTTGACTCTGTTTCAATAAAATCATTATCCCCATATTCATTCTCTATAAAATCGGATAGAGCATCGCCACCACTTGTAACATGTGTTTCAAATGTGCTTGCATCCATACCGGTGTGTATCTCTCTGTGTGTGTCTGATTGTTCACTAAATCTGAATGGTCTCAAGATGAATTCATAGATAAGTTTCTTGGCTAGGAAGATGTTCTGTTCTTTACCAACATCAACTACTTCATAATTTCTATTATCCCATAGGGTCTTAATAACAAGTCCTGGCCTTGGAACAACCAATACATCAGTTCCAGATGGGGCCAACGCATAATAGGCCGCACTCAAGTCTCTGGTGAATGTAGATTTTGGAATAAAAGCATATTGTAATGTCTCATCACTGGTAATACCAAATGCCTCTGTGATCGATAAACCCTCTAATGGTTCATATATCAGTTTTGTCATTACAGGATCAGATAAATTCTCTGATGCATCCTCACCATATAATGGGTCAAATGTTCTGATTGGTATATAAATTTCAACCGGAAACCCAGAAATGTCTGTCATCTCTGTTATTATAGAGTCATACAGTGCATGTTCACAGTTATCTTCTGTGACATCGTACATGCTCCATAGCGGTGTCCCCTTTAATACGTCTTTGCAGTTACAAGCCATTATTAATTATCCCAGTTATTTTTATCTTTAATAAATTCAAGAACAATATCGATTGTTGATTTAGTTTTTAATACTTTGTCAATCCCCTCTGTTCCTGGGGAACCATTGATTTCAACCATATACGGTTTATTATTTTTCTTATCTATTATAATATCAACACCAGACCATGAAAGTCCAGATTCCTTCGTTGCCAATATTGCCATGTTTTTCATTTTGTCTGTTATTTCTACTGATTCTATATCTCCACCGAGAGAATAATTTGATCTGAAATCATCATCCGGTTTTACTCGTTTCATTGCGGCTATGATCTCACCACCAAGAACATGAATTCTTATGTCACCATCACTCTCTATGAAGTCCTGAATTAGCATCTCCTCGTCTTCACTGATATTCCATATTGCCTGTAGTGTCGGTCTTAAATTCTCCACTGAGTCGATTTTGAACACCCCAGCACCCCCATATCCAGATATTGTCTTAATAACAACTGGAAATGTGGTGATTCTATCTATAACAACCTCAAGTTTTTCCTGAGAACTCACTATGCGAGTAATGGGTGTGTCTATTCCAAGTTTTCTGAACATCAACATTGATTTATATTTATCGCTACATAATTCCATAGATTTTCTTGTATTCACACAGAAAAATCCAAGGGTTTCAAGCTGATGTAATAGATTAATACCTGTCTTTGTGTAAAGAACACCACCACGGGCGATGACAACTGTATTATCTGGGTCAATTTTAAACCCTTTCTTATCATCAATATTGTGGATGGTAGTTACTTTATCATCTGATATATACCCATCCTCAGAATATACCAGATATGGGGTCATATCATGCTTTTTAGCAGATTCTTCAAACTTCTCAGCTGATGTTTTTATGGTATTGTCACCACTACGGGATGTTAATATTACAACCTTAACAACCTTACCATTTCCCTCTGTCATATAATTATGTAATCTGCTCATATAATTCCTCACCCAAAAGTTATTCCGTATCCATCATAACATTCCTCATCTCTAAGTGTTAATTCGAGGTCTGCTTTTTCCTCTTTACCTTCACCTATCAATTCTGAACCATCCAAAGCTATACCTTGGCCACCTAATCCTGAAAAACTGGCGAATTTTCTTCTGATCATACCCAATGTTATTTTTGACATTGCCGTAACATAATCAATGATCCAATCTTTGTCCCAAAGAGCGTCTTCAAATTGTTCATCAACTCTATAGGCTCCTGATGTACTTGGAGTATATGTTGGTAAGGTTGCACCCTCTATCATCATAGTCTTTACCAGTACAAATCCTGGGGAATCAACCAATAAACCGTTAGTATCATATAAACAACCACCACTTACAGGTGGTGCTGGGTATATCTCTAACTGGTTTGTGTGTCTATGATATTTCCAGTTATAATCTGTCGTAATGTATCTGTCTAAGGTTTCAAGAAAGTCAAGGGCGATATGATACTCAACCAATGAAAATCCGCTATGAAAAAAACTGTCAAGCATACCGCTCTTGTACATGTAATTCTCGATTGAGAAAAGTGTATTTATACCACCACTGTTACCAACCCCCTTATCATCGTAGCTGATAATATCAGTAACCCCAGGTGGCATATCATATATACTCTGACCACCTCTTAACATTACTGTTAGGAAATGTTCCTGTCGTGCATTACCCACAGCCCATTTTATAAATTTATCCCTTGCATATATTATATGATCATCTATCTGTGTGTCACAAATTTCTACCTTAACCATCGGGTATCCAAGTCTGTGTTTAACCCGCTCTCTGAGTTCTTGTCTTGTTATAGCCATAGTTTATTATCCCTTTATAAATTCTTTTATTTTATTTAGACATTTTTCTTTGACATAATTACCCTTAACCACTAATAATATTACCTGTTTCCTTACATTGTTGTTTTTAATTTTATCATGTTGTTTGGCATATATAGATGAGTGTCAATATCTTTCGTTAAACTCAATTGCTTTTCTTAACTCTGGAAGCCATACATCCAGTTCGAGGTTTCGACCTGTTTCTGGGTTAATAGACCTTAGCAATATCCCGTTGTCTAGGTGCGACCATCTCTGTTATGAATTTATGAAACCTCATCTATTATCCTTTTAAATAAAATTATTCAATAGTATTTATATAAAATATTATTATTCTCTCATCCAAGACCAATCAACTTCTTCTTCTTCCGTATCCACATCACTTAGAATCCCCCATCCCTCATCCTCTGCTTCCTCTCTTCTAAATTCAAACTTCTCATCGAGGACATCCATACAGAAAATATATAGTGCCCAATACAACGCAGATACTAAATCATCATCCTGTCCACCACCTGTGAATTTATTATTCCCTTTGTCAATAAATGATGATAACTGTTTGATCGTTTTGTAATCTATAACTTTAAGGGATTTCCCCTCGATTACTTTTTTCATGAATAGAACAGCAATTGGTTTTGTTGCTTTTGTTGCTCTTATACCGAGGTCTTTTGCTTTTGTACCAGTACAAACCAGATATTCATTTTCATACTCCCACCATATTCGATTTACAACCGGAGCACCCTCACCATTATTCTCAATCATTAAATAGGCTTTATTATAGTAATAACATGTCCTATTTACTATCTCAGAGAAACGGTACACGTCTGTCATGTTGTCCTCATATACAGCAACCTGTTGAACTTTAAGAGGGTCGATACTCACTATCTTCAATACTTGCATCGTACTGTAATGCTCACCAGTACCCTTTGCAACGTCCACCCCAATGACATATATGGAACCATCTTTTGGTTTTTCGTATACTCTGAATTTATTATTAAGGTCTAATAATTTTGGATCATATATTCTTTGATTTAAAATGCGCTCAATTGTGGCTGGGTCAAGAACTGTGGAACTACTACCAACGAACTTACAGGAGAATTCTTGTGCAAATTTGATCTCTCCAAGATTGGCAAGCTGCTCAGCGGCCCATTTTTCATCTCTTCCAGGAACCCTTGTCCAATCAGCGAAGTAAGGAACAAATGTATTTTGTTTTTTCTCGGCTTTTGAGTATAGTTCATGGAATTTATTATACATACCATTTGGTGTACTAATGATAATAATCTTCGCAGTTTTTGAAGCTGAAATGGTAGGATAGTTACTCGCCCAGAATTCATCCGCTTTCCATTGCGGGTCAACGAAAGCTAACTCATCACATATAACGAGTGACATTGGCTCGCCACGGAAAGAATCTTTACTTGTGGCGCTGATTCTTATTTTTGTTTTATTTTCAAATTTTACAGATGTCTCGGCCCATGCTATAACCCCAGGTTTTAGCCATCCTGGCAACAATTCATACATCTCTTTAAGACGTGCCAAGAATGATTTTGCGCTATCTTCTTTATTTGAAACGATACCTATATTTTTGTTATCATTAAAAATAGCAAACCATAACGCATATGCCGCAACTACAGTGGTCTTACCTGACTGTCTACAGAGTAGTCCGATGTTAAAACGGTACTTTTCATAATTCTCAAGTAACTCCTTTTGATAGTCATAGGGGTTAAATAAAATAATGCCTTGATCTTCATTATATATTTTGACGTAATTACTCACAAAATACAAACAAGACTTCTTACACCTGATCAATTCTTTTATCTGATCAGGTGTATATTCATACTGAACACCAAGTTTTTTTACTCTCCTTTCATTTTCAAATTCAAGTTCTGGCATTTATAATCCTACGAATTTATTTATTTTATTTAGACATTTTTCTTTGCCATATAACCATTCACAATCGTATATTATCATTAAATCAATACCTTTTTCTTCACATTGTTGTTTCTTTATTTTGTCTTTTCTTTTAGTATAGTATGATGAGTGCCAATAAACACCATTAAACTCAATTGCTTTTCTTAACTCTGGAAGCCATACATCCAACTCAAGACCACATCCTGTACTTGGATTAATTATTTGTGTTCTATCGTTAGCAATCAAACCCCCATCATATATTTGTTTAACTATTTCAAATACTTCTTTTTCTGGTATTGATGATGTTGTTTCTGCATAACAAATAGGGCATCTATTACCGTTATACCATCTTTGATATGCTGTCATATACTTATGTCCAATAGGACATTGAACTTTTAATTTTGAATGATTATTCTTATACTTACAGCTAAGTAAATAATAACCTTCCTTTTCAAATTGTTCCTTTATATACTCATGTTTCATTCTTGTATTATCAATACTACATTCTTTACATCTCTGACCTCTTTGAAAACAGTCCCATCTCATTTTAAATATGTGATTATTCTTACATTGAATTCTTAAATGTTTTTTATTGCCTTTATATTCTTTACTTAAAAGTTTACATCCAGAATATTCTATATGCTCTTTGATAAATTCATATGTATGTTTTGGTGTTCCATAACAAACAGAACATCTTTGTCCATGTTTAAATGAATTAAAACCCATTTCAAAAATATGTTGTTTTGGGCATTTAATTTTTAATTTTGAATGTGTATCTTTATAATCTTCGCTTAAAAGTATATATCCTTCTTTTGTTATATGTTTCTTTATAAAATTATATGTAAATTTTCTATTTTTAGCACATAAAGGACATCTATTACCGGCTTGAAAATCATTATAAGTTGCCTTATATTCATGACCATCAGGACATCTAATTTTTAATTTTGAATGATTATTAATATATTCCGATGATAATAGTATATAACCATCACAATTTTCGATCATTCTTTTCACATGATTACATGTTAGTTTTTTTGGCATTTATAATCCTACTTTAAGAACCATGTCTGTGATCGGGCCTCTTGATTTATTACCTTTCAAGGTTATATGACCATAGTGTTCTTGGCCTTTACATAATTTAACAGTCCAGTTAAGAGCGTTATTCATTTCATTGAGAAACATAGCATCGACCTGTGACGTATCCCCGATGCAACAAACCTTAACATTACCGCACATTCTTGTCAGAAGTGCTCTCATTTCTTGTCGAGAAATGTTCTGTGTCTCATCGATGATTACAAATGCATCTTCAATGTTCATACCCCTGATAAATGTCAGAGGAAGAATCTCGATGTAATGTGGATTAATAACCCCATTAGCATCCATAATTCTCTCGCTCAATTTTCTGACACCACTGAGTTTTTGAATTAATGATACCATATATCTGGTGTATGGTTCTATCTTATCCTCAAGACTTCCTGGAAGGAAACCCAACCCCTGTCCAATATTTACTATATTTTTAAAGATGTATATCTTCTCATATTTCTTTTTCTCGAATGTCTGTTCCAATGCCGTGGCCAGTGATATATATGAATTATGGGTGACGATAAAATCATCTGTGATATACATATGGTCATCTGAATCAACCGTGATACATTGTGCTTCTTTATTACCAATATATTTTATTTCTTTTATTCCTCTTGATGGTGGATATTTCTTATAACCATTATATATATTAACCTTTCTTTTTAAGAAAAATGGGTTAATATCAGATGGTAATGTTATTCTAACAGTATAGCTTTCCTTACCTTGTTTTTTCATCCCATTATAGATATAATATGGTGTTTTTTTATTAAAATATGCCCTACCTCCAAGTGATCTCACCAAAAAAATAACACCATCTCTTAATTTTGATGAAGAAGTATGATATTCAACTCTGTTATCTTTAAGAATACCACTATCTGTATCCATCAATCCTCTGAGTATTTGTACCCTATCATCTATAGATGAATATAAATAATCAACTGGTATAAATTTTTCATGTGATTTCAGTTTAAATAATTTTAATTCATATAGTATTTTGTTAATAATATTTGTAAAAATATCTTTTTTACCGCCAATTTTTCTATCAAGCATGTTAATATGATATTGGTGTTCACATATATGTTTGATATATAACCCATCTGGTAATATATCACTACAATGATCTATTATTTCTTTATCTACTGTTGTTATACTTACATTACTTGTTGTCATTCCACCATCACCCAATAAAACCCCCATCAAGTATGGTTTTATTGGTAATGGTTTTTTTTGGAATTTTATTGGTGATACTGTCGGTATAAACCAATTCAATCTTTTTCGTTTTTCATTATATAGATTATCTTTTATATCTCTTAATTTTTTTACTTGGTATTTATGATATTCTTTTCTAACAAACCATAAATGATCATCACAACATTCTGTACTACTATTATCATTAAATAATACTCTATATATTTCCTTTTCTCCTTGTGGGTGTATTGTTAAAACCTTTGTCGGTTCTCCTTGTGAATTTATAACCATATCACCAACTTGTAAATCACCCATTTTTTTCCATCCATTAGGTGTTAATATTTTGGCATCTAATGGTTGTGCTTTACCAAGACCGGCCCTTGACTGAATCGTAACGAGGTTAATTTCATCATTTTTCATCAGATCAATAGCGGCATTTTGGTAATAACTTTTAGGTGTTATCTTCCATGGTGCATGATCAGGTACAGTGTGTACTTCTTTTACTCCATTAAACATCAACCTTCCATCTTGCCAGTAGAAACAGTTCGGAAAAAACTTTTCACCCTCATCAACGTTTACAAAGCCATCACATTGTTGACTCTCGGATTCATATGGTTTTGAATCTTTGAATTCCTGTGGATTGATACCCTCGGCCTCTGCTTTTATCTGTAGCATGATATCATTTGTTAAGAATATTGTATTCTCATCGCCTAAATTAAGTTCAAGTTCGGCATCACGAATTTCATCCAGTATTTTATTATCCGGTGTTTTCTTTTCTCTATTACCTATAAATTTGATATGATCTTTATACTCTTTTAATTGTTCAAATGCCTCATACACCATTGGTCTGAGTTTTGTATTCATTTTAAGACAGTCTAATTCCTCCAAAACCGTATATGGTATGAATATATTATTTGCTTCACCGCCATCGTTTCCGTTCATAATTGTCTTTATAGCGTCCTTACTTGAAATTATTACGTTGGTGTCTAATACGAAGTTTTTGATAGCCACTTATATCTCCTTGTTATGATTAGTAAAACAAAAATAATTCTCTATAATTAAAAATAATTCTTTTTTCTGGTTTACAAACTGTATTTTATATGTTATAATGTAAACATTGGAAAACGGAACTATATTATAATTAAGTAAATGATTAAATAGAATACATGTTATCAGTGAAAAAAATCATATAATAATTCCTACTAGAAAAAGTTAATAATAAACTACTTAATAGAATTCTTAAATACTAAATTTATAATAACTAATAAACTACTTAATAGAATTCTTAAATACTAAATTTATAATAACTAAGTATAAGACAGAAAATCTATTATAAACAATTCTATTATTAATCCAATCACCTCCTATTAAATAAACATTATACTAATTAAGTTAATTTCTTTACAGGAAAAAGTTCAGCTTCTTCATCCTTAGAAGTATTAATAAAACTTAATAAACTCTCTCTATCAGTAAATATTAAATTGTTCTGTGTTAAATTTTTTACATCACCGGTTTCATCAGGATTACCTGTAGCTGTTTTGATTGTTCTCTTTAAATCAAGTTCCTTTTCTTTTCTTTCCAAATCCCTTGATTTCTGGTCTAATACTTGTTGATTATATCCCATACCCGAAATGGAAGCCGCCGCCGCTGTTACAGCTGTGATTAATTGACCTGCAACCTCAAAAGTTCTGTTAGAAGATTTTCCTTTTGTCACATTTGTTTCTATAATATCAAGTAATCTATTTGCTCTTTCTATATTTTGGTGGATTATATCATCGGGGTCTGAATTATCTTTAAGGAGAATATCTAATTCCTTTCTCATGGATTCGATTTCTCTTTTTTGGAATTCTTCTTCTGTGAGTGCTTCTTTTGGTAGGGTATCAAATAGCTCATCTAAAGCTGATAGATTAAGTTCTGGATCGGTCTTGTCTTCTGCGTATTTATTATCATTTTCAGTCATAATTCTCCTTGAACATCTTATAATAACAGTATATCTAATATTTGTCTTACACTATTATTTATATTATTAATTTACTTTATACGAAGAATGTGGTATAATAATTATAAAATATCTATTATATAGGAGAAATGTGTTAATTTGTAAAAAAATATTTGAGAAAATATTAGATATTTGGTGTATTAAAACCAAGTGTCCATCTGGGGTTGTTGCCTATACTTGTAGGTTTTGTAATGGCAGTTATACGTGGATTTATGAGGATTTCAAGCACAAAGATGATTGTGTTGTTTCTATGATTAAAAAGTATCAAGGTTTACAAACCGATTAAATTATGATATTTTAAGTTTAACTATATTACATAGAGGAAAATTATGGAATTAACAGACCCAACAATTGTGGGTTTATTGGAAAAAATAAAAAGTATTTTGGTGTCTTGAAAAAAAGCTACAGAAAGCAAACGATACTCTTTCTGAACTTAGTGATATAAACGGTATGGTTTCCATAAATATTATTATATTTGCACAAAATGTGGTGTGAGAGAATTGTTAAAATAAAAAACAAGGAGATAGTAAAATGTCAAGAGCAAAAGTATATTCTGATGTCATAAAACACAGTATGAAAAAAACAACAATTGGTTGTGGCAGACTTTCCCGTAGACCAACAAGCAAAAATGCACCACATACCAGACATGCAAAGAAGTACAGAGGGCAAGGGAAATAATATACTAGTATGAAGAAATCAGATATTATTAATCATCTATCAAAAAGTGTGGGTATGTCTGTAAAGTCTGCCCGTGAGTGTTTTGATATAATCTTTGAATGTATAATTGATAATGTTCAAAAAGAAAATGTAACTATTATCGACTTTGGGAGATTTGAGGTCAAGACACGAAAAGGAAAAATGGCACGTAATCCACAAACTGGTGAAACGTTTTCTGTTCCTGATCGTGATACCATTATATTCAAAACGGCAACATCCCTAAAGAAAAAAATAAACAAAAACAAGAGAGGGGAAAAACTGATATGTGCGGGATAACACAGAGAAGAACAATGGATATGGTTGACAGATGTGATAAGGTTATAAATTCTTGTACCAACATTGATCAGTTAAAGTTGGCCAAACAATATGTTGAGCGATATGTCTATATCTATGATTGGGGAAAGAGAAGTAGAGAAGATGTTACCTATTATATAAATTATTTACACTGTCGCCTAACAATCAGAGAAAAGGAATTGCAGGTGACATCCCTAAAGAAAAAAATAAACAAAAACAAGAGAGGGGAATAAATGATAAACAAAGATGTATGGGAAGTTAAACATAATCCGACCAGCTTAGATGATATGGTTCTTAATGATGATGTCAGGACACAGTTAGAGAAGGTTTTGGCAGAACAACCAAATACCATACTCGTTGGGCCTCCTGGGGTTGGTAAAGGAACATTTGTTGATATCTACAAAAATTCCTCGCAGAATACCTTTTGCCGAATAAATGGATCAGATGAAACTGGTATAGATATTGTTCGTTCCAAAATCAAACCATTTGCAGAAGCGATGGGTTTTGATAGTGAACTCAAAGTTATGTATATCAACGAGGCTGATTATTTATCACAGTCGGCACAGGCCATGTTACGTGACCTCATGGAAAAGGTAATCGAAACAACTCGTTTTATCTTTGCATGTAACTACAGTGATAAAATAATGCCTGAGTTGAAATCAAGATGCCGAGTAATCGAAATCAATAACCCACCAGGGGATGTAATCTACAAGCACTGTGTAAAGATTTTAACAAGCGAGGGTATAAAATTCAACCCAAAATCAATTGCCCAAATCGTAAAGACATGCTATCCAGATATCCGTGACACAGTAGGTACTTTAAAAGAGAATGTGATCAACGGTGAACTGTCAGAAAAATTGATTAGGACAACATCAAATGATGTATTCGGTGATGTGGTCAAGGCCATAAAGTCGGGTGATCCAGATAATGTCCTGAGAATTCTTAGAAGTAATGTTATAAATTACACAGGATTATATACTTACATATATAAACTAATCACTGATAATAATGATGGGACTGTTTTTAAAAATGATTGGGTTGCTATCCTTGAATTAGGGGAAGCGAACATAAACGATAGCAGGGGAGTTATTAGAGAAATTAACTTCATGAATTTTGTGTTTAAATTAAAGTCCAAAAAGGCAATATAAAACTGATATGTGCGGGATAACACAGAGAAGAACAATGGATATGGTTGACAGATGTGATAAGGTTATAAATTCTTGTACCAACATTGATCAGTTAAAGTTGGCCAAACAATATGTTGAGCGATATGTCTATATCTATGATTGGGGAAAGAGAAGTAGAGAAGATGTTACCTATTATATAAATTATTTACACTGTCGCCTAACAATCAGAGAAAAGGAATTGCAGGTGACATCATTATGAGTGAAGATAAAGGTATAAAACAAGAAGATAAGGTAAACCCTTCGTTTGGGTTAGAACTTATAGACCCACAATCAACTCTGATGCAGAGGTTCCGTGAGATAGCTCCTGGAACTTTTAAGCACTGTCAGAATGTGGCCACTATTTGCGAGTCTATTGCAATAGATTTAAAACTTGATGTTATGGTTTTAAAAACAGCGGCCATGCTACATGATATCGGTAAAATGAACCACCCATCTTATTATATGGAAAACCAAACAGGTAAAAACCCACATGATGGGATAAAAGACCCATTTTTTTCATACCATATAATCACAGGGCATGTAGCTCAATCTGTGATGAAATTGATACAATTAAAAGATGTACCGATAAAGGTTATTGAAATTATATCTCAACATCATGGTGATACTGTTCTTTTACCATTCTATAATAAGGCAAACGAGATCAGTAAAGGTTCAGCTATTGAGGATCATTACCGGTACAAGTCGGTAAAACCACAAACAACAGAAGCGGCAATTTTAATGATAGCAGATTGTGTGGATGCATCAGCAAGATCACTTTTTATTGCGGGTAAACTTAAAAAAATATCAAATGTTGTTAACAACACAATCGAAAGACTGTCAGAAGATGAACAGCTTGATGAGATGAAAATAGGTATTATTCGCATTGTCAAGAATGTTCTCTGTAAAGAAATAGAGGCCATGTATCACGGTAGAAGTATTGAGGGATATCAAGATTCAGAAACACTAAATGACGATGATGGGGATAAAAAGGAATAAATGATCAAATCAAACCCAATGTTCGATTGCCTAAATGCAATCTATATGAAATCAAGGTTTTACAAATACTCAAAAAAGGATTGTAACGCCTATATGATTTGTATGTGGCTTGCCCATGACTCTTCACTTATTGATATTGTCATGGATATAACACCATATGTCTTTACACTACCAGATGAGATGATTTTTAAATATTTCTTTCATCGAGTCCCAAGAGGTAATAGATATATAAAATGGGTTAAAAAAGTAGGTAAACACAGTGCAAAAGAGGAAAAGGTCATTGCACAATTCATGGAAGATCATGAAGTAAGTAAACTAGAAGCCTTGAGGTTGATGAGAATATGAACTATACTCAACGATGTTATGGATAAACATTGTATTGGTTGGTATCCATCATTCGCTCAGTGTCAGCACACCTTTTTTAAACAATGCAGATGACATGCATGAAGAAAGTTATGATTATGCTGTTATAGAGAGAATAGGGTGTGGTCTTACACCACCATTGAAAGGATATATTCAGTATTGGTACAAGACCAGCAATATATAACCACCTAGTTTTCTGGTCTATGGGATGAGAGTAATAATTGCGGGTTCCAGAGATGTAATATATTACCCCCATTGTTCATTATGCTGTACTATACAGCGGGTTAAGCCGTGGTTCAAAACACGTGATACAGTTAGCCGATGAGTACAAGATAGATACATATGTGTTAAGAACCGATATTGAAAAAAAGTATCAGAATTAATAGATGTATAATTAGTTTACAAACCAGTTATAAAATGGTATAATAATTATATAAAATTAAAAACAGGAGATAATTTGTATGAAAATAAATGTGAAAAAATTCAAGACCTTTATTCAAAAGGCAACACTAAACAACAGTATCACCAACGTAAGGATTATGGTAGATGGTGATTCCATTAAATCTTCCATGATAGGACAGGGCTGTATCACCATTGTTGATCTCAAGAATGATATTATTGGTGGTATCCCATATGAAGTAGAGATGAATTTCAATGAACCGAAACAACATCTTGAAACATACCTCGACCTGATTGATGATGAAATGGCCGAGATAGATATCAAGGATCAGAAGATAATCTTGAAATCTGGCCGACAAAAATCAAATATATTCTATTGCTCTCAGCATATCACAACTTATTATAATGGCACTGAACCAAAAAGTATTGGGGAAACATTCCATACATTCAAGCTAGATAATTCTTTCCTCGAAGTATATGATAAGATCAGAAAGATCGCGGGTAAGTTCAACAAGGTATATTTTTCAGTTGAGAATAACGAGTTCCACATGGAAACTACTGATAAAACCAATAAGTTTTCCAACGGTATAAAGTTTGCTCTATCTGGTGTGGTATATAAGGATGTTAGTTTGTGTTTTGATTTCAAGAATATAAACGCCCTCATGACAATTGTTGCCGAGGAAGCCGATAAATTCACAGTATCTTTCAGGTGGGTTGAAGCACAGAAGGGTGGTATGTTATCTCTCGAAAAGGATGACGGTTCAGAAAAATATTACATAGTCACCCATAAAGAAGAATAAAAATGTTGACATCTTATTTGTATATGTTATAATACACCATAAGATAAACAATTTTATAGGTGAAAAGGGGGTTCATTATGAAATGTGATAAATGCAAGAAAGATGTTGGTTGGGAAAAATGATAACACCATACCCACAGTTTACACCTCGAAAAGATATTCCTGTTTATGAGAAGAGAATTAAAGTTGTACCTGTCACTGAAAGTAATAAGAGTATATCATACGGAAAGGGTCGGCACTTAGATACATATATATAACAAATTGAGAAATTATGATAAAACTTATAAAACCAACCCCACCAAGATATGATAAAGTTTTTTATGATGGGGTCAGGTGGTTAGATTGGATAGCATTACACGAGGATATGGATATTTGTGTTCATTTCCAAAATATAGATAGGGGTATTTGGTGTACTGGCAAAAATTGTCCTTGTGATCTATACCAACCAGAAGAAATTTAAAAAACAGGAGATAACGAGCATGGATGAAGAGTTGAAAGATGAAGTAATAGAAACACTTGTAGATGGTGAAATTGCCAACGGTTATATGGTTTGGGAAGACGAGGCCCCCATCATACAAACACCAGAAGATATAGCCCTTGAATATAGACAGGAACTCCTTAAAAGGTTCAAGAATATGACAATTACAACCCTTAAAGGACCAGTAAGACTTGCTGATGAATCTTATGAAGAATATAAACTGCGCCGTGAGATTGAAAAGATTTACACAAAAATGTATCTAAGAGGTAAATTCAGATGAGAAATTCAAGAAAGTTTGTACCGATGCCATCAAGTAGAATATATGTCCATCATGAGTCCGGTGAGTTTTTAACATATAGTGGCTGGATGCACCCGATACAAGCCCTTGTATGTGCTTATGAGAGAGACAGAGAGCTATCCCATAACGTTTGTGATGAGATTGGTGGTAGAACTCATGAAATCAAACAAATCCATGAGAAGTATGATATAAAAGAGACAGATGCCCATTATATACTTGGTGAGTTTACAGTCAGTAAGGATTATGAATTCGATTGTGGTGATGGGCCTGTCTCATAAAGAGAACATTTTATGATTAAAAATATATATTATGACAACCAAAATTCAATTGTTCATGTCTGGGAACAGATAAACGGGGAGAATTTCTATGACAATGTAGTGTGGGCTCCCTTTGTTTATTTGAAAACCAATAAGAGTGTTATCAAAACAATTGATGGTGCTCCTGTTGTAAGAAAGGAATTTGATTCTTATAGATCATATAATGATTTTCAGAATACCAATTCTTGTTACGAAAACAAGGTTCTCCCTGTAATTCAATTCTTTGCCGAGAGATATTACGAAATAGAAGATTCAGATATTCAACCACCGAAACTTGAAATTCACTATGAAGATATTGAAGTTTTTTCTACAGGTGAATTCCCAAATACCAACGAAACAGCTTGGCCAATCACATTAATATCAATAGCACATTCAAAAGGTGTGCAGGTATTTGGATGCAAAAAATATACACCATGTGGAGCGATAAACGTTGATGATGTTACATATGTAAAATGTAATGACGAAAAGGACTTACTCGAAAGGTATTTTACTTGGAAGAGAGAAAATCCATGTGACGTTATGACAGGCTGGAATTATTGCGCTGATATTAAAAACAATCCCATGGGGGGCTTTGATCTTCCATATATTATCAGAAGAACACAGAAATTGTTCGGAACAAATACCAAACTATATAAGAAATTATCACCTATCGGTCTGGTTAAAATGTGGAAAATGGATAATATCGATAATTGGAATATAGATATTGCAGGTGTTACCATTCTTGATTTTATGAGTATATATAAATGGTTTACACAGCACAACCTTGAAAATCACAAACTCGATTATGTTGCAAGGCTTGAGAAGGTTGGTGCGAAACTTGACTATAGTGATTACGACACATTGCGTAATTTATATAATGAAAATCATGACTTATACGTTGAGTATAATATAAACGATAGTAGAATTGTACAAGAACTTGAAAAGAAGCTGGCTTATATTTTTCTCATAGAAACACTTTGTCTTTTATGTAAAAACCCAATGAAAAACTATTGTAGTCAGACACAACTTGTTGAGGGTTTGTTGATAACCTACTACAGGAGAAATAACCTATGTGCCCCTGAATTTAATGGGGGGTCTCAAGAATACTTCCCGGCGGCATTTGTAAAGGAACCTAACAAGGGACTCCATGAATGGGTTATTGATTTGGATATTACCTCTAGTTACCCCACTGCAATAATAACTCTGAATATGAGCATTGAGACATACTTTGGAAGGGTTGTTGGGTTTACAAAGGAGCACCTACAGGAATTTAAAAGAGAGACAGGTGTTCATACAACAGGCGAGGATGGTCGGCCATTCTACAATATAGTTATACAATATGTACGTAAAAAACAATTTCCCCCATTTCATATTCTTAAAAATACTGGATTTGAATATTATGAAGGTGATAAACTTAGTAAATTCAACAAGGCATTAGAGCATGGTCTTCTAGCCATAGCACCATGTGGTTCTATTTTCATGAATAAACCAACAGGTGTTTATGCCGCTGTTGTTAAGAATATATTTTTGAAGAGAAAGGTTGAAAAGGGTAATAAGTTCACATATAAAGAAGAAGCAAAACAAGAAAAAGACCCCGAAAAAAAAGCAAATCTTGTGTTGTTGTCAATTCAAAAACATGCTTTACAGTATTCATTGAAATTGATAATAAACGCGAGTTTCGGTGTGACAGCCGTACCATATTCTCGTTATTTCAATGTGAATATTTCAGAGGCCATCACTTCATGTGGAAGGAATACCATTCTCGAAGGTGAGATGTTTGTGAACAGACTATTAAATAACCCTAACATAAGACCAGAATTGGTTGGTATTATAGAAGAGATAAAAGAAAAGTAATGGGATTGAAAAAATTAACATATAAGGCTGTGAAAGATCAAATTGAAAAAGAAGGGTATAAATTATTAAGTAAGGAATATAAAAATAATAATACAAAACTAAAAATTCGGTGCTCAAATGGACATGAATGGAGTGTAACATGGAATAATTTTCAACAGGGAAATAGATGTCTTGAATGTTCTGGTAAGAAGAAACTCACATATGAGTATGTAAAGGAACAGATCGAGAAAGAAGGGTATAAATTATTAAGTAAGGAATATTTTAATGCCCAAACAAAATTGAAAGTAAAGTGTTCTAAAGGACATAAATATAAAGTTAACTGGGGTCATTTTCAACAGGGAAATAGATGTCCTGAATGTTCCGGTAAGAAGAAACTCACACATGAATATGTAAAAGAATATATTGAAAAAGAAGGGTATAAATTATTAAGTAAAGAATATAAAAACGCATTTACTAAATTGAAAACCATATGTCCAAATGGACATAAATATAAGGTAAAATGGAATGATTTCCAACAAGGTTATAGATGCTCGGAATGTTCTGGAAACAAGAAACTTACACATGAATTTGTCAAAGAACAAATTGAAAAAGAAGGGTATAAACTTTTAAGTAAGACATATAAAAATAATAAAAATAAATTAAAAGTAAAATGTCCAAAGGATCATGAATATGAAGTAGTATATGATTGTTTTAATCATGGACAAAGATGCTCGGAATGTTCTGGAAACAAGAAACTTACACATGAATTTGTCAAAGAACAGATAGAGAAAGATGGATATAAATTACTGAGTAAAGAATACAAAAACTCAAATACAAAATTAAAAGTAAAATGCCCAAAAGGTCATGTGTATAAAGTGGTGTGGGATAGTTTTAAACAGGGTATTCGATGTCCAAAATGCTATGATGAATCAACATCATCAAAAGCTGAAATTGAAATTTTTGAATTTATCAAAAACATTTATGATGATATAATTATATCCAATGATAGGACTCAGATTGTCAATCCAGAAACAGGGTTCAATCTTGAACTGGATATATGGCTTCCAGAATTAAATAAAGCAATAGAATTCAACGGTGTTTATTGGCACTCATTACCAAAAAGAAAAATAAGAGACAAGATAAAAAAACAACAGTGTAAAGAAAATAATATTAATCTCTTAATAATAGATGAAAATTTGTGGAATTTTAACAAAGAAAAATGTCTTGAAAAAATTAAGGAATTTATACTATGAAAAGTATATCTAAAATAGCTATAAAATATGTTTCATTTGTTGTTTTAGTAGTTATAGCTATAATAAAAAAGATTAAAGATCGTAATAAACCGAAGAGAATAAAAATTCATCGATGCACAAAATGCCCCGCTCGGTTGACATGTAAGCACAGCCCGTTTTGTGAATTATAAAAAAAGGGAGATTAGTATGGTTAAAGTAATTTTAAAATTTATGTTAGATAATTTAGGACAAAAGACAGTTTTTGTGGTATTATTAATAGTAATAGGTGGTGCTGGGACATGGTGGTTCACCGAGAACGTTGTCACCTATGTCGCTCTTGCTTCTGAGATAACTGTTGTTCAGAAGGATAGTGAACGTGGAGACATGATACAGCAAAGGCAGGTATTAGAATTACGTAAAGAGGCGATAACTCGTCAACTAGAAGACAACGAAGACAAATTTGACGATACCGGTAAGCAAAAATACAAGCAACGTGTTGATCGGTATACAAAAAGTCTTGAAGGAATCGAACAGGAAATTAAAGAAGTTGATGAAAAAATTAAATAGAGGTTAGTGTTATGATACTGGAAACATTAAAAGAATTATGTGGTACATTTGTGTGGATGATAACCGATCCTAAATTTTAGATTAAGATGGTGTTTATTGTGGTGGTCAGTTTGGTATTCGGATTATTATGGACAGGAATGATAACGTTATTTAATTATATATCTAAGAAAATAAAGGGTTTAATATGGGGGTTATATTATGATAGATTTTTTACAGAACATGATTGAATTTCTAAAAATTATGGTTACCGACCCAGTATGGTATATTTGTATGGGTTACATTGTTATTCGGATTATTATGGGTTTCGCAAGTAATAGACAAAAAAAACAACCTACTGGGTTGTTCATTGATGGCCCTATGAGCGGTCGTATATGGGATGATGCCCCATACAAAACAACCCCGATAATGTATATTAAATCATATAAAAACGGTAAATGTGGGTTTAATTACAGAAGATTCTCATACGAATTCGAATCAAAGAGATATTTCATTTACACGACAGAGGAAGAGATAAATCCATTGGTTCATAGCGATATTTGTCAATTAATATATAGAAATATAGACATGTTGGTTCCAGTAAGATGAAAGAGAATGACTATATCTATTACATCGATACTGACTCGCTTTTTATAGGGGTTCGGGATTTCCTATATAATAGAGGTGTCACCCCCGAACAGTGGAATAAACACACTGATATGGAAAAGTGTGATCTTGTTTTGAGAATATCAAAGATCATAGAATCATATGTTGAAGATCGAGCGTACAACGAAACACAGAAGATATCATACAACTCAGCTGTTGAAGATTTCAAGATCGGATTTAAACAGGAAATCGTATGTAAATCTATTCTGTTTGTCAAGAAAAAGAAGTATGGTTATAATGTTGTAAATGAAGAGGGTTTTAATTGTGATAAGATAGAAGTCACCGGCCTCGAAATTATACGCTCAGAGACACCTACAGTGTTCAGGAACGCTCTTAAAAATATTCTGGGAATGATCCTTCGAGGGGCTAACGATACTGAAATAAGGGATATAATAGCAACATATAAAAGAGTAATGAAAAACGCCAAGATAGAGGATATCAGTTCAAATATTGGTGTCAAGAACCTTGAAAAATATCTCGGTACAGGTGAGAAAATAAAAAGAACACCTTGGCATGTAAAGGGTGTGTGGAATTACAGGTTCCTACTAAAACACCATGGAGTAGAAAATAAATACGAGGTAATTAACGAGGGTGATAAAGTAAAGGTTGTATATATAAAGAAAAATCCATACGACATAGACACCGTATCTTATCACCATTGGCCAAAGGAGTTTCAGGTAGAAGTTGATTTTGATAAACAATATGATAAATTTTTCTTGAGTAAAGTGAATATATTATTGGTGCCGATGAACAGAGAGTATATCCTAAACAACACTCATGAGACTATGAGTTTATTTTTTGGAGAATAAAATGACAATTATAAGATATATTAATGCCAAAACAAATCAGATTTTCTATGAAGAAATCAATGCATCCTTTGTGTCACCACCAAACACCATTGTTGTCATTGAAGAGATAACATACGTTGTGTATCAGATTATTAAAAATGTTGATGCCGGTGTTGTGAATATGTTCTGCTTCTCAGAGTTTGAATATCTTCTTATGAAGAAAGAATCAGACAAAACAGAATAGGGGGGGTTATTATCAAAGTTTATTATCACTCATCGGATTTCGATGGAAAATGTAGTGCGGCTATTGTAAAATACTTTTTTCCACTATGTGAATGTATCGGTATAAATTACGATATACCTCTTGATTTTAGTAAAATCAGACAAGGGGAAACTGTGTATATGGTGGATTTTACCATTGAATCCCTTGATGATATGTTAAAACTCAATGATATGTGTAATCTTCACTGGATAGATCATCATCGTACTGGTGTTGAGAGAATGGTAGATTATAATATCAAGGGGTTGAGAAGAATAGGAACCGCTGGATGTGAGTTGACATGGGAGTATATTACAGGCTCAACAGAAAAGATACCATATGCTGTTAAACTACTTGGAAGATATGATGTGTGGGCACATGAAGACCCAAATATTCTACCATTCCAGTATGGTATGAAGATAAGTGAGTGGCCACCGGAAGACCCTAATTGGGTTGAATTGTTTATCAATGAAACCCACGAACACGTTGCATCTATTGTTCATGGTGGTCTTAAAATTATGGCATATGAAAAAATACAAGCCAAGGAATATTGTAACTTCCACGCATTTAACACACGCTTTGCCGGTCACCCATGTATTGCTGTAAACAGGGGTCTTGTAAACTCAAAATTTGCAGATAGTAAATGGGATAAAGAAAAATATGATTTTATAATCTATTTTACATATATGAACTCGGGCTTCTGGAAATATTCTTTGTTCACTGACAAAGATGGTATCGATGTTGGTAGAATAGCAGAAAAATTTGGTGGTGGTGGTCACATACAGGCCGCTGGATTCCAATCAAAAGAGTTATTGATAACAGATATATAATGTATTTTATTATATAAATACAACGGAAACAAAATATGGAAAATGATAAATTTTTTCAAAAAGTAGACAGCGATATCAACGAGGATGTTATTCTCTGCGCTCTACAAAAAGAGTATGATGTATTTGGATTACTGGATTATAATGAATTTAATATCAAGGAACGGATAGAAAAGAACCCATTTCTAACTGAACAGTTCAGGTTATTGTTGATCAAAGAGAAATCAAACCTCATGAGATTACAAAATATAACCGATGAATATATCGGAACACTTTATGATAACCTTAAACACCATAATACCATCTCTCTGGGGAAAGTAGAAATTGAAAAATACTACTTACCAAAAGACCCTAAAGTGATCGAGTTAAAAAGATTACTCATTAAACAATCTATAAGGGTTGATTTTTTTGAGGCTGTGTTCGAGGCTTTTAAAACCCAGGGTTGGCTTATGAAGCAATGGCTGGTAAACAATAAGGATGCTACATAGGATTAAATGTCGGCTAACCCAACAATAATATTCAAATATCATGACCCATTAAACATAAGGATTGATACTGGTAACTACGACTACCTGAAAGGAGTGATGGAATTTCTTTCAGAATTTGTGGATAACTATTATTTCATGCCAAAATTCAAAAATGGTGCATGGAATGGGAAAGTAAGTAAATTCAGCAAACCTAAGAGAACATTCCCTTACGGTCTGTTATTAGACGTAATCAAATACACAATCAAAGATTGGCCCGATCTCATATACGAGGTTGAGGTTGATGTCAAGAAAACGTTCACAGGTATCGCCATTGATCCAAAATGGGACTTACTATACTACCCCTACAACTATCAGGAAGATTGCATTAGAACGGCTCTGAGGACTTCTAAGGGAATTATTCGATCAGCGACAGCTAGTGGAAAGTCGGTAATGATTGCATATATTACCAAAACCCTTCTTGAGAATAAGATAACCAACAATGTTATAATTATTGTCCCTAATCTTTCCCTTATAGAACAATTCAAATCTGATCTTATAGAGTATGGAATGGATGAAAAGTTGATAGGGAAGCTGAACGCAAAAACAAAACAGCTTGATAAACCAATTGTTATTTCAACATGGCAATCACTACAACGCAGAAAGAAAGAAATGCTTAGATTTCAATCTGTCATTGTTGATGAATGTTTAGATGGCAATACAGAGATTTTAACCAGTAAAGGTTTAGTAAAAATAAAAGATATTATGATCGGTGATATTGTAATATCCTATAATGAAAAAAATAAAAAATATGAAAATGATATTGTTAAAAATTTATATATTAACCTGACTATATCAACAGAAGAAGAAATGTATGAGTTAATATTTGATGATGGTACTGTATTGTGTGTTACCGGTAACCACAAGATACTTACAAAAAATAGAGGATGGGTAAGGGCAGATGAATTAGATGAAAATGATGATATAATTAGCAATAACCCTTGACATTTTACAAAAATAATGATATATTTAGCGATCATATATTTAATAACCTAAAGAAGACATATGAAACTTATAAAAAGAAAAATAATAAAAAAACCAAAAAAAGTATATAACCTACACATAGACAAAAATAACAATTATACGGCAAATGGTGTGGTTGTTTCGAATTGTCATGGTTGCAAAGCGGCTATTTTAGAGTCAGTCCTTGAACACGCCATCAATGCAAAATACAGATTTGGGTTTACCGGTACGATGCCACCATCTCGCCTCGATGAACTGACTGTTAAATCATTCATTGGGCCAGTAATTAAAGAATATGGCTCTAAATGGCTCCATGAGCACGGCTACATTGCGGGATGTGATGTTAATATGGTAACCATCAATTACAAACAAAAGATCAAGGGTGACTACAATACGATCAAGGATATATGCTTTAATAATCCATACCGTGTTGGTCTGATAAAACACATCCTCAATGAAACAAATTCCAGTGTTCTTATTTTGGTAGATAAAGTTGAAAAAGAAGGGGCTGTACTGAAAGAAATTCTACTTAAAAGTAGAGAATTAAAAGATAGAACCATAGAGTTTATCAGCGGTAAAGATGATGCAGAGATAAGAGAACAGTGGAGAAAGAAAACAAACGAGTCAAAGAATATCATCCTGATCGCCACATACGCAATCTTCCAAGTAGGTGTAAATATTAAGAGTCTCGATACCCTCATTATGGGAAGTCCTTCAAAAAGCAAGATCAGAGTCCTACAATCAATAGGCAGAACATTGAGGAAGGATGACGGTAAGGTGGGTTCAAAAATTTGGGATATTTGCGATCAGGTAAAATACTTAAAAGACCATGCTGATATTAGATTCAGACACTATAATTTCGAGGGTTTTAAAATATATGAGGTCAGCTTGTCAGAGGGTGACAACTATAATATCGAATTGAAAGAAGCTGATTAATCAGCTTTCTTCTTTAACTTTTTAACACCATCTTTGAATAGCTTAGTAATCGGACTATCTTTTCCTAAGAAAACATCAAATAGATTTTCCATCTCAGGAGTTCCATCATAAATATAATCTTCAACACCCCAATCAAGGTGTTGCTGAACTGTCATCGAAGAATCAAGAAACGGTATGATATCCCCTACCCTTTTAAGATTGGCTCTGTAAATCTCACCTTTCTGGATAGCCTCGGCAAGTTCGGTATAAAATCTATTGTTCTCAATATCATTCCAAGAATTCCAGTATTTCCTTTTCTTTGGGTACATTGTAACGTATTTCACAAGAATTTTATTGACATACACAACTATATTACCGTTTAGATATATCTCTACTATTGGGAAAAAACCCTGATCAGATGGTATTTCCTCCTCAATAGGTTCAAACTTTACCTGTGACCCCGGAAAATACACAAGGGAAAGTAACATAATCAGCTTTGACAGGGTAACGTCCCAGCTATATTTCTCAAGTATATCGATAAGCTCTACTTTCGATTTCTTGATAATATTTCTAACTCTTCCAGATATTTCCATTATTTACCTTTTATTAACTACGGCCTTGGACAGTTCTTTTTGGTCTTCAAATGTAATAATAGAAAGTCCACCGCTAAGACCAACGGTAAAGGATATATCTAAAAGATCAAGAATATCAGCTAGTTCTAAAGCTAAAGAGGCAGAGTTCTTCGGGTATTTTACTATGAATTTATTACCCCTTTTCATGGTCTGAATATGGCTGTTAACACTTGCCATCTCAAAACCACCTGTCTTTCCGGTGAGTAGAATAGTGAGAATGATATTTCTATCACTCGGACTTACCTTTGACTCTATTAAATATTTACTATAGTCCATAATAATCCCCCTTTTATTTCTTACCGTATTCTTTCCAATCATCATTTGCATCATGAACAACAGCACCCCATTTTTTAAATACAGGTAGTTTATCCAGAGCATCCTCTGCTTTCTTATCATCAAGACCAGTGAACATTACAACCTTTGGTTGGTTTGACCATCCAAATTGATTGTCATCCCATACCTTACTTGCACCGGCGGCCTTGAGTGCCTTCATAAACAACTCAACATCATATTTGTTGCTTGTATTATCAAAGATAGAACTCCATTTAACATATGATGTCTTTGGTGGTAACTTCACTTCATTTAAATAATCCCTTAATTTCATAACCCCCCCCCTTTTTTTGTTTAAAATTTACGTTCATCTATAAGCTGATAGAACGTACTTAAATTTATAAGAACACAAGGCCCACCCACCCATACCTCTCTTTCTTCATTGGGTAACACATCACCTGCTTTCTTTAATAAGAATTTGTTTTTCTTTGGATCAAGAATTTTATTGAGATGATCATACAATGTAAGATTAGGCTCACTTGTTGATCCAAGATGTTTCCAATCCTTGATAATTTCAGGAGCACCATAGTCTATAGCATCATAGTCTATAAGTTGAATATCATCCACCTGTATATTCAACCCTTTCTTTAAAGATGGCCAGCTTTCATCATTGACAAAAATTTTAAGGTATTTATTAAAATCATTTACAGAATCACGCCATGAGTTAATGCCAGCATACGGGAATGATACCCATATATCTGAACCATAACAAACACCCATCTTAACATTATCTTCCGGTAAAACAACATATGTTTTACCATAAGCAACTGTCTTTGCAGCCCTTGTCGTACATATAAGACTTCTGCTTCGCTTCGGCCATCCTTTCCATGATGGTAAGTTGTCCATCAGCAAAGTCATATGATTGGATGTGTTTCTGCTTACCCTCGGCTTACCTTTAGATGGATCAGTATAATCAAAAAGAAAATTAGTCTTTTTCCCACGATATATGACATCACCTTTCTTAGCGGCTGTAAGGGCTTTCCCGCAATTCAATAGAACATGATCAACAGCTCCTTGCTCGTCCATGTAGCGTGACCGACCTTCATTTAATAAATAGTTTTTAAATTTCAATGTCTATACCACCCTTCTACCAAGTTTTTTAACTGAGGCATTGTGTATTCGCTATCTGTAAGATATTTATCACCCTTCTCTGTCATTCTATCAACCAACATCGTTCCAATTGGGTTTTTAAGAGGCTCAGTAAACCACCCACTCATTTTTCTATATGCCCCCAACACCACACTATCTGTAAACTCTCCCTTATTGTTATCAATAACAATAAAGTTTCTAAAATGGTGTTTATAGTAATCCTTTAAAGGTTGGATATTATTATATATTTTAGTAATCTCATCTGGATTAACTTTCCTATCACGTAACTGTTGTCTTTCTATGGCAGTTTCGAGAGATGTATCAACCCATATAAACGCTGTATCATACCCTATTGACTCAACAATCCCTCTACGCCTAACAACAGCATTTGGGAGAGAAGATGTACCATCTACCCACAATGGTAGCATTGAATTAAGATAAAGAGATAATTGGTTCTTTGTAAGGGTTTTTATTTTATTACCATATTTATCCCACTCTTTATCACCATATGCTTTATAAAACTCAGCCCATGTGTCTGTGTTTATAACTTTCGGCTGTACAGACCCACCAGTTATTTTATTAATGACAAACGTCTTACCGGCCCCAGGTTGTCCAGCCATAAAACAGGCTTTCAAGATTCCTTTGTCATTAATACTTTCGTTTATGTATTGTTTAAATTTCATTAGCTTTTAACCTTGCGATCTCCACCATCCAACTTAGCTGTAGGTGTTCTAAATGTTACGAACATGGAACCACCAACTTTTCTTGGTGGTTCTGATCTCATAAAAACCTTTCCTTTTTTATTGACTGCTATTGATGTTACTCTATTATCTCTTTTTAAGATACGAACATCAAAAGTGTTCCCTAATTTATCAGAATAGAAATTTTTCTTGACGAATATTTTTTCAAGTGCTGGGATATCTTCACTCCTAACACCATCTACTATACTCTGTTGAACATTTTTATCTTTTGGTTTAAGAAAAACAGTATGAGGAATATCAATTTTATGTAATATTCTTTTGATTCTCTTAATTGTCAAATCTTCATTGTAATCATCAGGTATATTATCCCATGGAACAATCGTTGTCAGTTCTGTAGAACCAAACAACCATTTAGTACTGGACACCTTTATGTTAACTTCCTTATCTGATATGATTCTCTCCCAACCATCACCAACTGGCTTCATGTCCCATCCACGGGCATTAACACCATTAAGAACATACTTCAACCCCAACAGATCACATGCTCTCAGGAACGTCTTTTCAAACGCTTTTCCTGTAGCACCCCAATCATCAGAGTCTATGCTTTCTTCTGTAAGGTATTGTTTTAGTCTCACTTTACCGTCATCCTTTTACCCAAAAGTTTTTCTCTTGCCATTCTCTTTAATATATCTTTTTTCCAAATATCAAACTCTCTACCTTTAAGATCACCCCACACCCAACTAAAGCTACCATCTAAAGCAAGCATATCCATGAATGATAGATTATCCCATTTCTTACTGAAAACTCTTTTCAATTGTTTAATTGTATGAATTTGGGCATTAATCTCAATTTTTGATGCATTAACGTTATTTTTACCTTGTTTTTGTAAATATTTACCTGTTTCGAGAGACAGTTTAACCGTTTTTGAAAGAAAAAAATTGTGAAAAGTATCATCTAGCCAGTGTGATAATTCATGGTATATAGAGTCTTTCATCTTAACACCATTGAGTTCATTTTTAAACGCTATAATCTTCGATCTATCAGTAACCATAAGTGTTGCGTCTTTAATAGAACCGTAATTCCTCAAAATATTAAGAACATTGGTATTCGGACTTAGCTGAATATAATGATTTAAGGACATATAAAAGTTACCAGTGTCTGCGGTTGTGATGACAATTTTTATAGGGTTTAGTTTACTCGCATCCTGTGCTTCCTTTGATGGTAAATCAGATGACATGAAAGTTTTTGTTTCAAATTTTCCATCCCATTTATCCAGAAGAATAGCTATATAGAGTTTCTTGAAATATTTGTTAAAGATATAATCAACATCCTTATTAATATTAAAAGTCTTTTCTGTTAAGTATTGTTTTAATCTCATATTATTTCACCGAAGTTAATTTTTATAATTCTACAAACTTCATAATTTTATTCAAGTATTTTCTTTTGTTGATAACCCAAAATTCCTCATGGATTATCATAAGATCAATACCTAATTCTTCACGTTGCCGTTTCTTTATTTTTATCTCTTCTTTTTACATTGTCATTATATTCATGCCCCTCTGGACATTTTATTTTTAATTTAGTAAATACATTTTTATATTCCTTACCTAAAAGTTTATATCCTTCATTTTCAATTTGTTCTTTTACATATTCATGTATGTGACTATTTGGCATTTATAACTCACTAAAATCAATATTCAATATTTCATTATCATGACCATTATCATACAAATCCATTAGATCATCAAGAGAAATCTCTTCATAATCATGATCTGAATCCTTCAATTTCAATGAACAAATGTTTCCACCTGATCGATAATCACAATGTATCCATCCATCGGGGAAATACTCGCAAATACAGGTTCTAAATTCCAACTCATCATATATAAATAGAACAATATCCAGCATACTCACATTGGTGTCTATGGGCTCAAAATCCACAGCCTCACCCTTTATGTGATTAGATGTATCAGAACTTTTAATCTCTCTGTTCAATTCTAAGCATCTAAACCCACTTAAAATCCCTATTCTACCAAACTTTTCTCTTACAGGTTGTAAAATATTAACAGCAACCTTTTCAATTGACCTCCACTCTTCATCTGATGGTTCATTAACGATACCCAATCGAATTGCTGTATCTGACTTTACAAATTCTCTATACTTAAAATTTGGTGCTCCTGGGATTGCTGAATTTAAATCTCTCATAATTTCACCCTATTTATAATCCAACAGCAAGCAGAACAATAGAACCGATTGTAATGAGGTACATTGTTGCCTTGTTGATTCTGTTATCCATCTTGTGTCTGTATTCTTCTTGCCTGTATGCATTTTCACTCATCATCCACAGATTCCTATACTCTATGGCTTTCTGTCTTTCCAATGCAACATACTCTTTCAAACTGTTTATTGTGTCAATATGAATATTGACAAAACTTGCCTCTTCAATGGCAATCATCTTGTAAGTTTCCGCTAGCTTAACAAGAGCACCAATCTTGGCATATTCTGATGGTGCTAAGAGAACAAACTTTGCCTTGTCAATGGTTGTCGGTTTCATATTCTCATCAACATATATTGGAATCAGCTTTTCGGGTTTCGATATAGTTGTCATATCGAGAACATAAGGTGCTGTATTTTCTATGGTCAACTCAGGTGGCTGAAAAGGAACAAACTGTTTAGGCGCACATGCACCCATGAATAACATCATTACAATCATTATATTACATATTGATTTCATAAATCCCCCCAATCTGTGTCTATACTATCTTGAATAATCTCAATATTGGTTTCTTTGAGAACATCATCAATTTCCTTTGAGGCTTTACTAGCAATGTCCTTTATCTTTTGTTTCTTATTTTCTGAAAGTTTTTCATCTTTCTTAATTTTAACTTCGATCTTGGTTTGTTTCTGGGCGATACCTGCAATCTTTTCTTCACCGTCTTTTTGAATTTTCTTGTATAGATCAGTAAGCAGTTTTTTCCATCCACCACCGGTCATTAACGAGTTGACCAATAATAATCCACCACCAAAAACAGCCCCACCTAACAGACCCATGCCACACATATTTCCTACATCCATTTTACTACTCCCTTATGACTTAATTTTTTCAATCTCTTTTGGATCAACCAAAGCCTTGACCTTGCTGATTTTCATGATCTCTCTCATACCGACTATGATACTTAGAAGAGTTGTATTTAACGTTACAAACTCACCACTGGTCATCAAACTCATTAGGACTAATTTTGTAGACACAGCGAGTATCGTTACAAAATACCACCATTTCATACTTGTCAAGTTCTCAATAACCTTATTCAGAACAGCTTGCCAATATTTCTTATCCATTTTATTCTCCTTTTATAAAGTGATTCAATAGTATTTATATAAAAAGATTAAGATTTTCAAATAAAAACCCCCCATGTAGAAATTAATCCACATGGGGGGGTTCGGCAAAGATTATATGTTATTGAGTCTATGAACAGGTGTCCATACTGAGAGATTCAAAGATGATCTCTAATTCCAATTTTGGAATTTCATCCGTGTTGAGTAAATTTTCAATTTCTTCAGGGGGTCGATTTTCAATGAAAAAAAGTCGTTAATCCACCAAGCATAATAATCTCCTATTTGTGCATATTTTCAATTTTCTTCTTGTATTTCAAAAAGTCTCTCCAATAATCATCAACAGCCGTTGATGACATACGTCTTACCGGCCCTAGGTTGTCCAGTGTTTCTAGTATTTCTTTCATTAGAAGCAACATTCCAGACATCATTTCAGCACATTTTGGACAGATTTTCTTCTTCTCAACAGTTTTCATTTTTCATCTCTCCTTTTTTGGTTATAATATACCATATTTGGAACAACAACGTCATATACACCAACTCGAAATAACTACGTGGTGATCGTGTTTCATTATACCAATGATAGAATACACCAACCATTATATACATTCAAGATCCCTACCCACAAGGGGTGGGGTTTTAACCGAGAGGGACAGCATAAAAAATACCTACCGTATGAACAAATTCCAACATAATTTACCCCTTTATCGCTGATATTTTATAAGGCTTTAACTCAACCAAAATTTCAACCAGATCAGATTGACACTCCATAACATACTTAATGTCCTTGTATGCCGCCGTAGCCTCATCCAACCCCATGGTCTGATGTAACTCAAGACCCATATCCTTCATTTGCTGTTCACATGAATCTCGATCAAGTAATTTCTTAGCTTTTGTTCGAGACATTAAACGTCCAGCACCATGAGAACAGGACTCGAATGATTCCTTGTTACCCAAACCCTTTACAATATAAGAGCATGATCCCTGACTTCCTGGGATAATACCAATAGTGTCCTTGGTTGCTTTCGTAGCACCCTTACGGTGTAAAATTTGACCATAACCAATATCCTCGGCATAGTTGTGATGGATATTAACTGCATTATCGAAAGTCGCATACTCACATACATCGGTGAACGCTTTCTTTACGAAATTTGCCATAACATTACGGTTCTCTTGAGCGAACTCCATGGCAAAATTCATTGCTTGGAAATACTCTTGTCCAATATCGCTATTAAAATCAAAATATGCAAGTTGCCTATTACCATTTGAGACTATACCCTTCTCTACAGCTATACGCTGGTAATGTTCAGCAATCTTATAACCAAAGTTACGGGAACCTGAATGAATCATGAACCATATAAACCCATCAGAACCCTTCTGAATTTCTTGGAAGTGATTTCCACCCCCAAGCGTACCAAGAGATACACGGGAATTATCTAATTCTTGTTGGATTATATCAAAATCCGGTGTTCGGTCAAACCCCTCCCATTCAACAGACTCACTTCTCTTGTTGAACCCAACAGGAACATCACGTTTTACTTGTTGAACAATAGCACGTAAGGTCATAATATCAACATCCGTGATATTAGTTTTAACGGCCATCATACCACAACCAATGTCGGCCCCGACCATGTTAGGGCATATTGCATTATCCAACACAACAACCCCACCAATCGGCATCCCCACCCCCAAATGACAATCTGGCATCAATGCAACATGAGAAACTACTGGCATAGTGTCGGCAATAACGGTTGCCTGATCTATAGTCAAAGACTCAACATTATCGTTCCATATTTTAATAGGAACCTTAGTTTTATTTATTTGTATTTTTACTGGCATTTTCTTCTCCTCTACACCGCAAGATGCTTAAACACCTTCTTCATAATTTCCAAGTCGATCATAAATCCAATCATACTCACCACAAGTTGGACATGGGGCGTCACCCATGATCTTAATAGCATCATTAATATTATCGGCTGTAGTCCTTATATCAATCCACAGATAATGTTTGTTACAATTCCTACATTTATATACGAGATGTGTATTCATATTTCCTCTCCTTATACTTCGAAAAATAATTTTATATCATCAATATAACATAGTTTCTCAACTAAGTCAACTAAAATATCTCCGTGACATATCTTTGGCTTACACCAGCATCCTAGCCGTTTATCCTTGAGTTCATGTAAACTCGCCATTAACTCAGGAGAGTTAAGTATATATTCCATATACATTTCAATAACTTCTGAACGTGTACCATCCTTACCTATAGTAAAAGGGTTCCCCCATTTTGATGGTCGGCCAATTAAAACATCATAGGGTTCTTTTTACAATGAACTACTTTAACCATTCCCACCATCCATTTTGACCGTCACATCCTAATGTTGTCCAGTATGTGTCTGTTTCAACAACATACCCCTTTTTCCAAAAATGCCAATGTCCAAAGTACCATAGGTCTGGTCTTGTCCATTCAAGTATCTTAGATAGACACCCATTAGAAGGGTCAAGTGCTTTTATACTATTGTGCCTTAGCATCTCATGAAGATTCTCTTTTGCACAGGTATGACTGATAAGGATATCTATCTTTTCTTCCTCTACCCTATCAACCTCATACCATTTTATTGTCTCTTGAGGGAACCAATCATATCCTGGGGTTCTGTATTGCTTATCAATACTATATGCCCCACCCATCCATAATACCTTTCTACCGTCAGGAGTGTATGTTATCGTTCCTCTCGGACAATAATAAACGTTCTTTGCGACTTCAATAGGGGTTTTCAGAGCCATGGCATGGGGGTGTAAACATCTCAACGTAGTCAAGGCATCATGATTTTCGTGGTTTCCGTCAGCGAAATATATTTTTGTTTGTTTGGGTTTTATACCACTAATATTGAAATAACTTATCTCAGGCCAGTAACCGAAGTCACCACAGGCATAAATTATATCTGGACGTTTCTTGTTAATGAGTTCATTTAGTTTACAGAATTGACCATGAACATCACCAACGACCATTACATTTCTCATTTATTTCTCCTCATAGTTTACAAAGTATACAACTTATTGTATCATATTATACAAAGTATGTCAATTATCTCAACAATTATATGTTGCGTGGTTTACATTCTTACTTGTCAATAGTATAATGATAATAAAATAAAAAGAGGAAAAATATGAGTAAACAGAACATTCTCGATGTTAATGAGGAATATTTTCTACTGTGCTTGTTCAAGAGTCTATTCAACGATAAGTCTTATCTGGCAACAGTTACGTCAGCGTTTGAGTCCGGTTATTTTGACGATATTCACAACACCGAACTGTTTGAAAAGATCAAGATAAATTTTGAAAAATATAACACACTTCCAGATAGAGAAATAATATTAAACCAAATCAGTGCTGAAAACAGGGAAGCGGTTGAAGTTCTTTTCAGAGATATTGATTCCACCGAATTTGACATTGTTAAAAACTATGATTGGCTACTGGAAACATCCAATACCTATTTACAGGATAGAGCAATCAAGAGAGGTCTTGTTAAGGCTGTTGATGTCGTGTCCGAAGGTGGTAACATACAAGAGATTCGAAAGATAATCGAAGATTCCCTATGTAAAAATATGGTAATTGATCTTGGCCTGAATTATTGGGGGCAGTTAGGTGAGCGATTAAAAAGGATATTCACAGCCACCGATAGTAAAGTACCTACATATTATCCGCTACTTGATGAGTATCTTAATGGTGGGTTCCCCCCTTTTACATTATCAATGTTCGTGGCCCAAATTCATGGGTTCAAATCAAATATCATGGCAAACATTATTTCAAGACAAGTAGAACAGGGTCATAATATAGCCCTCGCTTCATTAGAGATGTCTCAAGATATGTTTGCACAAAGGTTTGACAGTATATATTCCAATTTGGATATCAATAGAATGTATATAAGAAAGTCATTAAAAGAAAGACTTTTAACAACCCTATTTGAGAAGAAAAAAAGCCCAACCCGTGGAGAATTATTCATTAAGAACTTCCCAACAGGTAATGCTTCTACGGCTGATTATAGGGTTTGGTTGCGGGAACTGAAAATGAGGGGCATAAAAATAGACGCATTTTATTTTGACTATATCAACCTTATGAAATCAGAATATGGTGATACAGGCCAGATGTATAATGATGTTAAGAAAATATCAGAACAGGCCAGAGCATTAGGACTTGAATTTGATTTTCCTGTAATATCAGTATCCCAGTTAAACCGTGGCGGTACTTTCTTATCTCTTATAGATGTTGATATGAACAGCATTGCGGAGTGTTTACACCCAAGTACATTGGTTAAAAAATGGGATGGTTCAAAGTATATCGACACACCAATCAATAATATTAAACAAAATGATATCATAAAAGGATCGAGAAACGGTGTTGTTGTTAAGAAAGTATTTAAAAAGCAAAGAAAGAAATTATATAAGATAATAACCAAATCTGGAAAAGAGATTATATGTAGTGCCGAACATAAATTTCCTACAGATAAAGGATTAAAAAATATAGAAAATGGGTTGATAAATGGTGATAAATTGAATATAATATAATTATAAAATCAATTGTCACAGGTAAGGATCATTAAATTCGTAGAGGATAATATATGAGTAATAAGAAAAATATACTAAGTGTTATTGAACAAGGGCTATTAAAAACAGAACAATCAGCATCACAGTTATCATATAACGATGAGATTGTTGAGATTATAGAACTTGAGGAGGATGAATGTATTGATATAGAAGTATCATCAGATCATTTGTTCTATGCTAACGGTATACTTACTAAAAATTCAATGGGAATACCTGCTACAGCAGATTTTATGATGATCATGGGTAAAGATGAGGATGCGATGGTATATAAGTCCGAGGTATATTATAAAATCGTAAAAAACAGATTGGGCGGTAGATGTGGAACAATAGATCATTTCTATTGGGATACAAAATCTCTAAAAATGTACGACAGTTCTGAAATAGATACTTGGATCGAGGAAGCAGTTATTTCAGGTGACGATAGAGAAGTTTTTGTAAAGGATGAATAATAATGAATGATATGCTTAATACTTTCTTCGACAGGGAAATCGACCTCTCAGTAAAAGATGTTGGTGAGATATCTCGACAAGACTGTGAGCCATTTATTATGAATATCCATTATGCAAAAAGATGGCCGAGTATATCATACTCATATGGATTATTTGTTGGTAATGAGTTATGTGGAATTGTAACATATGGATCACCACCAACAAATAATGTAAGATGTGGATTGGCTGGTGATAAATATAAAAACAATGTTCTTGAATTAAATAGGTTATGTCTATTATATAACAGGAAAAATGAGGCCAGCTTTTTGGTGGGTAGAAGTTTGAAAATGCTACCTAAAAAAAGGATAATAATTAGTTACTCTGATACATCTCAAGAACACATAGGGTATGTTTATCAAGCCACCAATTTTTTATATTGTGGACTGTCTGAAAAAAGAACTGATTGGGTTATTAAAGGTAAAGAACATTTACACTCCCAAACCATAGCAGATGAGTTCAGAGGTGTAGATAATAGAGTACAGGCAATTAAAGATAAATACGGTGATGACTTCTATTTAAAAGACAGACCCCTTAAACATAGATATGTTTATATAATTGGTGATAAGAAATTTAAAAAAGAGATCAGAAAAGAATTACGATATGATATAAAACCATATCCAAAATTAAATAGTTGACAAAAGATTTTAAGATGGTATAATTAGTAAATATAGGGGGGATCGGGAATCGTTTTAGATAAATATATAAAGAGAGGTATTTAACATGGGAACACTATGTACCATAGACGATTTTATTAATCCTGTCCCTCAGATTGCTAATTCTCTTCTGAACTATACCCTAGTTAAAAAGGATAAGGTTTTAGAGCAGAATAGAAAAATGATTCTTGTTTATTTCGGAGAGGTTTTGATGTATTTTTTGAAATCCGAATGTGTTGAGCAAGAAAACGGAGATTTCGAGGTTCCATTGAACTTATACTTTAAGGATGACGCTGAGTATGGAGATTACAGAGCGATTACACCATTAATAGTATATGCCGCTGGAAACGAAGATGAATATTAAATAGTAAGAGGTACAAAATGTCAAAGAACAAACCTGTTAGTAGTCAAATTAGTAATCAAGTTACAGAAACGAAAAAGCCATACCTTTCCGGTGCGGTTACCAAAACAAGGATATTTTTAAGGGGTATCAATCTAAAAAAGGTATACTCCATTGTCATGGTTATGACAACCTTTACAGTTGCAGTTTATATGATCGGCATGGTTATTGATGCGAGAAACGATACCAAATATCAAGAAATGGAAGCAAAGTATGTCACTCAGATCACATTGCTCCAACAAGAGCTAGAGTGGCGCACGACATCAAAATATAACCCAAAACTTGTTGATTGGGTTTATAAGAAAGCATCCAAAAACCCTTTAAAGCTATGTAAGGAGATGGTTGACTTCACTTATAAACACGCAGAATACCCAAAAACACTTATAGCTCTCATGGCAAGAGAATCAGCATTTGATCAGTTCGCCACTTCACCAGTAAATGCTAAAGGTTTGACGCAGGTAATGTGGAAATCATGGTCAAAAGAGTTGATAGCGGCCAATAAAGGTATTACAGAAGAACGTGACTTATATGATTGGCAGAAGAGTATCCTTGCCGGTGATTACATCTTGAAGACCCTGCATAAACAATATAAGGGAGATTGGAAAAAACTCTTAAAGCATTATGTTGGTGGTAAACACCCAACATACAAAGATGACATTTTTAGATACATAGGTGAGTTGACGGTAATAGAGGAATCGAACCCTACAGAGGAATTGATTGTTGATATATCATCAGATGAAGATCAGGTTGAAGCAGAAGAGACAGTGATTGAATCCACTACAGAAACCAAATAGATTATAATGTATAAAAAAGTAACATATGAATATATAAAAGAGCATATCGAATCATTTGGGTGTGCTCTTTTAAGTGAAGAATATAAAAATAACAGAAAAAAATTAAAAGTAAGGTGTCCAGAGGGTCATGAATACTATCCAACATATGATAATTTCCAACAAGGACATAGATGTTCTGAGTGTGCCGGTAAAAAGAAACTAACATATGAATTTGTAAAGGAGAAAATTGAAAAAGAAGGGTATAAACTTTTAAGTAAGACATATAAAAATAATAAAAATAAATTAAAAGTAAAATGTAGTAAAAAACACGAATACTATGTGACGTTTAATGATTTTAAAAACGGACATAGATGTGCTGAATGTGCTGGGCTAAAGAAATATACATATGGGTTCGTCAAAGAATATATTGACTCATTTGGATATGAATTATTAAGTAGCGGATATATAGGTGCAAATTCCAAATTAAAAGTAAGATGTCCAGAGGGCCATGAATATAAGGTAAATTTTGGCGGTTTTAAATATGGTATTAGGTGTCTTGAATGTTCAGGAAAGAAAAAATTAACATATGATTTTGTAAAAGGATATATTGAATCATTTGGGTATAAATTATTAAGCAAAATATATAAAAACTCACAATCTAAATTAAAAGTAAAGTGTCCAGAGGGGCATGAATATAAAGTAACATGGGGAGATTTTCAACAAGGATATAGATGTTTGATTTGCTTTGGAACTAAAAAACTTACTTATGAATTCGTAAAAGAACAAATTGAAAAAGAAGGATATGAATTACTAAGTAAAGAATATACCAATGCAAATACTAAATTAAAGTTGAGATGTTCAAAAGGACATGAATATAAAGTAGTATGGAGTAGTTTTCAAACAGGTTGTAGGTGTCCTGAGTGCTCTCCTAATAAAAAACTTACTTATGAATATGTAAAAGAACAAATTGAAAAAGAAGGATATTATCTTTTAAGTAACACATACAAAAACACGAATACCAAATTAAGAATAAGATGTAACAAAGGACATGAATATAAAGTACGATTTGGTGACTTTCAGCAGGGTATTCGATGTCCTATTTGCTGGGCTGAATCAACATCTTCCAAAGTAGAAATTGAAATTTTTGAATATACAAAAGAACTATATGATGGTGATGTAATTTCAAATGATAGGACTCAGATTGTCAATCCAGAAACAGGTTGTAATCTTGAACTGGATTTATGGATTCCAGAGTTGAATAAGGCAATTGAGTTTAATGGTGTTTATTGGCACTCTTTAAAAAATGTAAAGAAACGTGACTCTATTAAAAAACAACAATGTAAAGAAAAGGGTATTGATTTAATGGTAATTGATGAAGAAATTTGGATTGCTAATAAAGAACACTGTTTAAATAAAGTAAAAGAATTTATAATACATAACAGAAACTAAATAAATCTTTCATCTATTTGAATATAAATAGTTTCCATTATCTCGGCTATGTCTCTCTCAGGAGGGGTGTAGCCGAATCTTTTTGCAATAGATACAACGTTTGCGTATAGAGACAGCAAACCTGACCCAGACTCCATCACCACACTGTTTATAAACTTATCATTGCCTCTTAGTTCTTCTAAAACCTTGGTGATTGTTAATCCCATAGCCATATAGTTTTTTTCAATATCAAGTATACCCTCAGTACCAAAAGCAGACCTTAGAACATCAATGGGCCTGAACCCATATCTAATAATATCATCATCAGTTGTGTTTCTTATGGTGTCAAGATCGCTCGGAGAGAAATAGTCACGTATATCCACTTGGAGATCATATTCATCAGTGTCAGAACTTATCTTAATATCCATCAAATCCCCGTTAATATCTACAATAACCAGTAGAATTTTGTTTATAGCTTTCTGGATCATTGGCGGTGCTGTACCGGTTAAAATAGGGGAAGACCATATAACACCTATCCCATATACTTTAAGCATGGTTTTTACAGCCAATGCAGACAATATACCATTAACACTGTTATGGTAATACACATCAGCAATTCTGTAACCATTTGCTTTGAGATCGTAGAGGGTGGATTTATCATGAGCAATCACACCCTCATTTATATAAATATTTAATCTATCATTGAGATTCATATTAATCTTCTACTCCAGCTTCTTTTTCCATTTTTATTAAACGTGAATAATAATCTTTAATCTCAGCTAAATGGTCGAGCGAGATTCTTTTTGCCAGTACAGGGTCAGTTGTATGTTCCATTTCAACCTTCATCCCGATTTTCAATTCTTTCGGGTCGGCATCTTTCTCTTCAAATCCCTTTTCTTTTGCCCGACCAGCACCAAGAAAAGAACCCAATATAGCATAGATGATACCCTCAAATACATGAGTATTTATACCAAGTTTGTCTGACAATTCATGAATATCGGCATCTGGTGGTGAAGGATTTTCTTTGAAAAATTCCATTATTTTAGCCACGGCTTCCTTCTCACCGGTTGCTTCCATTAAATATCTGCTAATTCTTTCTTCTAGTTCCATTTCATAACCCCCTTCAATTTAAAATACAGTCCATTTACATTTTTGAGAATTCAAACTTCGGTGCCCCACCCATGGCACTTATATGAACCCGGTTGCTCACTGAAAGGTTTACCTATCTTCTCAGGGTCATAAACCCAATCACTTCACCGGCATGAACATTTACAAGACCTGTAATTTTAGAAACTCTATAAATTCTCTAATATCAAAATGTGTAGCACGTTGATAAATTGGTTGTATATCAACTACTATTATATGATTTTTTCTCTTTTTCTGTCAAGTATTGTTTAAGTCTCATCTTTAACCACTTCAATCCAGCTACTATTTGATAGTCGATCCAATACTTCATCGTAGAGGTGGTCAGGAAGCGTCATGAAGCCATTTACGAAGTTATGTGTTACTTGGATACCCCTATCATTATATATGCTCTGAATCTTCTTTAGGAGATCACCAGCCCTGTCATCAGATATGTTTATATGGATTTGTCTGTCTTCTTTCAATGATTGTTTACCATCAACATACTTCAAAAATGGTCTTGGGTTTCCGGTAAAGGCTATTGTACCCCAATAACTCACCTTGTCTTGGCTTGTTTTATGAGCAATAGTGGCATCTGGAATATCACGCTTTTTAATGTGCTTATGGAAACGTTCAACGTAATTAGGAACGGTATCATCAAGGTCATATTTTTTTGGGGTTCTACGCCATTTCTTTCTCAATGTGTCTGAATATCGATTAGGGTCTTCCATACCAGCAGAGTTATCGAATTCATCCCAATAGAATGGGTCATTATCAATAACCTGTCTTGTATACTCACCGGTTAAACTATTCTTGACTTTCTCTTTTTTAAATTTTAAACCCATTACGATGTTCCCAGGAGGGGTATCGTCATCACCAGCCTGACCACCACCACCAAGAATTGTAGCTTCTCCGAGGTGTTTTTTCATAGTCTTCTTATTTCTTTTCTTTATAAGATTATCTTCCCCGCTGGTAGCGGTTGTATTGGTTGCAACATCACCAGTGACGGTTGTTTCATCTATATAATCTCTAAATCTCGACATATCCCTTCCTTATCTTAATTCGTTTATTAGCTCTGGAAACAAAATATAATCACTTCTTAACAGATAAAATTCTTCACATTTAAACCATGTCTCATATCCAAAATTCTGTGCTTTCTTCCAACCACTATTTGTGTGGAAGTATTTACCAAAAGGTTTTCTCAATCTAGTTTTATAATCATCGTCAAATGTATCTGGATTTTTAAAGAAAATTTCAACACCCATTTCACCCCAACCTGTCCTACCATCATAAAGATTAATATCTCTTGACTCTACCCACGTATAATCTACTTTTCCAATAGGAAAAACATAATAGGCTGTCCCAAAGTAATTTAAACGCTCCCTATCACTTGATACAATTACAGACCCATCCCTTGTTGTATGATTATTCTTTTTAAGCCAAACGTTTAAACGTTTGGCGGTTGATGGAAACATGCCTTTGGTTTTACGGACTTCATTGGTTTTTTTCTTTACAAGGCCATGTCCTTGTAATTCTCTTATACCTTTCATAAAAGGCATACTACCACCAAGCATTTTAAGATATGATTTACAATCCTTCTTTAGAATCTCAATCATATCCGTAAAATCGGTTGCTACAACAATTGCTTTTGATTCTGATATATAATTTAACAGTCTCATAAATCCCTCTATTTAGTATGTACATTATTATTTATTAAATTAATTTTTTTATCGTGATTCTATAATTATTTATATAAATAATATTGACAGATTGTTGTTAAATCAAATTAATACTAAAAATAAATCAAAAGAGGGTCTGTAATGCCAAACTTAACAAGGATACTAGAAGAAATTGATGTTTTGAAAGAGGTGAAAGAACCTAAAGTGTTGTTCAGGCTAGTTAATGGTTATATAGGAACAGCAGAGAATCTTTGGGAGATCGACAATAAAAAGGCTGTAGAGGCTATAAAGAAAGCCGTTATACAGATTTCGATGTTACTGAAATGAGAGATTTAATAGATAGAATAGATTTTTTGTTAGAGTCTTTAGATAGGGTTTCCGAAAAAAAAGAATCGGACAATGAACAAGAGGAAATATTATCCGATGAGGAAATATTAAAATTAAAAGAGGGTGGTATTTTATAAATACTAAACAAACAACAAGGAGAAAAAACAAATGACCGACATTATTAAAAAAATTGACATGTACCTTTTGAGCGAACAATCATACAAAGAATTCTTCAATGTAAAATTGAAAAAATTCGGTGTTTCCGGTATTTCAGAACTTGACGATGCTAAAAAGAAAGAATTTTTCAACGAAGTAGATAAAGAATGGAAGGGGAAAAAGGAAGCCGACTGATGAGCCGACTCAAAAAGATGATTGACAACCAAGTTAATGAAGAGAAAGGTGATGATGTTAAGGCTCGTTTCTATTATAAATCTATTGTAAAGGATTTAAACGAACTTTTAAAAGTGTCAATGAGGGTACTTGGAGAAAATCACAAGACTTCAAAAGACTTGGAAAATGCATTGAGATTAATAATGAAGGGGGTCAATGATATCATGTCGGTGGTGGTAAAGGAGAAATAATGAGATTTGAAAAATATTTACTATCAGAAGCCAAGAATGTACCATCAGGTCTTTTACAATGGGTAAAGGATTATATTATGATGAGAAAACTTGGTAATGTAGCGGGAGCCAAAGCTGGTAAAACAGCTATTGATAAGGAAATTAAAAAATTAGGTCTTAAATCTGATGATGTTTACAAGCATCCAGAGGTTATGAATCTAGACCCGAAATAATATATGAGCTATATCAAACAACATTTTGATCCAAAAAGACATAGTATATTCATCCCAAAATTTCCCCAAAAGTATGGGGGTAGGGATAAGATTATTTGCCGATCAAGCTGGGAAACAATATTCTGTCAGTGGTGTGATAATAATCAAGCTATTGTAAAGTGGAGCAGTGAGTGTATAGCAATACCTTATAAACACCCATATAAAAAACAAAGAAATGGGTTGCCAAAGACAGCACACTACTACCCTGATTTTTTAGTTATCATAGAAAAGGCAGGTATTACCAGAAAATATTTGATAGAAGTTAAACCTTCAAAAGAAACAAAACCACCGAGAAATGGTGGAAATAAATCAGCAAAGACAAGGTTGTATGAACAAAAATCATGGGCTGTCAACAAGGCAAAATGGATAGCGGCTGAAAGATATTGTAACAAAATGGGATATATATTTAAAAAAGTAACAGAAAAGGAGCTAATAGCATGAGTGGTATTGTAAAGGACATAGAAAATATTTGAATGAAGTTGAGAAGTTATAAGAGATAAAATATGGCATTACAGCTTAAAGGTAAACATAGAAGTCATGGGATAACTTGGCAAAGTGGTCATCTGTATCAATTCAAATATACGAGTTGGATTCACGATCCAGAACCCACTTATATGCATTTTTATTCTGTTCTTGGTATTCACCCAAACACAGGGCATCAGCACAGGTACAACACTGGCATAAATTTCACATATATTCCTCGAACTATCCGTAGAGCATTTGCTAATATATGGTTAAAGGAATATGAGAAAAGTAAAGGGAATATGAACTTCACATGGGAGAGGGTACAGCAACAATTCCCATATCTCGAAGGTGCTGTTAGAAGATATATGCTGAAACCGGTTTATTATATCCAAAACGCAAGAGAGGTTTCCTTTGAGAACATGGAAGATGTTATTGTCTCTACATGGAATAAAGACTTTAGCAAGAAGCTGAGAACCGATCTTAAACAAAAATTTAGACGTGCAACGGGTAATGCCGAAAAAAATAATAAGAAAACTGGCCTTTGGGGGAGATTTTTTAAATAAATACTCTATAGGAGTATATTAATTAATGGACAAATATGTAGAAACAAATATGTCATTCTGGCAGAGATTGAAGTTCTTATTCACTAATCTCCTAAAAGAATCCCTTTGTCCGACAGTTGAAATTGAAAAAATAGTGATCAAGGATAAAATTGTCAAGGTTCAGGTAGAGAAAATCATACAGGTTCCTGTCAAAGAAACTATAATTGAGCGATATATAGAAAATACGAACTGTGATGTAAAAAAAGAGGAAGTAAAAAAAGAGATTGTTAAAAGGGAGGCAGAGGAGAGAATACCATTTTTCGAACTTGCTGACACAAATGTGAAGAGTAATATATGAAAATCCATAAACAGAAAGGTTGTAAAAGAAATGAATTAAGGTGTAAATAATGAATGATATAGATGACGTTTTATTCATGAACAAAACAATAAAAACAGAAGAGGAGAATGTTATGGCTGGTAAGAAAATTGTTAAGAAAGTTGATGTAGAAAAAGAATATGGGATTGGTCTGGATGTAGGTACAGGATTTATTTGCTCGGCAGGGTTTGATAAAAACAACAAAGTTGAAACAAAATCCCTAAGAGATGCATTTTATACCATCCCAACAGAGACATTTCAGAAACAGGTTTTTAATAAAAACCAAATGAAATATGTTGAAATTGGTGATAATGTCCACATTGTAGGTGAAGATGCTATAACGCTTGCCTGTATCCAGAACACGGTGGCAAGGCGACCTTTGTCAGTTGGTGTTATTAACCCGAAAGAAAGAAACGCCGCCCCGATCCTGAAAGAAATGTTCAGGTATTGTTTGGGTTCTTATAAGAAGAAAGAAGGTGAGACATTAGTATTCAGTGTTCCTGGACCTAAGATTGGTGATGTAGGGTTTAATATCGAATACCACTCTATGAGTATACAGTCTCTTGCAAAGTCGTTAGGACTCGAACCAGTACCCTTAAATGAAGCATATGCTGTAATCATCAGCGAACTTGAAAAGGCTGACAATGTAACTGGACTTGGTTTCTCATTTGGAGCCGGTCTTGTGAACGTTGCCTTTGTATATAAATCAATGTTAATGTTTGAATTTTCCATTGATAAATCAGGTGACTATATCGACAGAGAATCCTCACAGGCTTGTGGAGTCAATGAGAGCATGTTGAATCACCTGAAAGAAAACAAACTTGACCTTTCAAAAGATGAATACAAAGTGACACCAGAAGAACGTGCGCTTATGTTCACATATAGATTTGTTATTAAAAATGCGATAAAGGAAGTTGTAAGAGCCTTTACGGAAACAAGTAATGTTAATGTAATAGAGTCAATCCCCATCGTTATATCAGGTGGAACTTCAATGCCAAAAGGGTTCTTGGAGTTATTTGAAAATGAGTGGAAAGCGGCAAAGATACCTTTCGAGTATTCTTCAATTATACCGGCAAAGGACAAGCTGACCAGTGTTAGCCGTGGATGTCTCTTATGGGCTAACCACATTGAAAAGGGAAAGAAATAAGAAATGGACTTAAAAAATTCTGTCATTTTAGTTGTTGAAGAAGATTGGGAAAAGCTACAGGTTATATGCGATGAGCTAAAGAGGGTTGGCCTCGATAGATTACTATGCTCTCATTCCGGTAAAGAAGCAATGGAAGTCATTAATAATGGCCACATTCCAGATATGATTATTGTGGATACCGGAATTTCTGATATGAACGGCTTTAAAATGACAGAGATGATCAAAAATATTAACGATGATGTAATTGTTATAAATATAGTTGATTATCAGGAATCCATTATATCACCTCTAAATGCTTTAAAGCATGGGTGTGATGATCATGTCGGGAACAGGGTTATAGAAAACCCACAAGAACTCATTAAAAAAGTCACCTTTTGGTTGGAATATAATACCGAAAGGGCAAAACTCAGAGAAATGTACACAAGGAGTGTAATTAATGCCTGAAAGAAAATCACAAAAATTCGATCCGAGAATATGTGATCTTAGAAAACAAGCCTGTTATCAGAAAATAGAAGACATGGAAAAGAGGCTTGCTCAGGCGATTGAACAGTCAAATGTCGTTTCTAACTTGGCCAATAAAGGACACAGAGAGTCTTTACAGAGTGCCATGGGTGTCATTCAGAAAACATTCGACCAAGGTTCAGCACATTTCAAAGAACTCGAAAGACAAATCGATGAAATTAGGGAAACCCTCAAGGATGATTTTGATCAACATGGTGAACTAAGAAATGATATAAAACAACTATCTGAAAACTTTACAAACTTTCGTATATCATGGATGAAGGAAATCGAAAAAGTAAAAGAAAAACTCGAGACCGATATTAAAGAATCCAAAGATGGTTTCAAGAAGATCGATGACAAGGTTAATAAATGGAGAAATATAGGGATAGGTGTGGTGATATCAACAACCTCATTATTTGCTATTGTTAAGGTTGTTATATTGTTAATGGATAAAATTTAACTAAACTGTAAGGAGAAAAGTATGAAACTCGGTGATTTAAAAAATGTAGAAACAGTATTGAAGAAAGTGGTAAACACAGCATTGCCAATTAAGATAGCGTATTTACTATCGAAATGTCTTCCAAAAATGGATCAAGAACTGACAATTTTGGAAAAAATGAGAATAAAACTGGTAAATCAGTATGGTGTAAAGGGAGATGGTGACCAGATAACGGTAACAAAAGAAAAACTTCCAGCGTTCCTCAAGGAATACAATGGACTTTTAGATGTGGACGTTGATATTGAAATGCCCTCTATCTCTATTGATGTTCTTGAAAAGGCAAATGTGAAGCTGACACCAATAGAGGTAGAATCACTGGTAAAAATTGGCTTAATAGACGAAAAAATGATGTTGAACGGATAGTATTACATGTTAAGAGACACTATAAGCAACACAGGACAACCAACTAAGATAGATGCTTATGGTTTACTACAAGTATACGACTCTGTTCGTTCAAAATGGGTATCAATAAGCAGGGAAAGCAAGGAATTTGGTATAAACCACAAGACAATAGTTAACGATAGATGGATGGCTGTTGTCAGTGGATTATATAGTAACACAAACGGTTACCAGATAGTAAGAAATTGTATTGTAACATCGGTGTCGGTGAGGACAAAAGGTAGTTCAAATTGTGCTGTTGAAGTAAGGAAAAATGATGGCGTAACGGTGGTTACGAGTATCAATTTAGTTAACGAAGTATCGAAAACAGTGGATAATTTGAACATCAATTTAGATGTTAACGATTTTATACAGTCATATCTCATTGTTGATAGCGGGAGCGTTGGGTATCCAATAGTTTCTGTTGAATTGGCATATAGATAAAATACAATTTCTATAAGGAGAAATAAAATATGAGCACATGGCAAGTAATTATAAAAAATAACAGTGGTATCACTCAAATTGTAGAAGATTTGGGTATTAGCATTGCAACAGCGACACAGATAACATTCAGTGACCAGTTTACATATGATGAAATTGCTGGTTCCGATGATCTGAGAGCATTGGTTCTGGCGGGTACATTGGTTGTCAATGATAGTGTTGGTGATCTATCGGCGGCAAATGGAGTTAATTGGTTATCATTAGAGAATATTAAGGATGTTCGTGATAATCATTACACAAAAACAGAGATGCAATCCTCTGGACAGGCTCAATTGCATTGGGATAACATCACAAACGCACCGACATTTGGTGATACAGCATGGGTTGAACCGGTTGATTATATTGTTGATACGATTACAACCTCTGCATCTATTCCAGGAGCGGGTTCGGTAGTTAACGCATACTATGTAAACACATCAGATGATACATATTATAAATGGTCTGGTTCAGCATGGGTAAGTGCTGGTCCTGTTCTTGATGGTGATAGGGTTATCAATGAAGCAGATGCAGATGATCCAATTTATGAATACACATCAAGTGGTGATTCTTGGACAGACCTCGGAACACCAGAAGATAATACAGCGGTAATCGTAAATGATGATGGTGACGGTAAATCAGCACAGTATGTATATGATACAATCACATTATGGATAAAGATCGGTGATATAGATTTCACAGGTCATTTTAATGGTGGAGCAAGCAAGCATGACGCATCAGAAATTGATGTAGAAGGAACCTATACCTACGTTACTTCCGGTGGAAATGTAGAAAATGCCATATCTGATATTGACACTCAGTTAGGGACAAACGCAACGGCGGCATCCACAGCACAATCGGCTATTGATACCCATTTAAACGGTGGAGCAAACAAGCATGATGCCAGTGAAATTGATGTTGAAGGAACCTATACCTATATCACTTCTGGTGGAAATGTAGAAAATGCTCTTTCTGATATTGACACAGCCCTTGGTTCGGTTATTCATAACACACTTGATGGTGCTTATGATCAAGATGGCGCTGGACTCGGAAGAATAATCATAATTGATGCCGGTGCTGTTAAACTTGACGCATCAAGTGATTTTTATGCACCTCTTGAACTATCAACACAAAGTGCCTCTCCTACAGCTGGATTGGCTACTGGACAATTATCAAATATCGGTGGAATCCTCTGTATGTATGATTCTGTAAGAGCTAAATGGTTGAGCGTACAGAGATACTTCTTAACATTTGGTAGAAAAGGAAACACAAAAGATCAATATCTCAATTTTGCGGGTGGTACATTACCATCAAACAATAGTGGTTACAGATTGATGAGGAACGCTACTATTATAGGCATGACAGCACAATTGAACGCATCAGGTACTTGCACCTTTAACGTGAGAAAAGATGACGTACTGACCAATATAACGGCATTGTCAGTGTCAGCGGCAATTGGAAATCAAGTTACAACTACAAATATTGATGTGGCGGCTTCTTCATATTTACAAAGTTATTTGGGGGCGGCTTCAAGCGTTGCAGACCCAATGTTTATGGTGGAAATTGCTTGGAATTTAACATAATATGACAGTAATTGTTAAAAATAATGGTGGTTCACCAGTATGGGTAGATGACTTGGGGGTTAGTATACCAGCGACCTCTCAAGTCACCCTATCCGATTTATTTGAACTATCAGAAATACTTGATTCAAAATCTCTCGATACTCTTATTCTTAATAGTACATTAGTAGTTAATAATGGTACAAGTGATTTATCAGCAATAGATGGTGATAAATACCTACAGATAGAAAATGTTAAGGACTCTGATGCCGGGGATGTAATATCTGTTCTTAACGATTTAACAGATGTAAATGCACCAACCCCATCAGGTGGATATGTTCTAACATATAACAGTACATCTGGAAAGTGGGAAGCATCGGCTGGTGGTGTTGGTGATATGATCACCTCTATTTATGACCCCACATCGATTTCTGGGGATGCTTTTGATTTAACAAATCATTTTGGAACAATACCGATCAGTGCTGTATCTGGTCTTACAGATGAATTAACCACGATCACCAACAGTATAACCGCTGGCGATGAGTATGATAGAGAATGGGCAATAGCCATGGCCATTACATTAGGATAAAATATGAAATATTTATGTGACCATTATAAATTTGACCCACAAGATGGACATTTACATTTCTATCTTCATGATTTTGATGTTGAGTTGGCATCGGTTTTAATCGTAACCAATGTGACAAGAAACGAAATCATATACCTTCCACAGATAGATGGAAAGGGTGGTGTTATAGATGATGATATGTTGTCATTTGATTATGATGTTTCTGCCCATGATGAAAGAGACGAACTTCAAATATTTCTTGAAATTAGTGATGTTGATGTACTTGGAGATAAAAAGATACAAACAATATATGAGTCTCTTTCAAGAGATAGAACCCTATTACGATTAATGAAAGAACAATTGGTGGTATTAACAAAAATAGAAAAACACCTTGAAAGTATGGATGGTGAAGAGATAGACAGTGGAGATTTGGATTTAAAATTATAAGAGGGAATAAAATATGATTATAGAAGATGGAAGTAAAGGATATACGGCGAAGGTTAACCCCGATGGACATTTGGTTACAAGATCGATAATTCTTTCAGATGAACATTATGTGAGTTCGTATGGCGAAGGTGCATATCTTGTGGGAAACCCACAGATATCTCTTGACGGTACAAATCAATGTTGTTTAATGGTAAAAAACCTGAACAACAATTATATCTTACACGTTGAGGCTTTGTTCGCAACATGTCAAAGTTCTGATGGTGCATTTGTAAGTGTTACAAGAAACCCTGTATATGTATCTGGTGGCTCGGCAGCTATACCAGAAAATATGAACTTTGGGCTAAATAAAACACCAAATGTTGAAGCATGGTACGGTAATAATATGTTTTTATCAAATAATACACACGGAATTCTTGGTGGATATATAGCTAAAGGGTTTTCAGAGTTTCCATTTAATGGTGCATTGTTATTATATTCTAATGACAGTATCGCAATGTGTATAATGGGAACAAACGCTACATATGCAACACTTGGGATGAGATTCTACTTTGCACAGCACAATGAATAATAATAAATTAAAATAAGGACAATACAATGAATATTAAAGACAGTTTAACAGGAAACACAGCAAGGGTTTTCGATGGCGAATTAAATACTCGCGCCATAATTAAGTCTATCGGTTCGCATCAATCATTTCAAAAAGGATTTGTATTTGCATGTACAGGACAAGGCTCAGAACCCAACGCATCATCAAAGAATATCTTTGGTATTACAAATACCTCTGATAAATTTCTTCTTTTAGAAAGGTTTTCGTTTCAAGTGGTATACCCAACAACATCCTTACCGTCTGTTGATGAATATGTATCATTGTATCTTGGTGCGAATGGATGTTCTGGTGGTACAGCTGTCACCGCCGCAAATACAAACGCAACATCAAACTTTTCTGGAAATCATGAAATATTAACAGATGGTTTTACATGCGCGAATGATGGCAATATATTTTGTAAAACACACCCAATAAATGGAGTACTTTATGAAATGGACTTAGATGGTATGATGGTTCTCGGACAAAATGACGCAATGATAATGAAAATATCATCAGCGTCAGCAAACACAGACGGTAAAGTAATAGTTAGAGTGTGTTTCATATACCTAGACACGTTAAACGGATAAAAATATGTCAATATATACAAACATACAAGACCCACTATCAGACAGGACAGTAAAGGTCACAACAGACAATGCTCTATTGGTTGCGGTTGTTCCAGCACCACCACCAACCCCAGGCACTCCATCTGTTCAAACACTTTATTCAAGATATGTACGGGCTGGTGGTACATTAGCTGGCTCAAATAATATGAATGTTGATGGTTCTGTTACACCACAAAAATTCTGGATTCCAGCGTCATCAACTTATGATATATATATCACAGATATTCTTATATGGATGATTGATGACTCTGTAAAAATGAAGGACTTTGGTGATATCACCAATGGTATAACAAATGGTGTTGATTGTTATATAATTCAAAATGGTCAGACTAACTATGCTATGCAAAATGTCACCAATAATGTTGGCTTTATACAATACTCTGGTGGTTCTTTCGAAGTATTGGCCGCAGTTGTAGGTAATGATTACGGGTTTATTGTACCAATAGAATTTCCTATACCATTAAGATTGGGTGTAGGTACGCTTGATAGGTTTGAAGTGCTTATTAAAGATAATATAACATCATTAATAGAGTTTACAATATTTGCAAATGGATATAAACAAGGATAAAATATGGGATATTATGCAGATGATGGTCAGGTTGTTATCAAGGAATATAACGAAACAAATGGTCATTATAAAACAAAAGGATTTACATTTACAACAGGTGCTTCTGGTATAACTGAGTATATTATATCATTTCCATACCAAGTAGAACTGTTGGCAGGAACATGTGACTTTCAGTATGCAGAACTTGGAGATTACGTTGATTTTGATGTTGCTCCTGATACATTGATTGGAATTACAATGACAGAAGGTGTTTCTGGTAATGATGTACTGACTGTCAATGATACTGCGAGGGACAATACTGGAAATGGGTATTACCTTGAAATTGGTAATTACACATATCAGGTAGTTAGAACAGAGGAATTAGAGAATCCTGTCTATTTTCACCCACCATTCAAAGAAAATATTCCCGCATATACTCCAATTTTTCAGACAATAAGAATGGTAGAAAGTTTATACGCTGTTCATGGGAGAACGGTTGAAATAGGGGCCAATAAAATTGGGGCAAGTTTCATTCCGAGGGGGGTTCCCATTAAAATAAAATATTTCAGCGTATCAAATACTCCAAAACAAATATTCTTTACTTTGGATTTGTTGTATTAAACTGTAAAATTTCGGAGTAAGTTTTGATAAATACTATTATGAGTAAGAAATTAACATATGAATATGTTAAAGAACAAATTGAGAAAGAAGATTACCAGCTTTTAAGTGATTGTTATAAGAATAACCAAACTAAATTAAATATTAAATGCCCAGAGGGGCATGAATATAAAGTAACATGGAATAGAATTCAACGGTGTTTATTGGCACTGTTTAAAAATGTAAAGAGAAAGGTATTGGTTTAATGATAATTGATGAAGAAATTTATAATTTTAACAAAGAAAAATGTTTAGACAAAATTAGAGAATTTGCTAAGGATATTTCATGATATTAGGAAGAGTGGCCGTAGATACATTTGAAGACTTTTCTGTGGTGGATGTTACTAATATGTTAGTTCCAAGCCTCAGCGCCACAGATTTTACCTTTCAATTATTTGCCCCTGACAAAACAGAAGTAGGGTCAACAACAGTACCGGTAACCATAGAGGAGCTTGGTGGTGGTCATTATAGAGCTTCTTTTACACCTGATGTCACGGGTCTTTGGCTCTTGGTAATATATCATTCCGAATACTTTCCATGGGGAAAATCAGGAAATGTTCAAGTTTTTGCTAACGATTTCGACAGTATGACCACTATTATCAGCAGAGTTCTCGGACTTGTTCAAGAGAACTATTTTCTTGACTCTTGCACTTATAATGAATCTGGCTGTCTTTTGACCGGAAGGATGCGAACTTATAAAGATGGTATCAGTGTTGGGACAGATATAAATGTGTTAGCAACCTACCTCATCACAAGCACATATAATTCAGGCGGCAACCTAAATTCATACAAGGTCATCCAAATATGAGTTTAGCGATGGCAACGAGAGGGATGGTAGCTGGTAGATGTAATAGTGTCGGTGATCGTGGAAGCTCATCATTCGAGATAAAAACCGTGTTTAAGGACAGAATTGTTGAGAAGGAAGTCCCATGTAAATTACCAAAAGTAAAAATAATTTATTTTAAAGAAGAAACAAGCGATATAAATATTGTTGTCCTAAATCTGGACGATAAAAATTTATTAATATAAATATTAATAGACGTGTAAAATAGGAGAACTAATATAATGATAATTTTTAACCCAAAACTTAAAAAATCGTTGACAATGACGGTTGCCCATGAGGGTATAGAATCATCAAAACTAAACTTCACATTCAGAATCATCGTTGAAGGTGTTGAGTATGGTTTCCCATGTGAATTTGATGGAAGCAAAGTAAAAGTTGAAATACCACCTTTGTCAGAAGTTATAAAAGAGATAGATAATGGAGAGTATCTTGCTAAACTTGAAGTTAATGGCGATAATAAATTTTATTTGAAACCATTTAGCGAGAATGTAACCATTAAAAAAGAACCTAAGATGGAAGTTCTTATGGACAATCCTGAAAAAAATGAATCAAATGTGATTGAAGGTCTGAAAATTGCCATCAGTGAATTCATTGATGAAGACCTGACCACTATCGGGTTTGATGTTGCAAAGAAAACTGATACACCACCTGTTAGTGGTGACGAAGAGAAAAAAACAGAAAAGAAAAAGAGACCATCAAAGATTTCTAAGTTCTTATAATAAGGATAAAATATGAAAATTAAAGGAACAGATATATTACTCCAACAGGGTAATTATGTGATTTTCTATGATGCTGTTGGAAATCCTCACAGACTATTTTTTGATCAATCAACCTCAAGGTTTGTACTTGAAGGTGGTTTAGAGCTCACAGGCGAGTGGTATCTTAATATTGATAACATTCAAGACGTTACGATCACAACCCCAGCGAGTGGTAATATTTTATCATATGATGGTTCTAAGTGGATTAATACGGCTGGCGGTGGATATGGTGTTGATCATAATATTCTGAACAGTTTGAATGTTGGTGATTATAAGCATTTGACCGATGCTGAATATACTGATTTAACCGATGCTGGATACACAATTCTTCATAGACACACGGTAGAGTCTGTATCAAGCCCAACGAGTGCCGATGACAGTTATCAAATCGGTACGGTATGGGTAGACACGGTACTTGATCTATCATTCATCTGCGTTGATAATACGGCTTCTAATGCTATATGGTTAGATACAACAACCACAGGTGTTGAGGATATTGTCGGTGCAATGGTCGCCGGTAACAACGAAACCAATATTACAGTCACATATAACTCTGGGAAACTTGATTTTAGTGTTCCACCTGCAACAAGTGGTTCGCTCGGAGTTGCATCTTTTGACAGCGACTCATTCATTGTTAGTGCTGGTCATGTAAGTCTTAATCCAATTTCTCTTGACGAAGTTTCTCAAGATGCGGTTGGTGATCTCATTACCAATGGTTCACAGGTTAATATTACAGTAACATATGATGATATTACTCCTGCTATAGATTACACAGTAAACACAGCAACCTCTGGAACTCTCGGAGTTGCATCATTCGATGGTAATGATTTCTCAATTGTTGCTGGGCATATATCATTACAAGATGGTGTTTCTGATCACGGTAGTCTATCTGGACTTACCGATGATGACCATTCACAATATCTTCATTTAAATTTACCGAGATCAATCACAACAACACATATATTTTCCATCACCGGTGGTTATCCAATATTTCTTGTCCATAATGATGCCAATAGAGTAACGATTGATAATCTTGATACAGACACGATAAGGGGTCATGCAGTTGATTTTGACACAGAACCAACAGCAACAAATAGAGCATTAAATGATGTTTGGTTTGATATTTCACCCTCTGCTACCGATGTTGATTTAAACATATGGTCACTAGGAGCATCTGGTATTCCAGTATGGGTAAATATTCTTGACGCTCAACATATAAAAGTTTTAGATGGTGCTGGTTATTTTACAGGAACAAATGTTGAAACCGTTCTTGCTGATTTATATGGGATTATTCCAACCGATGAGGATATTCAAGATATCATTGGGGGCATGGTTTCTGGTAACATAGAAACAGGAATCGATGTTGTTTATGATGATCCATCAGGAAAATTAAATCTTACAGTCAATACAGCAACCAGTGGTGTAAAAGGTATTGCATCTTTTGACAGCGACTCATTCATTGTTAGTGCTGGTCATGTAAGTCTTAATCCAATTTCTCTTGACGAAGTTTCTCAAGATGCGGTTGGTGATCTCATTACCAATGGTTCACAGGTTAATATTACAGTAACATATGATGATATTACTCCTGCTATAGATTACACAGTAAACACAGCAACCTCTGGAACTCTCGGAGTTGCATCATTCGATAGTGAATTCTTTGCTGTTAGTGCTGGGCATGTAACGTTCACGGGAAGTACAAGTGCTACAGGTGAAACAGTAGCAATCGCCTCAGACATAACAGTGACAGTAGGAGCAGGTGGTGACTACAGCACTATCAACGACGCTCTTGCATATCTTTCCACACTACACCCCTTGTATGAA